TCTGAGCGACAATAAGCCCTTTACTAATATGTTCTTTAAAATAGGCGAATTTTAATTACATAATTTTTAAAAATAATTCTAAGTCACTCCCCCTCTCAGAGTGGCTTTTTTGTATGGTTTTTAATAACTAAATATATCCGTATTTAAGAAGCATTCATTTGAATCGCTTCTTTTTTGTTTGCCCATAAAGTAAGTAAAAGGAAGTGATTTGAATATAATGGCTGATAATATGAAGATATTGATAAGTGCTGCACTCGATTTAAGCCGCGCAGAAAAAGATATCAATAAGTCGATTGAACAACTGAGCAAGCATCCTTCTCTTCAAAAGTTGAAGTTGAATATAACTATTAATGATGATTTTATTAAGAACCTCTCCTCATTCTCGAAGAACCTTAATCTAATTACATCACAAATTAATCAGCAGAGTTCAGCTAACAATACTCTTAATAATGGATTAAACAGTACTACAAAAAGCATTAACGAACAAATTAAGGTAACAAATGAAGCTATTGCTGCTGAAAAAAAATGGCAGATTGAACGCGAGAAAACAAATAGTAAAGGAATTAAAACCACTACATATGGAAGCACAGAAACAAATGCAAAACAGGTAGTTACCACCCTTCCTGATGGCTCCATTAAGAATATAGATAATATACAGAATCAAATAAAAGATGCAAAAGAACTTCAGTCTTTAATTAACAAAATGGCTGAGGGTAGAATTGCCTCTGAATCAAGAGTTCGCGACTTTCAGCGACAATGGAATCAAAATCAATTAAATGAAATTACAAAAAACTCTAAAGCAGAATTGGCATTAGCTGAACAAATGGCTCAAGGAAGAATTGCTGCTGAATCTAAGACTAGAGATTTTGAGCGTCAATGGAATGAGAGTCAACAAAGAGCAATCCAAAATAACGCCGATCTTGAAAGAGCCGAGATAGCTCGTACTCAACAAACAAGAAAGGCATACGAAGATTGGTATTTAAAAGCCATTCGTGAAAGAGAAATTCAAGATGCTAAGACTTACACAAATTTAAACAGTAAATTATCTACAAGCAAAACAACCGCTGTTACTGGCGTTGAGAACACAAAAGCTCTAGATTTACTTAATCGTAAATATGATGAGGTTGCGCAAAGAATTGCAATGATTCAATCATCTGGTCGGCAACTTACGGATAGTGAATTGAATGGTATCAATCGTAGAATAAAGGCTTTAAATGATCTTGCCTCTAGACAAATGAAGGCTGAACAAGAACTGATAACGATTCAAGCCAAAGCTGAACAAAAAGTGACAAGTCTAAGTAGCGCTTATTCTAAAATTGACACCACAAAGCTAAATTTGTTGTTAACTCAATTGAAAAATCTAACTACTTCAACTGAGAATTACAAGGGTAAAGCCGCTCAATTAGTTGCCGAAATACGTCAAATTGGTGACGAAGCTAAAGCGACATCTGGACACACTCGCACATTTGGAGATAGTTTAAAATCTGCAATGTCAAATATCCTACTCTACTCTGGTGTGGGAAGTGTGTTCTTTGGAATAACTAGTGCGCTAAAAGAAATGACGCGAACAATTATCGATGTTGACAGTCAAATTACTCAATTAAAGCGAGTAATGGATGAGGATACAGATTTTGAACAAATGTTGTCTAACAGTATTGAACTGGCAAACTCCTTGGGACGTTCAATTTCTGAAGTCAACCAGAATATGATCGGCTTCGCCAGAATGGGTTTTGACGAATCACAAACAACTGCCTTGGCTAAAACAGCCACACTATTCCAAAACATCTCAGATCTAACTCCAGACGAGGCGGTAGACACTCTAACATCTGCAATGACCGTCTTTAATATTGAAGCTGGGAAAAGTATAGAAGTAGCAAATAAAATTAATGAAGTAGATAACAACTTCGCCGTCAGTTCACAGAACCTAGCCCTCGGAATTACAAAGGCAGGTGCCACTGCAAAGACTTTTGGTGTAACAATGGAAGAACTAATTGGGAATATCACCTCCATTAGCACTGCAACGCGTGAAAGTGGTTCGATCGTAGGTAACTCACTAAAAACTATTTACTCACGTTTAACCACTATGCCTAAGTCTGAATCACTCCTTAAGGCGGCCGGAGTCGAAATGAGAGATTTAAGCGGTGAGGTAAAAGATGCTTATCCACTCCTTAATGAATTGGCGGCAAACTGGAACAATCTCAGCCAGGAGGTTCAGCAGTCAACGGCCGTAGGACTGGCAGGTCGCCAGCAACTATCCCGTTTTTTGGCTATGATGCAAAATTGGCAGATATCTCTAAACGCAACAGAAACAGCATTGCACTCTCAGGGTTCGGCCGTTTCAGAAAACGAAAAGTATATGCAATCCTTGGAAGCTAGAATTCAAAAGATGAAGACAGCCTGGGACACTCTCTCCCTCTCTGTTGGTAACTCTCTCATTTCTGATTCAATCGTTGTCCTCACTTCCCTTATGTCTGGTTTGGGTAGCGCACTAACGAAAACAGTTGATACATTTGGCGCTCTTCCTGTAATTTTTGGGGTTATTGCTTCCGGTGTATATCTTCTCAATGCTTCGTTTAAAGCATTCATCATTAATCTATTTGGTATAACCACTTCTGCTTCTGCTGCATCTGGAGCGCTCAGTAGGATGGCTGTAGTTCTTGGTGCAGTTAAAATTGGCCTTAGAGCTTTGCTGGTCAGTAGTTTAGTTGGAGTTGCATTTGCTGGATTAGGGTTTATACTCGAAAAAGTCATTGGTCATTTCTCTAATGCTTCTGAAGTTATAGATGATACAGGGACCAGCTTAGATAAACTTAAAGATAAAACCGGGAGTTTAAAAGAACTACAAGAACTATCTAGTGAATACGTTAATCTAACCAGAAAAATGACTTTAAACACTGAAGAGAAGATAAGATTAGCAAGTGTAGAATCTGATCTAGCAACCAAACATAATATTACCATGAGTACGGTTAAAGATCAGACAATGGCGGTCAAAGAAAATACGTTTGCTATCGGAGACAGAATTAAAGCGCTCAAAGAAGAGGCGGCAATTGAACAACAAAAGGCATTAGATGAATATAAGGCCAACAAAACAGCAATTAATTCTGAGATTGAGAGACAACAGGCAAAAAAGAATTCTACACAAGCCGAAATTGATTCTTTATCTAAAATGCAAGAACAACTTGAGACTAGCATCGCAAACAAACAGACAATTAAAAATGATCAGGGACAGCTTGGTAAATTTGCTCCTTACCAACTTGAAGTCAACCCTTCTGATTATGATACTTCTGGGTTGGATATCATTTCAGAATCAATAGCACAGGCTATTCTTGATGCAAAAGACAAGTTTGATGCCGCTGGAACCGAGTTTGACAAAGCAGTAAGCAAACGTGAACAAGCGTTTAAGGCTCAATTTAGTGCTTATGCTGATACTGTTGAAGCTGGTGGCACAGAGGTCAAGGCATCCACAAGAGTCTTAGCTGATGGATTCGCCTCTATCATGGCAACCGCTAAAACTGATGATTTGGATATACTTGCAAAATATAAAAATGAAGTTTTCAGTATTTTCCAGAATACAAAAGTAGATAGTATGGATGATGCAGTAGCTTCACTTGAAAAATTTGCTGGATCTGCGAAATTAACAAAAGATCAATTCAACATTCTTCAGACTGCGATTAGCCAGTTAAATTTCCAAGGGGTTAACGATGGGGCTGATGGCGCAGCCGATTCTTTGGGTGGCACTGAAGACAAGATATTATCTTTATCTGAAGCAATGGTTATTCTGGACGATGCCATTGACGGCTCAACCTCTCAAATGGATGCCTTTAGTAAATCTGTTGCTAATGGTAAAAACGAAATTAATCTCATCAATACCGCGCAAGGAGAATTGGCTGATAAGGGATATTTATCTGTTGAGACTTTAGCCAAATTAACTGAAACTTTTGGTGACTTCACTAGCGTTGTTGGTTTAGGCAAAGACGCTATTGTAGCATATATGAGAAAAAAGGAACAAGAACGAGTTTCCTCAATTAATTCTGAAATTGATAAGACTAAGAATCTCATTAAAAATGCTACAGATAGAATTGCAACAATGGAAGCCGAAATGAGAGCTATTGATAAGCTCAGAAATGCTTATGGAGCTTTGGTCAACAGTGGAGAAATGACTGATCTTGAAGCTGAACGAAGATTGGGAACTATCGCCAAAGATAAAAGTGATTCAATTGGGTTGACTGCCGAAAAACAGACCTTGGCTGGCCTTCAGGCAAAACTTGGATTGTTGAATTATATTTCGGCTGATTACACTGCTACGGCGGCTGAAACTGGATCATCAAAAGATAAAGAAAAATCATCAAAAGACAAAACTAAGTCAGAAAAAGATAAAGACTTGGCGGAGTTTAAGGATGCTACCGAACAGCGTATTAATGCCATAAACGCCGAAGCAGATGCTCAATCTAAACTTAATGCTCTGTACAAGGAAAAGTCATCTGGATATGAGTCAGATAGAAATTATCCTGCCGCCATTGAACAAACAACCAATCTACTTAAAGGACAAAAGTTAGAGACCACAAAACTTCAACAAGCCAATACGAAACTAATTGCGGCCAGAGATGAAGTTCAAGCCAAATCAAAGCAATACAATATGATTTCATGGATAGATGCTAATGGAGAAGCCTCCACTTCATTTACTAACCTATATAACTCCATGAAATCTAAAACGGCACAAGAAGCGCTGCAAAAACAGTTTGATCAGTTTCAGATGTACACAAAAGCCATCAGAGAAAATAAGACAGCCATAACTGAAAACATTGCAGCGCAGAAGGAATCACAAAAAACATTAGATAGTCAGAGACTTGAGAATACAAATGTATGGCTTGATAAGATGAGTAAGTCATATGAGAAGATTCAAGATAAAGTCGATGATTCCAAAGATGTACAAAGTCTACTTAATGAAGAATCTGCTAACTATCGCAGTGAACTTAAGAAGCAGATTGACTTATACAAGGAAAAGTTGGCAGCTGTTGAAAAAGATACTGAATCCATTAAGGCTAGAATTAAGCAGAGTGAAAATGCGAAGACAGCGGACAAATTAACCACAGAGCAATTAGAAGCCCTAAACGCACAATTAAAGGCTAATAATGATACTTGGTATGATACATCCCTTGCAATCAGAGAGGCGACTAGGGCGGCAATCGACTTCTCCTCCAAAGCCCTCTCTTCCCTATTTGACACTCTCAAATCTTCAATTGGTCCTGACTCTCTTCTCGATCTATCTGAATTTTCTGATTCAATCGATTCCATAATAGCCACTCTAGATGAAGCAGATAAAAAGTATCTCACCAATGTTTCATTTGTAGATACCGCCTCTTCCACTCGTTCCGACTTATCTGATTATGCTTCCAAGGTAAAAGATATTGCAGCTCAAGTCAAATCTGCTCTCAATTACTATCAAGACATGGATAACGTCTCATTTAGTAATCTTTCTTCTCTCTCTGCTCAAATTAACTCTCAAGTTGCTCTCATCTCTTCTCTCAAAACTAAACTTGATGAGATCAACAACACGGTTCGTGACACTGAACTTCGTTACTCCAAGGAGGAAGCTGCACTATCTGAACTTATTAAAACTCGTGAGAAATATTACGATTCTCAAATCGAAGCACAACAGACTGTTCTTGATAACTTAGATGATCAGATTGAAAAAGAAGATCGTTTAAAAGAACTTCAGGATATCAATGACGAGTTGAATAAAGTTAAGAATGATAAGCGCTTTGAGTATGTTACAGAGTCTGGTGAACTAATCCTTACCTATGATAAAGCCAGAGTAGATGAGTTAGAGAAGCAGAAAGATGATCTTGTCAAGCAGTATGAACGTGAAGATGTAAAATCTGCTATCCAAGATGAAATTGATCGTCTGCAAAAAGCTAAAGATTCTGAAGTTGAAATTCTAAATGAGAATCTGGAGAAGACCAAAGTAATCCATCAAGCTGATCTAGAAGCGCTGAAATTGTATCAGTCTTCTCTCTCCTCTCTCTATGATCAAACTGTTACAGATACTCAGAATAAACTTGATCAGTTCCAAGCAGCAATTCAACAAGGTTTAGAGGATGGTACGATTACTGCTGCTCAAGCTACTTCTCTTCTCGAAGGTGTGGTAAATAACTGGCAAAACTTATCTTTGAGTAATTGGGATACTTATATTAATCAAGTCATCTCTAAACTTGAGAAGTTAAAGCAACTATATGCAGAAATGGCTAATGCTGCGAATGCCGCAATGTCACAATCCTCCTCTTCATCTTCGTCTTCTTCCAATGTAGATCCAAATAGTCCTAACTATTATGTTCTATCCCCAGAAGAAATTGCCAAAATGCAAGCAGAACAAGATAAAGTTATCTCAACTCCAGTCATGGAGCAAATGCAGGAAGCAGTTAAGGGTAAGCATTGGGATGGTCATCAATGGGTTTATCACACAGGAGGCACAGCAGGGAAAGAACCTCTTAAATCGAATGAGGTTCCAGCGATTCTTGAAGATGGGGAACTCGTGTTGACAAAGAATCATCAAGATATTCTCAAAAATATGTTCTCTCGTTCTAGAGATATTGTTGGCTCTGTTATGAGCAATCTTTCTGGAGCAATGTCTGGTATATCATTTAATAAGTCCACTACTGCTGTTGCTGGTGGACCTAGTTATACATTTACTGGTCCAATTACAGTCAAGGCAGACAATCCAACCGAATTCTTTACTGGGTTGGAGCATCTTATCACAAGTCAAAGAAGATAATTAAAACCTATTAAGACGACATTAATCTCATAATGTGATGTCGTCTTAATTATGGAGGTGATTCAAATCATACAAAAACCATATAGTCTTTCCCTCAAAGGCTTAACTATTGATGCGGCTGAAGTAAACGTAGTTACATGGAAAATATCGGGAGATGTCCAGTACTCATATGCTCTAACGATAAAAAATAATACAACTGATGCTACTGTTTACACCGTCTCGAAAACATCATCATATTCATCATCGCATTCTATTCCTGCAAGCACTTTATCAAATAATAACCAATATAAGATATCGATTCAAGTATGGAGTAGCGGAGATAGTTCTACTGCAACATCTGACTATGAAGTGTTTGTGGCATCGGCTAGACCTGTTATCGCATTGAGTAGCACCCCGACTGTAGCCAGTTCCTCATATACATTTTCAGCAACATATTTTCAAGCTCAATCTATAGCTATTAAATCTTGGATTGCCTATTTGTATAACGATGGCTCCGCTCTCATTTCCCAATCCGGGATACAATCAACTCCCCCATTGAGTTACACTGTGGACAATCTATCTAGTGGTTCATCGTACTTCATTGAGTTTCAGGCCACAAGCAACAATAGTCTAACAGGCACTTCAGGCAAAATTCCATTTAGTACGTTCTACTCTACTCCTAACCTCAATGTCAACCTAACCATTGAAAGTGTTGATCCGGCAGGAATGCAACTATCTTGGGACGTTACTCAAATTATTGGTGAATCCAACAATCCTATTTATATATCTGGAGAAGAACTTGATACAAGGACAAATGACAAGGCGTGGTTTGATACTGGGTACTCTGTAGAAAGCGATTTTACATTAAAGTCCTGGTTTAGAGGTCTTACTAACAATCATATATCTGACGATGGGCAGATTATTAGATCTGCATCTACTCCAACAAATATTAATGCTTTATGGTTACCAGATACCCTACAAACAACTCCCATCAACATACAAATGTCTGTACGGAATATCGCCCCAACAAACAATAAAAATCTTTGGATTCAAGATTCTACTCAAACAACCGAAAAACTTCTCAGCTTATACATTGGCGACACAGAACCCAACTCATCTTTTGTTTGGATTAACCAAGAATCATTCATTTCAAATTCTAAAATTCTAAATCTGGTCGGTGATGATGGTCGACTAGCTCTTGAATACTATAGCGGAAAGTTTTATTTATCATCATATGACCTATCAAATGTTAAAACACCAATAACATCGGTATCTGCCACTGGCAATAGTTTTTATGTTTATATTCAACAAATAGGAGATACATATACTCTTGGGGTAACAGTCGCATCATAAGGAGGTGATTTTTTGAGTATAACAAATATTAACAATGTTGAAATATCCAATTGTATTATAGATGAATTACATGTTAGGTCTGCTGTCGATGGAACAGTCAACCTGACATCTAGTAAAGATGATTGGCAAATAGATACCTATTTTCTTGCTAAGTTTCAAGGTAATTTGGAGGCCGGGAATATTTCCAATGAAGGCTATAAAATTGCTAAGTTTGTGATTAAGCGCAGAAAAGTAAATGAATTGAATTCGCTAACCATTGGTAATGTTGATTATATTGAAGGAGAAACATTTACATTCACAGATTACACTCAAGCTAATGATACATACATCTACGGAGTTTATCCTGTAGGAGAAAATGGTATTGAAGGTTCTCCAAATGAGATCGTAGGCATTTCTGATTTCACTGGATATTTCATTGTTGATAAAGATACCAATCAAGTATTGTCATTTGATAAAACAATGGACAGTGGCCCTATGGTTGATATGCAACTTAACCAAGGTAGATATTCCATTGAGACTTTTAGTAAATATCCATCTGTATATTATAACGAAACGCTTTATCACACCTTTACATTAAGTGCGGTTATGGTTCCAGATGATTTAACTAAATCAGGGGATACATATTTGAATATTTTGAACAAGTTCATCATTGAACACAAACCTATGATTGTTAAATCGGGTAACGGTGAAGTATATGTTTGTGATTTAAGCAATCTCAGAAAATCATCCCCTCTAAATACATGGAATGGGTATGATTATTTAGAGATTTCAATTGACTGTCAGGAAATTGATGATTATGACACGTTTATTGAGAGTTGAGGTGAGAATGTGGCGATAATGTGCAGTGATGATTTTTTAAAAGCAATGAAGGCATCAGTTAAATTCGTATTCATAAAAATAGAAATCTATGACAGCCAGATGAACTTTATTAAAGAGTTAACGAAAGACGTAACAAGAGAAGATATTGGATCGATATCTGTTGATGCAAGCCGTCCTATTCGTAGAAGCTTTTCATTTTCTTTGAAGAATTTAAACAATGAATATGATTGGTCTGACTCCTCTCTTTTCTGGCTAGATAAAAGAATTAAGTTATTTATCGGTTTGAAGTTACCAAATGGAACAATTGAATACATCCCCCAAGGCGTTTTTATCCTTACAGAACCATCAGACAGCCATACCCTTGATGGAAAAATTGCAACTATTCAAGGCCAGGATAAGGCTTATATGTTGACTGATCGTAGAGGGAAGTTTATCAATACTACTACAATTGAAACTGGAGCGAATATTGCTCAAGCCATTAAAACAATTGCTGGTGGCGCTGGAGAAACGCTATTTAACTTTGACACAGTTACAGAAACAGTACCTTATCAGTTAGTGTATGAGGCTGGAACTAGCCGATGGGAAGCTATATCTGAACTAGCCATACTTGCAAAGTGTACAATTTATTATGATGTATATGGATATCTGCGTTTAAGAAATATTGATCTAAATGAATTCAGTACATTTCCTACTGTGTGGAGTTTTAATTACGATCAAAAAGACAGATTCTATGCAGGGAATACTAGAAAGTTAGAAGATACAATCTGCAATAGAATTATCGTTCTTGGTGGCTCCGGGCAAACAGCAACTCAAAGATATGAACTTGTAATAACAGATTCAGATTCTCGTTGGACTGGAAGTCCATATACAATAGAAAAAATAGGTGACATCTTATATTACCACAATGATGGAAATCCAGATCCTCTACTTGGCGGAACCGACAATGGGCCTGTGTTTTGGAGAGCTAAATATGAAATGATGAAGAGGCTATCATTCACTGAACGTTTATCGCTGTCTAGTGCTCCACTCTATATATTAGATGCTAATGATATTGTGGGCGTTGAAGATTCCAGTAATTCAGTAACCGGAAAATACCTAATAGAATCCTTCTCTCTCCCCATTACCCCTCAATTAATGGATTTTGACTGCATTAAATATAATAAAGTTTTGAATGATTGGGACTTTGTTTAAAGGCTGTGAAAAAATGAGTGACAAAGAAATACTTCTAGAACTAATAAAATCTGTTGTAAATATGGAATTAAATAATAGAAATCTTATCGGTGGAGATTACCATGTAGGAACTGTCGAGTCAGTTATCTCAAGATATGCAGTAAAGGTATATTTAAATGGTATAACAGATACCTCATATAGTGTTCCTTGCAATCCAAATATTATATTTGTTGCCGGAGATGAGGTTTGGGTACATTACGTAAATGGTGATCCCAATAATAAATTCATTCCATATAAAAGAGCAACAGGAACTGAAGCTTATGACTCAGGAGGTGGAGATTATGAAACATACACTCATAATCAAATATCTCCATCGGCAACGTGGAATATAGTCCATAATTTAAGCAGATATCCAAACGTCAGTATTGTTGATAGTGGAGGAAATTTGCTAACGGGCGATGTGCAATATACATCACCAGATACAATCAAATTATCATTCACTGCTGCATTTTCAGGAAAAGCATATGTAGGACAATAGTAAATATATATCGTTGAACTCCTCAATGATATTGAAAGGAGTTTTTTATCTGAAACATGTTTCTAATTTAGACATGGCCCAAAATGAAATACAAAATGCCAGACTTCAGAATCTAGCAACTGCTCCATCAAGCCCTGTCAGTGGTCAGGCTTATTTTAATACTACTGTTAATAAAGCATTTATGTGGAACGGAACCGTATGGGTTGAATTAACCAGTGTTGGAACGATCACATCTATTGTTGGTACTGCCCCTATTGGAGCCTCATTAAGTGGATCAACAGTAACAGTAAACATCTCTCCAGCCTCTGGTTTTGCCGCAGGATCGATGAGTTCAGCTGATTTTACAAAGTTGGCTGGAGTAGCTACGGGAGCCAATAACTATGTGCATCCAAATCATACTGGAGATGTTACTTCAACGGGCGACGGAGTTACTGCAATTACTGCTGGAGTTATCGTAGATGCAGACGTAAATAGTGCAGCAGCAATTGGATGGACTAAAATATCGAAAACAGGTTCATCACTTGCTGATTTAGCAACAAGGTCTGCTGGAGATTTATCAAGCGGAACACTACTTGCTGCACGACTTCCTGCCCTTACTGGTGATGTTACCATGACAGCAGGGACAAATACGGTTGCAATTACTGCTGGCGCAATTATTGATGCAGATGTAAATACTTCTGCGAACATTGATATTACTAAGCTTGGTACAGGAATAGTAACAACAACTGAATTTAATTATCTGGACGGAGTCACAAGCGCAATCCAAACTCAGTTAAATGCTAAAGCTCCTATAAACAATCCGGCATTTACTGGAACTGTTACTCTAGCAGCCGACCCAACTTTGGCTCTACACGCAGCAACAAAACAATATGTCGATGCTTACAAGCAAGGCTTAGACTTTAAAGAATCTGTTAGAGTTGCGACTACTGTAAATATTACCTTAAGTGGCACACAAACCATTGATGGAGTTACTTTAGTTGCTGGAGACCGTGTATTGGTTAAGGATCAGACTACGGGTTCTCAAAACGGTATTTATGTTGTTGCCTCTGGTTCATGGACTCGTGCAACAGACGCAGATACTTCTGCAAAAGTTACATCTGGCTTGTTTACTTTTGTTGAATCTGGAACGGTCAACGACAACAATGGTTTTGTTCTAACCACAAATAATCCAATAACCCTTGGGACAACAGCATTAGTATTTACCCAATTTAGTGGTGCGGGTCAAATTATAACGGGTGCAGGATTAACTAAAAGCGGAAATACAATTTCTGTTATTCCTGCAACCACTACAACATTAGGTGGAATAATTGCAGGAACAAATTTATCCATTGACGGTAGTGGTGTTTTATCTGCGGACAATAATGCTGTTGATACTAACTATGTTATTAAGTATGAAGCATTTGTTGCTACAGAAAGTCAGACGGTATTTACATTAACAACTGGTACATACGTTCCCAATAAACATCGTGTCGATGTCAGACTGGCTAATTTATGGCAGGATGAAGATGCATATACCGAAACCTCTTCTACTGTTGTAACCTTAAATGCTGGTATTTCTGCTGGAACAAAAGTTGTAATTAAATATATTCAAGCATACTCTGGCACTCCATACCCCATTCATGGTAGTGACCATGTAACAGGCGGAATTGATGTCATTCCCGATGCTGTTGCTGGTGGTAATTCTGGATTAATGTCTGGAGCTATGCTAACTAAGCTTAATGGTATCGCTACTGGTGCAACTTTGGTAACTAATCCAGCAACTAATGGTGTTATCACCATTAATGGAGTTAACCAAACAGTCTATACTCATCCTTCGGGAGATGGCAATCTTCATGTACCTGCAAATGGTACAGGTAACGCTAATAAGACTCTTAAGGCAACAGCCACAGCAGGAAGTTATATATGGGGTAGTGTGGCCTATTCAGAACTAACAGGATCAGGCTCTACAAACATTACAACATTAGGTACTGTCACCACAGGAACATGGAATGGTACAGCCATAGCTGTCGCTAATGGTGGTACTGGTGGCACAACTGTTGCGACAGCAAAGACGAACTTAGGGTTTATGACAAGAGTTGCTGCTACTATTGGTAATGGAACACTCACATCAATTCCCGTAACTCATAATTTGGGAACTAGAGATATTCAAGTAGCTGTTTATGATGCGACTACTTTTGAACTGGTGATTCCAGATATTACAATGACAAGTACAACGGTTGTGACAATAGATTTTGCTGTGGCCCCCACTACAAATCAATATAGAGTTGTGGTTATGGGATAAATATATTAAAGGGAGATTTAAATATATATGAGATATCAATTTAATGATCAACAATTGGATAATTTCAAGAAGATTTCTGACATTTCACTAAGATATTCGGGGTACGGAAGACTTGAACAAATTATTCATATTGTAAACATATTAAATAAAAATGAAGAAGGTATTTGCCAGTTTACTAATATTGATATGACAATCTTGGAGCAAATTTTTGATGCTGCAATCAAATCAAACGGACTAGGCGTTGCAGATGCAATACTTGAATTGACAAATGTTCTTCGTTCTCCAATTCAAGATGAGGTAAAAAAGGAAGAAGAAAAAATAATTGATATTGAAAGTTAAGGAGGCGATTCTTTGAAGTCTTTAGATGCCTCAATTTTTACGGATGCTACAATAACAAGTTTAACAGCAAGCAGAGCATTGGTTACAGACGCAAATAAAAAAATTGTATCTTCAACAACTACAGCGGTGGAAGTTGGATATTTAAGTGGAGTTACTTCGCTAATCCAAGGTCAGATTAATGGTAAGCAATCCACCTCAGAGAAGGGTGCTGCTAATGGATATGCTCCACTTGACTCAAGCGGATTTCTTCCTGGAGCCTATTCTGAGGCATTAACGGGTGATATTACTTCTGCTGCTGGCAGTAGTGTAACTGCTATCAGTGCTGGAGTAATAGTTGATGCCGATATAAATTCATCGGCTGCTATTGGATGGACTAAAATAAGTAAAACAGGTTCATCTCTTCTTGACTTAGCAACTAGATCAGCATCTGATCTGTCTAGCGGAACACTTCTGGCAGCTAGACTCCCAGCATTATCTGGAGATATTACAATGGCGGCTGGCACTAGTACAGCAGCGATTACGGCGGGAGTTATTGTTGATGCAGATATCAATGCTTCTGCCGCAATAACATGGACCAAGATTTCAAAGACTGGTTCATCTTTGGCTGACTTAATTACTCGTTCGGCAGGCGATTTGAGTAGTGGTACTCTATTAGCTGCTCGTATGCCAGCGTTAACTGGCGATATAACAATGACCGCTGGAACCACTACAACTGCTATAGCAGCGGGAGTTATTGTAAATGCCGATATTAACGCATCGGCACAAATAGACGCTACTAAGATTGGTACGGCAGGAATCACCAATACTGAGTTTGGATATTTAGATGGAGTTACAAGTAATATACAGACCCAATTAAATAGTAAAAATGGTTTATACATAGGAACAACAGCACCAACAAACACGTCATTTTTGTGGCAGCAAATATAAATAAATATAATGTTTTATATTAAGGAGTGAAGAAATATAAATGGCAAATCAACCACTAAAAAGATATGATACGGCTACTTCAACATGGGTGGGGATAACGTCTGGATCAGTTTCAGACGGAACAACAGAGTATACAGTAAGCGATATTACTGCCATAAATACACAACTCGCTTTAGCCGTAAAAAAAGGAGATTTATTTTTTAACATTAAAGATTATGGAGCGCTTAGCAACGGGACTGATGCCACCTCTTTTGTTCAAAGCGTGGTTAACGCAGCCCCCTATGGTAGCACAATATGGATTCCTACCGGAACCTTTAAAATTTCTCAAATTAATATATCAAGTAAGTTAGGGCTTACATTTACTGGAGTAGGAGAATTAAAGTCTAGAGCAGATGTTCTATCTGGAGTTACAAGTATTAACGCTATGTTTAACATTTCTTCTTCGAATGATATAACAATCGAAAAACTAAAGATAAGCGGAATGAGATCAGGCATTGATGATCGTGCTATTTGGATTACCGACTCGTCAAATATCAATATAAGAGAAAACAGAATTACAAATTTTGGACAAGAAGCAATGATGTTGTGGGGATCAAACAGTGCAACTGAACCAACTAACCACATATATGATAATTATTTCTATTCGAATAATTACGCGATTAAGTTGCAAACCAATGCAGAATATTATCACATTCATCGCAATAAATTCATCAGTAATACATGGGGCATTATTGGTTCATTTAGCAATTGTAGGTTTGATAATAACATGGCTTTACTAAATGATTATGGAGTATATCTCGATAGTAGTATGGGTTCTAATCCAGATCATACTTCGTTTAGTGGGAATGTTATTAACCATAACAAGATTATTGGGGCTTTAATTGCAAACACCGTAAATGGCATGCAAGTTGTAGACAATCAATTTCTTTCAACAGTTGGTGGTACTTGGCCCACAACTGGTAAAGCCCACTCACTGGTTCTTATTAATGTCAAAGATATATCATTCATAGGAAATCGTGTCGATGCTGATGCATCAACAAGCAGCTATATCTATGTAAGTGGTCATAGTGAATGTAGATATATTGGGAATACTTTTTTTGGTGGGAATTTCAAAGAAGTAACTGTTGCTACCGGAATCAACGTTTTTACTGGTAATAGATTCTTAACAGGAAGCTCTTTAGCATTATATGCTTCATCTCCTAAACCACTAAGAATGGGAGATATTGAAGGTTCAGTTTTCATAAACGATACATCTAGTGCGTTATCAATCATAACTCTAACCAAACAAGGTGGTTGGGTTAATGTATCCGGTTTTGATACTCTTAAGGCATGGAAAGATTCTGATGGAATGGTTCACATTCAAGGAAGTGTTATGAGTGGAGCTGTGGGTTCCTATATTGCAACGCTACCGTCTAATCTTTGGCCTGCCGCAATAATAGATATTGCCTGTAGCGCCAATAATACTGGAGATAATGCTTCAGTTCGTGTGTATACGAATGGGAATATCCAGCATCTTTCCGGTGGAAACACGTTAGTATCAATTAATGGTTCATTTAGGCCATAATAAACATAAATACATATAGTATTATAAAATAGGAATTTCATAAGGAAATACGTCAAAAAAGTCCGCATAAACACTGGGTTTTTTGAGAGGTAAAATCAGAAAAATCGAATATTTGAGTAAAAGTGAGGGACGCAGGAATGTGTCTCTTTTTTGTTTGGAAAAATATCACTTATATGCAATATATAAGGCTGGAGGACGTTAATGTGTATGATGTATTAAAGAAATTAGGAATAGCATTCGGTGGATCAGTTATCACCTATGCTTTCGGAGGTTGGAGTGATGCTCTGGGACTGTTAGCAATGTTAACAATTTTTGACTACATTACCGGGGTGTCTGCCTCTATCTACGAACGTATGAAGAATCCCAATGATCCAACCAAGGGGTTGAATTCAAACAAAGGGTTTTGGGGAATATTCAAAAAGTTCTTAATGTTCATGGTCATTGCCGTAATGTATAGATTTGATATGTTACTTGGGTTAACGGGAAACTTAGGATTTATGATCGGGGCTGTTTATTTTTATATGCTCAATGAACTGATCTCATTAGTTGAAAATCTTGGACGTATGGATGTGAAAATGCCAGCACAAGTTAAGATGATTATCGGCGTACTGAATACTAAGAGTAATACAGCTCCAGACATTGCAAAAGAGAATGACGAATCCACTCCCTCCACCCCCACTTTAACCGTTGTCCCTGACCCAGAGGTAAATAATAATGAAGAAACTACGGCATAAAAAAGACGACTGTATTGTATCGCCCTGCTTGAGCATCAACAATGAAATCGTCTCAAATGCATCATAACATAAATATGAAGAGGAGTGTGTGATAAATGTTAACGTTAGAACAGTTAATGAATAAATCTGCTTCTAGAATTGCAGGTCTGCATCCTGTATTGCAAGAAGCCACAAAAGTGCTTATTGAGAATTGTTATAGAAAAGGTATTTGTATTCAGATTACTCAGGGACTTCGCACAATTGCCGAACAAGATGCTCTCTACGCTCAAGGAAGAACTAAACCAGGAAACATTGTGACGAATGCCAAAGGTGGAACCAGTTTTCATAACTTTGGCGTAGCTATTGATTTCGTACTTATTCTTCCTGATGGTAAAAATGTAACTTGGGATTTAAAAACAGACTTCAATAGTAACAATGTTAAAGATTGGACTGAAGTTGTTGACGAAGCTAAAAAGTTGGGATTTGAATGGGGTGGAGATTGGGTTTCTATCAAAGATTATCCACATTTTCAAATGACTTTTGGTCTCTCCACTTCTCAATACAGATCAGGTAAAACTCCAACTCAGAAACAAATTAATGATGCTTTGGCAGTAATTAATAAATATAAGTACGTTACACCAGCAGTAACTCCTCCACAACCAACAGTAAAGGATGATGATCAAGTGGAAAAAGTAAAGATTGTCTACACAAAAGATAATACTCTTGTTGATGGATTCATGAAAGATGGCACGAACTATGTATCTGTTGCCGCACTAAAAGAATTGGGACTTATTAAAGCTACTTGGGACAATGTTAATAAGAAACTCTACATCAATTAATTTAAATAACTAAATATATGGAGGAATCATAATGAATGACTTATACATCATTGCTGGAGTCACCCTACTCGTTGTTGCCGGATTCTTCGTCATTCCCTGGGTGAATAAAAAGGGATGGATCACAATCAAGAATGTTGAGACTGTTCTGAGTCTGACCAATATCGAACGTTTAGTTGTAGACATCCTTCCTATCGCAGATAAGTATAAAGAGAAAGCTAATTTTGTACTTGATGTTGCTGCTGAGACAGTTGAATACGTGAATACATATGCTAATGACACACTATCAGAAGATGATAAACTCGTACTTTCATTGAGTGTTATTGATGGTATTTGTGAACATTTTGGAGTCAAACCTAATGTTCAGGAAAAGAAATTGATCGGAATCTTGGTAAAACAGGGATTGGAGTTTGCCGGAAAAGTAAATCAGTAAATATAGTTAATATAATTATTTTGGTGAGAGGAGATATATTCTCCTCCACTGAACCCAACACAAGGAGATGAAAGAAAAATGGCAGGAAAGTATGCAGGATATAATGGAGATCGTCAAGTGAGCACAGAAAATCAAGAAATCCTTACAATTATTGACCCAAGTTTAACATTCCCGAGAGGCATTTATCATGAATTCTCATTTCTAAACAACGAGGCATGTACTGTGAAAATTAACAACAGTTCCCCTATCCCACTTGATGCCGACCAAGGAGTACAAATAAACAGAGATGATACCAAATTATATTCCTTTATTATTGTTGAATCTGGGATCAATTATAAATGGTTTGGAAAATACTAAAACTTGAAAGTGTGGTGAAAACATGTTTGAGAATAGTCTAAGAACAGTTCAGAAGGTCACAGTTATCGGCGGTTCAACAAATCCCCCCTCGTCTCCAGTATCCTTTACTCTTGTTAATGCAGCAACTTCTACAACAACAGGAACATATTCTATTAATGGAAAATCGTCTATCACAATTGAAATATACGGAACGGCAACTAGCGCTACAGTTGATTTTAAATGTGTGTCAGAAAGCGGAGCACAGATTCCCATCTCTGGATACAGAGTATCTGATTTTGAAATTGGCACATCTGGTGGAATGAATGAAATTTGGACGTTCACAAACACGGAAAACCTTGTATCATTTATTGTCAGTTTGTCCTCTGTTACGGGTGGAAACGTAAGTATCAAAGGAAGGACTGGTGGATAATCATGGATGCAGTATCATTAGCGGCAGCAAAAAAATGGGCCGATCAACAAAACCAAGCCTTCGGATATAACATGAAGGATTCACTTATTGATTATCGTATTGGCTTGTCTGAAAGAGCATCTACTCCATGTAAAATATATTGTATTGGAGATTCGATTACCAGAGGAGAATTTACGTCTGACGAACCTAATACGGCATGGGCTTGTGTATTGAGAAAGTCTCTTCAAGCAAAGTATGGCAATGCTGGTGAAGGATTCATTAATGTGTATGAAGGCACTCTACCTGCGGGATCGCACTCACGAGTTACTTTTGGAGCAGGTTGGGCATTGTCTCCTGGTTCCAAGTCGGGATTTGGTGGTTGTTACGCCAATTCTACAGGAGCTACTACTCCGCTAACGATTAACTTTACTGGCGACAAATTCACGATTATCTACACAAAAGGCCCAACAGGTGGTAATGCAGATGTAAAAATAGATGGAACATCGATTGGCACACTTAGTTGTACAGGAGCAACAATTACTTTTAATAATTATCAAACATTTACAGGATTAACGGTAGGTGCTCATGTATTAACTATTGTCCCAGCAAATACTACTCAAGTTTGGGTGCAAGGAATACTTGCAGAAATATCAGCTACAGGAGTTCAAGTACACAGAATTGGATACTCTGGTTATGTTTCTGGAGATTGGAATAATGCGAATACTAAAGCGTCTTGGGCTGGTAAGCCACCTCATCTCGCTATAATTGCACTAGGAATAAATGATGGCGGAACAGGTGTTAGCTTAACAACATATAAAAATAATATGGAAGCCTTGGTTCAACACTTTATAAGTGTAGGTTCAAGCGTTATTCTACTTCCTTATATGACATCTGGATCAGGATGGGCAACTGCTTGGCCTAACTACGTAAAGGTAAATTATGAATTGAGTAAAAAATATAATACTGGATTGATAGATATATATCAAGCTTGGGGAAAGTCATATACTTTTGCCCAAACAAGAGGACTGTATGGTCCAGCCACTAATGATTTTACAGGTGCAAGTGGTTCAAATACTGCACATCCAGGAGACAAGGGTCATAGATACATTGCAAGTATTGTTGAGAAGAATTTGATTTAGGTTTTTTGGGATGGATAAAGATATATTGAATGTTATGGAGAGGTGCAGAAATGCGCCTCTTTTTTGTGTTTTAAAAATTTAACAAAGAATAAATATTTCAATGGAGGCTAACTGCTTTATGAAGAATAATCACGATTTATTTTATTGCTACAATCCAAAACTTGCTAGATTTTTAAAGTGCAAAGACGGAACCACATTTTTAACCAAGGCTAGACATTTAGAGACGAACAACATATTTTATTTATTTGTTGTTAATGACAAACTTCAACACGCTTTAGAAGAGTTTAAGGCAGTTAGTCAATAATATGGAGAATAATAATCATAGAAGTTTAATCAAAGAATTAAATGATCTTTATTTTATTCAAAGAGGTCATTACCTAATCCAATACAAAGACGGATACAGCCAATTTACAGCAGGACAACTTAATAAAAACGGCAAGAAAATTAAATCTATAATGGATTGGCATTTTGAAAATCATCTACTAGGTGAATTTACGGTTGGTACATTTGGCGGCAAGGTTATGTCTAAGTTTATGACCTTCGATGTGGATTTCCATGATCTAGAAATGGCGAAATGGATTACATATAAACTCACCAACACATTAAATAGCGTAGGCATCAATTCATACTATATAAGTTTTAGTGGATCAAAAGGATACCACATTGATATATTTTTCAATGATTTAATCCAAATATCTGACGCTGAAAAATTCTTTAACCACGTAATTCATAAATCAGATGTCACTCCCTATTCAGATGAAGGTAATAAAGTTGAGTTTAGAGTAACTGATAAACAAGGAGTGAAATTACCACTTGGCATTCACCAGAAAACGGGGAATTATTGTGGGTTCTGTCTAATCGAAAATGGGTTAAAGGTAATGAGCAAAAAAGAAAGTGAACAATATCTATTTTCTATTAAGAAAATTAGTCATACAGAAATATTAAATATAATCGAAGAACATGATGGTATCGAGCTAGTCGATAAGAAAGAATTGATAAAAGTTGAAGACGCAATTAGTCCACACACACGATTAAAGAGTTATGAACAGTCTGAAGATTACTCAATTAGTCTAGCCATGGACATCTTACAGAATGGCTTAAAGGTTCAAGGAAGCAGACATAAATCTATTTTGCTAATTGGTATGTATTTAAAGTATTCTGGTGTGGAGCAGAATCAATGCAAAGAAGAATTACATGCTTGGATGGAATGGCAGGATACAAATACATATACTACTCCTCTACTCAATTGCCACAAAGATATAGACCAGACAGTAAAAGATATTTATGAACGAAATTACAATTTAAGTTCAAATACTAAGGATATCACAGTTACATATGACGAAATTAAATGGATCATAGAGAACTGTCCTGAGAAGAATCAAAAACTAATTACGTATGCAATGTTGATCCACTCTAAACGTCACGCAAATTTAAAAGGTATTTTCTACATGCCATTTAAAGATATTCAAGAAGCAACTGGTCTCTACAATGAAGCCGTTCAAAATCAAGTAAATAAACTAAGCAAGATGAATGTAATAGAAATTGTAGAAAGAAATAGAAAACCAAAGGGTACTGGATTACAAAAGAAATTGCCGAATCTTTATAGAATAAATTTCGGTAACATCGAGGAATCACATGAATTAATATCGAAAGTGTCAATCAACAAAGATGACTTATACAAGACTAATGTTTTAAATAATATTGATTTATGTATGAGGTTTTACTTCACTGATAAAGAGTTAAAGAAGATGCTGACTAGGAATCAGTACACAAGTATTGTTGGTTAACAATATATATAATCTATTAATACCGATTTGGAACACTTTTTATCATAGAATACAAAGTCAACACAACAAACCCCCATTTGGAGATTAATCCATTTGGGGGTTATTTTTTTCTGAGTGGTCTGAAGATGTAATATTAGAGTTGTCATAATAAGCAATAATTATACGCTTTTTCTATAACTCATATGCTCAGACCTTTGTATCAATTATTAAAGTGATGCTGCCGTCCAATTCTCTTTCGTAATAAACGCGCTCAATGATGATTTTCAATAAACGATTAATCTCCTTAATATCATCAGATTTTCTAATTCTGTCTAGTATCGTGAACCTGTTCTTCATTTGAATATTTAAAGCTTCAGGGTTATCTATATTTATTTGCGTCTTAATCTCCGAAATAGATTTATCTATATTCGTAATTTCATCCATAATTGCTTTTTTATTTTCCAGGAATTCAGACTTCTCGAATAATCCATCTAGGAAGCCATCAGATAATTTCTTTAACCGTGAAGTATATTTAATTCTATTCGCTTCCAAGTCAATCAATTTTTCATTAAGGTCGGTTGTAACATTAGAATCGATACTTCCATTTGAAACCCTGTCCCATTCTTCTCTCCAATATAATTCTGTGAATCCTAATTCATCATAAAACCTATCTCTAAGAGTTGGTTCAATTACCCCCCTATTACCACACTCACATTTCTTAATAACCAGCACATCTTTTCGTTTGGCACTGGATGTATAACCTGTTTTACTATTACACACATTGCAAAATACAAGATCTTTGAGAATTGTTCTGACCATTCCTCTAGAGCGTGTTCGAGTATCCATGTCACCACTTAAACGACCCTTAATTGCAAGTTGAACTCGGATAAATTGTTCAATGGAGACCAATGCAGGAAATGCATTATGTGTTTCAATAATTTCTGAAACTTCCTTTGTATATTTATCTTTGAGTTGAACAACTAAAATACCAAGATATTGTTTGTTATTTAGAATATGGTGAATGGTTCTAATATACCACTTATTTCCGTAGGCAGACCTGATTCCTCTCTGATCCAACTCTGCCTTGATGTCTCTGAGCGAGTATCCTTCTTCTGCCATCTGAAACATGAGTTGCGCATATTTTGCTTGTTCGTTTGGTACAAGAGTTCTGTGTTTTCTTTTTATAACATCATCCCATACAGCGTCATAACCAAATGGCCCCTGAGCCGAAACGTAATGCCCAGCCTTGGCTTTATTAATGTATCCATCTCTCATACGGTTGTCTGTTGTTTTAAGCTCGTACACGCCAAGAGAAGAGACCATATCATACATTAACCTATGTTCCTTATTCCGTAAATCATACGTTTGAGTTGGTGTAACAATTAAACAGTTTGCTTTTTCAAGTACATCGGCTATCATTTGAGATAGGTGTCCTGACCTTGCTAGACGCTGAAGTTCTACTACGACAACCGCATGATATAGACCCGATTCAATATCTCGTAGCATTCGTAATAATTCCGTTCTCTCTTCAAACTTAGTCCCACCGGACAGGATTTCTTCATAAGTTGAGGATTTGGTATATCTAACGCCTATACGTTTACACAGATCGGTTGTAATAGTGCGGTGATTCGTTAGTGTAGAATCGGTATCTCCATCCGACCTAGACTTTCTGTTAAAGATACATACAAGTTCATTTGCCACTTTTATTCACTCTCCAAAAATATCTATGAATCTATTCTATCAAAAACTTACGTAAGTGTATATGGTGGAGCAAATAATTTTACATAAGTCTTGAAGTAACATAAATAAAGCCCTACTCTCTAGGAGTAAGGCAATAAATCTTAACTAGTATTTCTTTTGATTCTTTTCCACGTCCCTTTTCTTTGACTACCTTCTTGAATTCATCCCATAGATTTTTAATAATCGGATTAAACTCATATTTTTTGAGACTATCAATCTTTTTTACATCCATATGTATCAATAGCCTCCGTAATAAACTCCTTCATATGATAGTGATAATTTACTTGCTTCTTAAATCCTTTAATTTCAATTCCAATCTCTTCACAGATACCAATCGGAATACTTGATTTATTAATTTTATTTATATATTTATTCTCTTTAATTTGATTTTGTGCTACATTTTGATACTCTACGAACTCTTTAATTGGGATAAAGAAAACTCGATTTGACGGTTCTCTAAAATTCATTACAAAACCAGAGATAACATTTTCATATGTATTTGCCTCTAACAACTTATCAATCTGATGTTGCTTAATAATACTTTTATCAAAACTGAATCGGTTCTCTTTTGTTGATTTTAACTCAAGCGTAAATAAATGAGATCGAGCGAACATCATGCAGTCATAATCATTCTTGGTTACTCTAACTCTTTGGCGAAGGTCAGGTGGTATAAAGGTATCTTTAATTCTTATAAATAATATCTTTTCGTCACATTGCTTAACTGATTCTTGAAGATTATCCTCGAATACCTTGCCTGGATTCTTTTTTACAACCATTTATGTATTAGTCTCCTATTCCTCATTAACAATCTCGTCTAAAGTCACAACTCTCGCTTGCACAGCATCCTTGATACACTGCCTATCATCATGTACACACATGCCATAAATATCTAAAATTTCACCTTCAGCAACATCGCTCAATGAAACTTCTTCCCCACATCCTGCACAGGTAGAATAATTAGTCACCTCCTTATCTTGTGGGTCAGGGAACGATAACTTGTGATATAGAGTTTCAAATCTATCAAAATTGTTCATTTTGTTCATCCTCAAGAATTAGAGACAGAGCATAGGTTACCATCTCTTTATATTCTTCTGTAGAAACGTTGCGTTCGAGTATTGATTCAATGTGTTTTTTATCTAGCGGATTGTCCATTCTTATTCATCCTTTTTAATATATTTATTACTTAATTTATTTTTTTTCTTTCGGTTTCAACTTTTATCGAACCGTCCTTACCAATTGCAGTTATAAGCATTGTTGTGTGCTTAACATTGGTATCTTTGTATCGATGTGGCTTAAACTGTGCTCCTCTACGGTATCCACATAACACCAGTTTATTTCCCCTAGCAAACCAAGTCTTTTCTACAATCTGCTTTCCTCCATCGGGTTTTGGTTTAGACACTTGCTTATTGTAGTACGCAAATTCACCATCAGAAAATTTAAGTGTCACTACTCCATCAGTTGTTAGAAGGGCTACAGTGTGTTTGTTCTTGTCCTTGTCTAATACGGTTCCGGTAATAAAATCAAGTTTGAACTTAGGTCTGCTATTACCATTTCTAAATGTCATCGTTGAAGCAACTATTGGTTCTTCAGGCAGATCTCCAAATTTACTGATTCCATAACGTGTATAGTCGATGTGTTCAAGTTCATGTTCTGTATAATAGAATGACAATGAATCCATTTCCCACTTGCTAACTGTGCCTTCGGCAACTGATTCCCATTCCATTTCATATTGCTTGGTATTAAATTGCTCTAGGGTTTCAGGAAGTGACAGCCACTCTCTAATTCCATCCATTTTCTTATCGTATTCTTTTTTAAATACATTCTCGCTGATCACTGGGAAGTTGCCACTGTACTCTTTAATTCCCTGGTCAGAGAAATTCTCATAATAAAATGGAGTAGAAATCTTATCTAGTGCATAATACTTGTCTTTATCAACTTTTCTATGTATTTTCTTCATTACATACTTTCTGAAATTGAAGAGCTTAGAATACTGTTGCATCTCTTGAGGGATAAGCCCACATTCAATTACAGCGTTCAGGTTCTGAAGATTTAGTTTTTCTTTTGGTATGTAGAGTTTGTTTACAAAAGTCTTCATTACTGAAATACGATCCCCGAATGTCTCGAAACACCCTGCTTTAATTAGTTGAATTAACTGAGCTTTCTTGATAATGGAAGTATCATACATTCGTACCAAGAAATCATCAAATGAAGTGTATGGACGATTCTGAATAATATGCTGTACGACATCATCTCCAATACCATTAATACCTTTTAATCCAAAAATGATTTGATCCTCTACTAAGTCAGGTTTAAATCCGAAATGTGCTTTATTGATATTGGGTAAACCAATCTTAACTCCATGACTTTGCATACTGCCAATTGCTGAAGCAATCTTTCCATAGTTGGTGGATTGAGATTTAGAATCTTCGTCTTCGTCATCTATTGATGCTGAGTTAACTGTGAGACATGCGGTTCTCCAATAGATAGGATCATAATTAATGTTGAGATTGGCTTCTTGTAGCGCGATTACAGAATATGCAAGTGTATGCAAAATACTAAACGAATATCCAAGCTGTCGTACTATTTGAACATTCCATACATAATCCAGCATCTCAACACGATTGCCTAGTTCTAATCCTTTTTTGTAAAACTTCGCTTTGATTTCTTCAATTTCTTCAGCTTTCTTCTTCGCAATAATTTTACGTAATTTGTTTGCTTCTTGAATAGAAAATCCAGCAATAGCCTTATCCATTGACAGAAGCATAATAGATTCTTGTGTGTCGGCAACTCCATTGAGTGAAAGTAAATGTTTCTCTAAAACTTTGATTTCTTCATCGCTTAAGTTGTGCTTATGCATCTCTTCATACCATAGTGAGATGTCATTTTTAAATCTTATAAAACTGTCAATTGGAGTTTCCATCCCATGACCGCCACCCATTAGTCTCATCAATGAATTGGCAGATGCAAGTTCAATTAGATTGGCTGGTTTGGTTCGCTTAACAGTTTGAATGCCAATTTCTGTTGAAAATTGAAACAAATCAGTAATACTATCGGAACCAATTAAGTCGTAAACGTGTGGGCTTTTTATATCTATTACAGTGGGATGTAGATACTTGTTATATGTTTTTCGTATTGTTCCTTGCCACTCAATTAAGTTATCTTCTAGAAGCATATCTAACGCCACACGAATTTTATCTAGGCCTTCTATCGTCAAAAGATCAAATTTCATGTTGGACACAGCTTCACAATCTTCAAGACTAAACTGAGTAACATGTGTTCCATTGGGTGCTGTCATAATAGCGTTTGTTTTGTAGTACTCTTCGTTAAAAAGAATAGCACCACTGGCATGTATACTCCGCTTATTAACAAGTCCTTCAATCTTCATGGAAACATTAAGCCAGTTCTCGTGCTTATTTATTCCATCAATAAACTCTTGTACTGGTTTACGTTCTTTTTCTTCATTACCATTTACACAATCAGATAGAGTCCAGTTACTACCACGTTCAAATGGTATAAGGCCTGATATATGCATTGCAGTATCGTTATCAATGCCAAGACCTCTAGCAGCACTTTGAACGGCAGACTTGGAAGCCTCTGTTCCGAATGTACAAACCTGCAATACTCTGTCTTCGCCAAAGTGCTTTTTTAATTGTCTAAATATTTGTCCTCGTTTTGCGGCTTCAGTGTCAATATCAATATCGGGAAATTCGGGTCTTTCTGCTGTTAAGTGTCTCCAGTGAGGCATTTCAATCCCATACTCCAGTGGATTGATTTGAGTTATTCCCATCAGGAAACATACAATCCATCCAGCCGAAGAACCACGGGAAGGGCCAACCAAACTATCTCCACATTCATCGTCCCATATTACATTAACAATCTCACGAACCGTTATGTAGTAACTCGCTACAGATTGATTGACTACTTGTGATGTCTTCCACAATTCGCCTAATTCAATATCAATTCGAGCAGCAACTTGATGAAGTTTTTCTTTAGAATATGTATTATAAGGCAGTAATTCGTAAAACCCATCTTCGATCAATTTGACTATGTATCTATCTTGTGAGTTATCAGAATGAGCCATCTTATTTATGTATTCGTATTTATCATAGATTGATTTAAACAATCCCCTAAGTTCAAATTCAGGCAGTTCGATTTTGGGAATAATAGTTGGCTTTAGTAGTGTGTATTCTTCAATCTTGTTTCCAATTTCCATTGTATTGTCTAATGCAATTTTGATTACGTCATGATCCAAGTAACTTAAACGTTCTGTGATTTCTTCTTTAGTTTGAACAAATGTTGCTTCATAAAATGAATCGACTTCACGTTCAGCGTCTTTTGCATTGAGAAATGCTCTGTGAACAACTCGATCATCTGGACGTAAGAAATGGCTATCTGTTGTGATTATGTATTTGAGATTATAAATCGCTGCAAGCTTAAGTAATTCTTTATTACAAAAAATTTGTTCGTCTGAATATGCTGGTTGAAGCTCCAGATAGAAGTCTTCTCTTCCAAATACACCAATACACCAGTCAGTGAAATCACACGCTTTTTTATAGCTTTCGTCTGCTTTATTTTTATCATTGTTTTCTAGATGAATTTTCATTTCAAGTAAATAAATACAATGAGGAGAACCAAGACATGCGCTTGAAGCGATCAAATGTCCCGGATCTCTTTTGGTGATGGATTCAACCAAACGGCGTTCGGTAGGTGTTCTTAACATTGGCCCTGTGTAAAACGAACTAATCCATGCCTGAGAACTCATATAGCGAATTTGCTCATGCCCGATTTCATCCTTGGCAAGCAAAAGAAAATGTGGAAATTTTGTGACTCCAGATTTATAGTTATTTTTACTGTCTTCTGTGCTTTCAACTAAATAAATCTCATTTCCCAAGATGAGTTTAAAGTCTTCTGATATCTTACCTTTTTCTTTTAAATTGGTGACTGTCTGGATAGCCTTTACGTGGGCGCTTATGGACTCATGATCTGTTATGGCTACTCCCTTATGACCCATATCGTATGCAGTTTGTATAAGCCCTTCTACAGTGTTTGTGGTATCACGTAGCTTGAGGTTTGATCCTCTATCGATATGATTATGAAGTAAAATTGAATCACATTGGTTACACAATTATTGATCATCTCCTACTTTTCAAATTTCTCTTCTTGCTCGTTGTGTGCCAACATCTGTTCAATAGCAGTTTTAAGTTGTTTAAGTTCTCCCTCCTCAAGAAACATCTGAGTCATTTGATATTCTCCATCAAAATTTTGAATTCCGTCTCTTCTGAGGGAGAGCACGTATTTTCTTGTTGATTTGTCTTTTAGTTTTTGTTCAACCAAGAATAAGTTATCTTTATTAGAACTGAAATTTAACTTTCCTTTTTTATATGTATGGTTATTCCCTCCTGTTTTCTCAAGGGTAAGTAGGGTTTTTCTAATCGATTAAGTTTTAAATTTATACTAAACATAACATTTCTCCTCTCGTTTCTTCATCAAATATTGATATTATCAAAAATTACAGCGATCATTTTTTCTACTCTCTAACAACCCATTCACCAATAGAGAAATAACCTTCATAATCTTGATAATAGCTCGGATTTTTATATTTACTCTGTAATTCATATGCAAGAGTTCTTTTACATTTAATAGCCGAAATTTCAGAAGAAAAAATACCTCTAATCTCTTTGTGTGTATCATCTATCCACTTATAAACGATATGCACTTTATTCATAAAACACCTCTTTCATTTGTTATTTTTTATATTCATTATTAAACTTGTGAATCAATTCAAGCCATGTATTATCTTCGATAAAAAATATATCTTGATTTTTATACACACAATTAATGTTAGTAATTAGTTGCCCAAGTCTTAAATCAGGGAATTCACTCCAGCATTCTGCTAAGGCGGTGCATATTCTTTCTATTCTTTCTATTCTTTCTGGATCTCGCATTCAATATCATCTCCTTTTTTATTTTGATTGATTTATATGTATCAAGTAGGCATAGCCTACTCGGTAATAAACTTATTTAGCGCTGCTTCTAGTTCATCCTCATCGTCAGTCTCTATCTTCTCTAGTTGAACTTTTTGATCAATTGTTACTGCAACTTCACTATTTTCTTCTTCGACCAATACCTGACTTCCAAGTAATTGTGGAACTCTTCCTTTGTGACCAAACAGAAATTGTCTTAATGCTTCTCTGAGGATATCGCTCTCATCATAATACGAAGGTAAGTTACTAAGGGCCTTCTTTATGTCTTCATCCTTTTTGGGTCTCAGCCTAGCCATTACAACTTTTACCCCCATAATCTCACCCCAACATTCTCGTACCCTTCAATCTGAGCAAGTTGACCAAACAACATCTTATTGTTTAGAGTGAGCAGATCGTATATGTGCTTTGATGCGCCACCACCGATAAAATAATGGTCAAAGTTGATATTTAATCCTTCAACTTCATTTTGAATTTGAATGGCTAATGCCTGGAACGCTTTTCTAATTAAAGGTTTGATATTGTATCCCTCATACGATCCTGATCTTACGTACTGATCCAGCTCATAAATCGATGGAGATTTCCCCACATGTTCTATGAGGTATTTTCTAAGCAACTTATAAGCCTTTTCAACACCCAATAATAGGCTAGTTGATTCTTTCATGATGTCTAACTTATCAAGTCCCAATAAATTCAGTGTGTAGAAACCTATATCTATAACGAGTATCTTTTTTCTTGCAACAAATGTGTTAATGAGTTTGCCTTGTTTATCTAAAAGAAAACTCATTGCAATCCCATATCCCTGCGGATATATTTTATATTTATTTATATTGAGATTTATATCGTTTATTTCTCGATTTCCTTTTTTAATACTATATGTACTTTGGTCTGATAAGGAATCAAGCAACTTCTCCATGTCTACCATTTGTTTAAAGTAGAACAAAACAGGTAATCCAGTGATCATATTAAATGGTTTGCTTTTGTTGAGATAACCAAGTGCAGTTTTCAGTAGAACGTCTGAAGTCATCGCTTCACTTTTATTGTCCTTAAGCGAGAAATACTTGATGTCGCTATAATGTTGTGCCAATTCTCCAATAAATAGCTCATCATTGTATGAGAAGTAATTAGATTTGATATTCTGCTCAAACATGGGTTGTGGTTCACCAGTTATTGAAGGTTGAAGATAGACCGTCTTGCCTTTCTTGGCCTTCGTGTAGCTAAATCCTAAATCGATCACGCTTAGTTCAGGTGTTACAATTAAAGACATGATATAACCTCCTCATATGCTTAATGCAAAGTAAATCATTTTGATGTACTTGTCATACAAACCTTATAAGTTGATTATATCATGTATATGGTTATCTGTATATATTTATTCATTAAATATTATTCCTCATGAAATGGTTCTTTTAATTAGTAATAACTTGGGACTCTAAGAGTCTATAAGTCCCAAGTTGATTGCTGCAAATCTTGTTCTTGCTTTCAAAGTATCGACATTATCTCTGCCTATTAATTGCGTCTTGATAGAAACTTGAACAATTCCAAGTGTCGCATGGTCAATGTGAGAAGTGCAAGCCAAAACAATATCTGCGCGCTTCACCATATTTTTTAATACATCGTAGCTTTCTTCGTAAGGATTATGTGTTTCAACATTGCCGTTCGCCTTCAAAAGTGCTTCTTTGTATTTTGTTAAATTTCTAGAACCAACAATTAAAACATTTGCTCCTTTAAGATCGAAGGTAAAAATATCCTTTTCGTCCTCTTCTTTGTTGTTTTCTTCATCAGGAACGAATTTTTTTTCGATGTCCTCTCCGGTTTTTTCAATGGGCTTATCCCCCTCAGTCTTAGTTGGATCAAGATTATAAAGTAGTCGAATGATGTATGCTGTGTCGCCAAATAATAGGGCTTCGCAAGGAATATCTACTTTTAATTTAACGCCACTCGCAAAAATTCTATAAGAAGTTCCGTCAATATCTGAAAAGTAAAGCGTTTCTCCTCTATCTAGAATAAAGCCATATCTCGTTTCACGCTCACTCTGTTTATACAAATCTCTTCTAATATCTGTTCCTTTTGAGGTTAACTTTTTGTGAGTTTGTTGTAACTTTTTAAATCTGTAGTAAATTTTAGATATCCCTTCAAATAGATCAAAATTTTCAATATTGATTTTTCTTCCTATAATATCTATTGTTCTTTGGATATCAAGATTATTTTCTAATTCTTCACATCTATTCTTATATACTTTCATTTCTTTAGTAATATTTACTAACGATCTATTAAGATCAACTATTTGTTCTTGTAATTCTTCATTTTTTAAATGGACATTCATTACTTCTTTCTCTTTTAATGCAATTTTTAATTTACTGTTTACTTCTTTGATCTGCAGTATCTCATTGTTTTTAGAAGCAATGTTCCCCTTCATCTTTTTTATTTCTGCTTTGAGAATTGATATTTGCTCAAGAAGTACATTTTCAGATAAATCAAATATGCTATTATTTAATTCTTCAATCTTATTGTTTTTTTCATTTAATTCATTTTGCAGTAACTTATTCTCGGACTGGATCTCGTTGATGCAAACGTTACTGTTAAAAGACAAATCTTCCATCTTTTTTATCTCATTTTTTAAATCTCGGACTTCTTTTCTTAAGCTAATTTCATTTTCATTCTTAATTATCGTTTTTTTCATTAACTTATCTTTGCTTGTTTTCATTTCTCTGTAAAGTTTTTTGTAGTCTATAGAAGCTGTTTTGGTTTTATTTTGTGTGACTGTGTGAGTAGAAACAACTTCTTTGTGTTTGGTTTTAAGTTTTTCAATCAACTTATTCTTATGATCCCTACTAGAGTCTATATCATTATTTCTTTTCTGTTTTAATGAGTCTAGATTTCTGTTCATGTTCATTATTATCACCCAATAACATTATACATTAAAATTAACGAATTCAAAACTCAGAAACAATCTTATAAAACTAACGTTTTACGTAAATAAATTATTTATCACTTCCACACCATCTTCTTCGACAGTGAAGACGCTGCAAATTTTATCATCGATCCTCATATCATAAATGTATTCCTTGCTATAGCTTCCAATGTAATTAAAGGAGAGCTTGATTTTTACATTGCCGATATTAATCCTTCCCTTCTTAATGAAATCTGGATTTTAAGACAATCTTGATAAACCGAACCGTTCAATGTCATCACGAGTAAGAACGATTCCTTCCGAATTAGCATTATATGTTCCCGTATCGTCTTTAATCTTTTCTGCTGCCACATCTAAAGCTTCTTGTAGCTCACCAATAATATGCCGTGCATTAGAATAAGCTTCGTCATGTAGGTCATCCGTTGCATTTTCTAAAATACTCTCTGCGTCAAACGAGGCACTACACGTTGATGTTCCGTAGATTTTAATATTCAGAATTTGTTCAATTATATCTTCTTCAGTATCATCTTTCATATTATCATCTAACCAATATTCAATTTCTTCTGCTAAAGAATCCGTATCAATGTATTTGTTCCAATCATCTACAAATATCATCTTGTATTTATTGAGTGATTCCGAATATGATATCTTATTTGCCTTTTCCCAATTGGCTTTCTCGATTTGCCAAGATGCTACGCCCCGTTCTTCTTTACTGCGTTCACATTGACATTCAACCCATCTCTTATCGACCAGATCATTACAATGTTTACAACGCTTACGGACACCGTTGTAGCAACTTGAACACCACACAATAGATTCTTTATTAAAAGGAAACCCACTACCTCCCAAGCTCTTACCGTTTACGGTCAATCCATATCTTGCATCATAGATATGAATTCCAAGCCCTTTACAATCATTACAAATTTCTTCGTTTAATTTCATATCTTTCTTTAGTTTGAAATCAACGTGTAAATCTATGTATTCTGTTTTAATATGATCCTCAATATTCTCGCTCATTTTCTTTTCTCCTCTTTTAATGAAATTTATGTTTTATCAGATTATTTCTTTATTACAAAACAAACTTTCAAACCAGTTAGAATTTAGTTCAAATAAGAACTCCTTTGTACTACTTAAAATTCTCCAGATATTATTTTGTTCTTCTTCTTCAATTTCTTTAATTAAATAATAGTCATAATGCTGCTTTAACCATCCCCATGTGTGATCAACGAATTTGCCATCTTTGGTTTTATTAATAAAGTGAACAACGATTGCATTCTTATCACTCTTATCTACAGCAACACAAGAGTAGACTTTCTCAGCCTTTCTCTCATGAACCTTTTGTACTGCATTGAGATGACATCTTTGAGTGTAATTTATCTCCCCAAGATCAAATTGTGATGAGTCTAATTTTTCAAAATTTGAAATGACGTATTGGTATATTTTATTTTTGACTCGTTTTTCTGCCTTCATTTATTTTGCTCCTATGCATTTACTGTATTCCTTGGATAACTCCTCAAACCACTTTCTATCGCCCATTACTAAAGCCATATCGATCATTTCCATATAATCTTCTGGTTTTAGAAATGTCTTACCATAGTCAATAATTGTCCTGAATATTGCATGATCTTTTAGTTGTTCAAAAACACTATCATCATCTGGAAAATCTATGTATACGTCCAATTTAACTTCTGCACAAGAATATTCGTTTCTTAAAATTTTTTTAATTTCTTTTATGGTTAGTCTTCTTTGAATATCTCCTTCGAATTGAAAAACTACAATATGCTGTTTGAAGTGAAGCTGTCGTGTAATAAAGTTATAGTCAGCCCTATTAGGACTTAGAGATAATTCAATCCTTGGCTCGCCTTCAAACTCATGATACGTTTTCTTCAGGACTTTAACGATAACATCAAATACTTGCTGTTTATTAAGTTCGAACATCAATTGTCCTCAATGATCAATATGGATCATCTTTACTTTCATAATATTCGTAATCATATGTATCGTATTGTTTCATATATTTATTCTTTAGAGCCATTTTCTTTTGATTCCATTCCCATTCAAAGTCATTGGATTTGGTTATCTCATCTTTCTTCATTAGTTTAATTTCATTAAAAATTGTAAACTTTTTACCCAAAGAGACTTGATGCTCATAAATCACAAACATAATCAAGTCAATACTGTCAGCATATCCAATTACAGAAATTATATCAGCATTACCATTGAGACCACTTTTATTAATATCATCCGTAACAATATATTTATCATTTACTTTATGATACACCGCAACCCACTGTTCAAAATGTTTGGTGACTATCTTTCTTCCTAGATCATCAAATGATCGTTGAGGGCTGTTAATGATTTTTACATCGACTAATCTGTCGTAGTAAACTCGTGACATTTTAATCCTCTCCTTATTATAGTTTGGTTTTCAAATACTCGATAGTTTTTCAAAAAAGATGCTTTCGCATTCGTCACATGGAGATGGTACGGATACCTCTTCTGCAAACTCATAAATCCGATTACACTTTGAGCACTTCCATTTTTTCGATACCATTCTCAATCCTCCGATTTTGTCAGGGAATCTACCCATATGTCTGATTACATCATGCTCATTCATTTATTACTATCATCTCCTATAAATCTTCATTTAATAAAAAGCACACTCTTTTCGCATAGTCTTCATTATAAAATTTAGCAATTATCAAGTCCTGTATACTATGACCATAGAAGTCTCCGTCTTCTTCTAATAGATATGTTTCTTTCGTTGCTTCATTCGTCTTTAAAAAGAATCTTTCCATTGCGCAACCCCTTTTTTTTATATTAGTCATCCTCCAGCAACTTATCTTTCAATGCCTTTTGTAACAACCGAGAAAAGTTAATCCCTCTTTTTTCTGCTTCCTCATTTAGATCTTCTGGGATGGTTAGCGTTTTCTTAACGTATTTAATTTTACTTGAAGCTGTATAAGAAGCTAACGCAGTAAATTGTCCTTTGCTTAGTATAACTTGCTCAATTGGCGTTGGTTCTGGTATTTGTTCTCCATCGTCTAGACGACTCTGTATAGTTAGTTTAAGTACTTCATTCGCTCTTTTGAACGCTACAGATAAGGTGTCTGCTTGAGACAGAGCCTCTTCTAGGTCTGGGAAGGAAATCTCTATATGGCTTTCGTTACAATCCAGCAATGCAACATATGTATATATCGTTTCATTAATCATTGTTATCCCCCTTTAACTTGTCAGGGATACTATAGCACGTATCAAGCACGTGTTCAAGGCAAGTCTTCATAAAAGTAAAGTTTTATCAACTTTTAGCAATGAAAATACCCAATGTTAGTGCGGTTTTATTTAAGCCAATAATGATTTCTAATGTCTTCAATGTCTTCTTCGGACAGTTCTTGAATCCAGCTCTCATATTTTCTCATCATTCCATCATTACCCTCGTTAAAATTCCACTTGGCTCCTTGCAATTCATATTGAAAAAATGTTCCCAACATCCAATGAGTTTCGCAATGTCCACTATATTTTGATTCGTTACCGCAGTAATTACATTTCATTATTAGACCTACTCTCTTCTCTTAGTCTCAACACTTCCAGTTTTCTAATTTTCAACTCATCTAAAATCACTTCTTCAGGAATCAAATTACCGAATCCAACTTTTTCTCTAGTAAAATCACTGTCTACGCCCACATTAATTTGATTAATCAACCTCGATGGACGTTCGTGAATATGCCCATGGATCGAGTAAGCATTAGGCGTGAGACCAATCTCAATTGGATAATGGAACAGAAATAGATGTTGCTTATCAATTTTCTTTTCAATCATCGGTTCTATGGATTGAAAATATTGAGCCATTTTATTTACAACTTTACGGTCATCATGATTACCAAAGATGAGATGAATTTTGCCCCTTAGTCTGTCGAGAGTTTCTTCACACTTAGTTACTCCGCCAAGGGCGAAGTCTCCCAGATGATATACTGTATCATGTGACTTTACTTTACTGTTCCAATTATCAATAAACTTCTCATTCATTTCTTCAATTGAGTCAAATGGTCTATTGGATAATCGGATAACATTCTTATGATGAAAATGAGTATCTGCTGTATAATAAGTTGCCAAATTAATCTTCTCCTTTTATGATTTAATGGCACTCCTTAGTTTGGTCATAATTTCTTCAACGACCTCACCTGTTCCACATTCATATGTCCATTCGTCTTCAAATTTCTTTTCTATCCAATTTAAAACTTTAGATGCTCTTCCTAGTTTTTTCTCTAATGATTCATAGATATTTATGTATTCATGTTTTGTATGGACTCCCCAACTCTGCATATAGCCAATATTTTCAAATATCATTGAATCGATCTCGTCTCTAAATACAGAAGGTTTTACTGGAGTTTTTAGTCCAATTGAGACAAACAATTCATGCTCCGTCGTTAAGTTATCATCATTCATAATGGCTCCCCTTTATTCATGAAATTCAGTTTTCATCATCCATTTCTCTTATAACTTCATTGTGCAATCTGTCTAATTCCTCTTCTTCGCATTTAATACTACATAATGGTTTCCATAGCCAAAAATTATATAATTTTGTTATCCTGCCGCATACTTCGCAAAACACGCCCTCATCCTTTAAGTGAATTAACAATTAAAATACTTCTCCTTTCCAAATAAAAGTCTCATTTGATTAAAACTCTTCAGTCACATCGTACACGTTTCTCCTTAAAATGACGATGTTCTTTATCTTCGGATTATTTTGAAGTGTCCTCAAACGAGTGACAACTTCATCGTAATTGTTCCAATCCATATATTTGGGCTCATACTCTCCAGACGAAGACCTTTTGAGATACTGAATTTTATAGTGTGACTTCAAATGTGTTCCTGTTTCGTAACTCATCAAAGTGCTCCTCTCTTAATTCAATTCAATTTCTTTAATGCTTAACTCAATAGGATATCTGTCGTACTCTTCATATTCATAACTCGATCTTTCCCAGTACCAAACAGTCTCGGTCTTTATCTTGCTTTTATCACCTAGTAGAAATTCTTCCTTTTCATTATGTTCCTCTGGATCAACAATGTTTTCAGTTTTATTGATATGTAGTAGTCGATCTTCAAAATCTTGATCAGCATTATTCTTGTCACTAAAATATTTTTCGTAGGCGGGATAACCCATATAATCGATTTGCTCAACCTTATAAATCATTATCATATGTATAAATCCTCCTCTAATCTATTTTGTACTAACTTCAATCTCTCTTTGTAACATGTCTCTAACTTCACGAAGCTCTGATTGATCTTTTTTGAGATTGTTGATGTGATAGACAATTTCTTTAGTTTGTTCCAGTTTCTCATAGTCTTTAATTTTAAATTGCAATGAAAATAATTTATCCTCAATAGTCTGAAATAATGTTGTTCTTTGTCCGTTTGTCAATTCCATTTAACTTCTCCTTTCTGATAAAAGCAGCCTTTTAACGTAAGTCTAAATATTTTACATAGCCCACAATATCATTGTCAGACATGTATTTGCTTCCGATTTTCTTTGCAAATTTGATTTCTGCTATATTTTCAGTTTCGCTTAAATCAGCAGCAAACAAATGCCAATCATCGTTTAACCTAAGCTCTGTTCGTCCACGCTTTTCCAGTCGTTGCCAAAGATTCATCCTATATTTCTCCTTCCCATGTTTTCATTGCATCTTTGTATTCAACTCCCATATTGCCAGACAATAAAAACAATAATTCAAACTCATTATCTACAAAGTAAGATTGATTCCTTTCCGTATTCATCAATTGATAGTAGTTGTTTTGGAATTTGGGATGTATTTTTAATTCAGCATCAAATATTTCTCCCACAACATCTTTGTACCAATGACCATCTTTTGCGCTTATTATTTTTATTATCATGTGTAATTCCTCCTAAGAGCTAATTACTTCTCATGCTGTCGCTTCTTGCATAATTGTATGTATGAATCTATTGTGATGAGTATGAATGCTAATGTTATGCATAACCATCCGTTAGTTTTGGGCAAGTCGGTTAAAATTGAATATATGTATATAATGATAAACCAGAGTGTTATTGATGCTGTTATGGTGAATTTGTTTATATGGGAGACCTCCTTGGAATCAATTTTATTACATTTATTTATATATGTATATATTTATTTATTAAATCAATTTTGAATCATTTTTAAAACAAAACATAGTTTTCGTTTGGTTTAATCGGTTGCCACACCTTTAATGATATTCAGTTCGTTTTTGAGTTGAAGAATTTCATCATCTTTCTCTTTTAGTTCCTTCTGGTAATATTCAATTTCACATCCGATACATTGACTGTAGATGTACGCTGGTTCTATTTGGTGTCTTTTACATACTTTAGTTGTCATCTTTAATCTCCTTATGAAATAGATATTTGATTTGGTTAATTAACTTTAATTGTAATTTCAAAATGATGCTTTTCATTTGGTTCAACCAATCCATCTAATAAATCATTTGGATAGATCTGATATAGTCCTTTATTGAAAACAGATTTCTCAAATTTGCTCGGTACTCTTCCAGTGATATTCTTAAAATCCTCCTTGGTAACATCAAAACAAAATGACTCATGGTCTCCACTCGATATTCCATTGAATTGATATGTTTTTTCTTTCATAATATCCATCCTTTCTTGATAAAACAGGTATTTCAAACGATATTGCTATGCTTTTCAAGAAAAGCTTTTGCCTCATCTAGCTTTTTTTGAAGCTCAATCTCTTCTTTTTCATTTTTCAATTGATTTCTTTTGACTACATTTTCTTCAGCTTTGCTTTCAAGGTCGTTATATTGATCTTGATCATAAAGGAGCGATAGAGGAATGAATTTATCAAAGTATTCATCTCCCCACCCGTTTATGTAGTGACTCACTTTGATGTTAAGACCTTTGTAAACAGCATCAACACTGGTGATTTCATAGTACTTATTATCGATATCTCCATAAAAAGAAATTATACTTTCAATTACTTTCTCAATTCTATTGTGATGCTTATGATAAAATTCTATAATTTCTTGATTAATCATCTACTCCGCTCCTTTATAAATTTTAATGAAACTCGCCTTTCGTGATAATATTCATATATAATTATCTGCGATATACAACCCATTCTCTGCAATTCAGTTTATTCTGTGCTTCTTCTTGTGTGACCGATCTTCCAGATCCATCAGCATATATAACTCTTATTTTTCCCCATCCCTCACTATCTACAGCACTATCCCAAGAGACCAACATGTGTCCAAGGATACGACTAAATACGAATTCACACCCATCAATATCATGAATCTGAAATCCATCTAACTCTGTCATTGGTTATGTCTCCTTCATGATTTCTTTTTTAAACAACAATATTATAATATTTACACTCATGCACAACTTTCCGATATTCATCTACTTGGTAATAATCATCATTCTTTTCCATATCAATAACCGTATTCTCTTTATCTCCAATCTCAACCGTGAATCTCAGGTTGAAATATTGAATCACTCTACATGGATATGTATAAACCACTTTCCCTAAATCAACAGCACGTTTGATTTTATAATCAATCTCTTCATATGTATCGCACTTCATTGTACTAACTGGACACAACTCCATATATTTATCTCTTACATATTGGCTAATTTTCATAAGTTCCCTCCAAAGTGTTAAAATGTTGAGCGACAATCTCATCGTGTTGTCCCTGATCATAAGCCATTTTATAATGATGTTCTCTGATTGTGTCGAAAGAATTTGACCAGAATAAACGAACAATGACATTAGTCTTCAGTCTCCGAAAATATTTAATCATTTAATAATCGCTCCTCCAGTGATATTTACAAAATCTCCATTACGATAAAGCTTGATTGGTCTGTTGTTATCATCTTCTTGATACTTAACGAGTTCTTCATATGTATTATTTGTGGGCTTAAAACTCAAACCATCTCTTGTTGTGTATTCATGCTTACCATCGACAATAAAACTTGTGCATCTTCGTTCATCATTTTCTCCCCAACATAGTGAAAGGATTGCCTGGATATCTGAGTTGAGTTTCTGATTTGCTTTGGATTCTTTTTTAATATGTATCGTCTCCTTAGAAATAAAATAAAGTACAGGCGTGTTTCTTAACCTGTACTCATCATAACATATATTATTATGTTTGTATATATATTTATTTATTAAATTCATTCGAAGTACTTTTCTAACCAAGGATCAACTTCTAGGATAGATGATTTGATGCCTTCGGCTAGTTGAGTAATCTCAAACTGAGCACCTTTTCCCGGCTTTCGTTTAGAGTAAAAATCAAGGAGCGTACGAAGATTTCCTGTCATGATGATGTTTGTAGTTGCTGCTTGTGGTATCACTGCTCTCGCATCCTCTTGTGGGACTCCAGCCGCACGTAGTTGATCATAAGCGCCCTGAGCATATTTCATCGCTTCCTCAAAGATATCTCTTGCTGTTTGCATCTCTGAGAACTCACGTTCATTGACTTTTTCAGGCACAATATAATTAAACCCTTTTGATTTACTCTCTGTACTCATAGGAACATACCTCATTGATTGAATGCTAAAGGATAGATGTCTATGACGAGTAAGTTGAGCCATAAGAGCACGACTTACGCTCTCAATAGCAAATGTATAGTTAAGGTGCTCTAACGTGGAAGTGTGGCCCGAACCAGTGATATGGCGGAATAGACGGTCTGCCTCCGTTCCACTTTCACCATCTGTGGCCTTATTACCAAAATACTTCTTTCCCTCCAAAGAGAAAATATCAGTAGGCTTATTTGCGCTATAACAATTACGAATAGCCACCAGAGAAATAATTTGACCATCTTTGGGACTAGGAGATATCTCTTGCAATTCCGGCAAGAGTGTTCGGTAGAATTCATAAGATAACTGTGTGTGTGCGATGAGCTGAATATTCATTAATTAACTCCCTTAAATTTATTTTAGTTAAAAAGGCGATGGATTAACCACCGCCAGATATATTTATTTGCTATTTGCCCGTATGACCAAACCCGCCCGATCCTCGTTCTGTTTCGTCTAGTTCATCAACTTCGACAAATTTAACTGGTGGAACCTTGGCAACGACTCCTTGAGCAATGCGTTCTCCGTGCTTAACAGTAAATGACTCTTGCCCGTGGTTGATAAGAAGTACTTTAACTTCCCCTCGAAAATCGCTATCCACTGTTCCGGGAGTATTTAGCACCGTAATTCCATACTTATAAGCCAATCCGCTTCTTGGGCGAATCTGAAGCTCTTTGTTAAGCGGAATTGCAAAAGAAAGTCCTGTTGGAATCAGTGCTCGTTGTCCTGGTTTAAGTATAATGGGTTCGCCCTCAATTGCTGCGTGGAAATCAAATCCGGCTGCTCCATTGCTTTGATATGATGGGATAGTCGCCAGTTCACTGAGTTTTTTTACTTTAATATTAGTAGTAAGATGCAATCTAACCCATTCACGCTGCATATCCTCATTCATAATCACTTCTTCTTGAAATGGTTGTTTTATCATGTCTGTCATTTTTGGTTGATTTCTCCCTTATTATGTTTATTTTTATTGGTTTGTAAAGTAAAATGTCCATCCTTTATAGGTGGGTGTTTTACCATTTAAACAATCAGAAACAGAAGATCTATTTAAATGGGGAAATTCTCTACAAAACTCCTTTAGACCAGTTCTTGGGTATTTTACTCCTTCTGGCGACATTGCTATAAATTCAAACTTACGCTTTTCATCGTCACGAAATTTATTGTTTATTTCTCTACTCACAAAGATACAAGTATCAAAAGAATAAATTTTGTTTGAGCGCCCCAATTGTTTGATATCTTTATCTAAAAAGATTTCGCCTTGTTTAAATAGTTTTTCGTCGTATCCTTCTATGGCAACCATATCTTTTAGAAAGTTAGAGAACGTCTTCCAGTGTTCAGAAACAGTCACTCCGTTGCCGCCATAGTTCGGATATGCTTTACACTTTGGCTCATAACATCTCTCTAACATATCACTCCAAAGATTGTACTCTTTCTTACAATTAACCATCTTAATTTCACCCAAGGAACCGACCCCAAATACAGATGGGGTCAACTTATCCTTAATTTTGCCTCTTTTTATTTCAACCTTTTCAATATCACGTTCATAACCTGTTTTATTGAATCTAATACGATATACTTTATTCTTATTGGGTTTAATTCTGGATATATAAAGGACTTGGTACTCTTGATCAGAGTTATTTTTAAATATCATACCTATGAGTTCATCATCCATTAAAATAAAAATCCTCATCTTTTAGTGCCTCTGTTACCGCCTTTTGATATGAATTACCTTTTAGTGAGAAGAAGTCCATAGACTTTGTTTTAGTGTCAAGGCCATTAATTACAACCGGATTGATTTCTTCATCTTCAAAATAAGTTTCTAACCCAAGGTTCTGCAAGGCTTTATTGGCATTATATCTAAGAAACTTTTTTACATCATGAGTCAATCCAAGATCATCGTACAGTTGTTCAGTATAAGTAAGTTCATTGTCATAAAGTCTCTTTAGAAGTTCAATAGAAAACTTGGTCAGCTCCTGTTTGATCGCATCTGATTGTTTGTTATACATCTCCTGTGCCAAGAGTCCGATGTAAACTCCATGAATAGATTCGTCTCTCAAAATCAAGTTAATAATCTCTCCACTTTGCATCATTCTTCCTTGTCCATAACAGAGTAAAGGATAATAGAAGCCACTATAAAACAGAAAACTTTCGAGATAAACAGACGCTACCATTGCTTTATACAATGAAATATCATCATTATCTTTTACATCATTATAAATATTAACAATAGCACTGGCTTTCTTTTGAAGATATTTATTGTCTTTCACCCACTGGAATAACTCTTTGATTTCTTCGCTTGGGGCCAAGGTCATGAAGATATTAGAATAAGACTTAGCATGTACTGCATTTTCCATCATAGCCATGAAATTAAGAACTGCTTTACGTTGATGTCCTTTAACCTGAGCAGCAATCAATGGCATTCCTGTATTACCTTGCTCTGTATCAAGTAGGGTAAGCCCCGCTAGAGCCTTCTTATATGTATCCTTCTCTGGAATACTCATTGACTTCCACATTAGCAAGTCTGAATTAAGAGAAATCTCTTCGGGCAACCAGAACTGTTTTACATTTTGATTATAGAACATCTGAGTGAATGAATCTTCTTCTGAAGACCAATCTGCGGCATCATAGATTTTAGTAGTCAATAGATCAATCCTCCTTTTTTAAACTGAGCAAGACAGGCAAGTTTCACGAGAAGTGTCTTTTGTTCTCATATAATATAGTGTTTTGATGCCTTTATGATGAGCATATAAGTCAATTCGATTCAAATCTCTGGTTGTGTGTGTATCCTTCAGGAATAGAGTAAAACTAATCCCTTGGTCTACATGTTGCTGAATCGTAGCGATCATGTCTACAACTTTGAACATATCCATATCATATGCTTCTTTATAGAAGAACCATGTCTCAGGAGACAGGTAGGGCATCGGATAATAGGTCTTGGAGTTACCATATGTTCGTTCTTCAATGCGTTCCATAATAGGCATTACGGAAGCCGTAGATGATTGCACATAGGAGATACTTCCTGTAGGTGCGATTGCTAGACGATATGAATGTCGAAGGCCATACTTCATAGTTTGAATCTTCAATTGTTCCCAATCTGTAGGGGAAGGAATCATCATTCCATCAAAGAGAGTTTTGATTTTATCAAATTTTGGAGAGTAATCATTCTCAAGATACCTGTCAAAGTATTTACCAGAGGCATAATCACTATCTTCAAATCGATAAAACTTTTTACCAGACTCTTTAGCAATCTCCATCGAACGCTTAATAGAATAGTAGTTAACCATCATAAAGAACGTATTTGCAAAGTCTCTTCCCTGTTCGCTTTCATACGAAATCTTATTCTTTGCCAAGTATCCATGTAAATTCATTGCGCCAAGTCCAATAGAGGCCATCAATTTATTAGCCTTGCTAACCGCTGGAGCATTTTTTATATCTGTTTTTTCAGAAACAACAGTCAAGGCATCCACGCCAATCTCAACTGTTTCTGCTAGAGATTTATTCTCCATTACATTAACAATATTGATTGAGCTAAGGTTGCAGGATACATCAAGTCCAAGAATATCTTCTTCCTTGTAGTCTGTGTAATTAGAAACATCGGTCAATTGAAGTATTTCGACACATAAATTTGAGAATTTAACTTTGCCAATTTCCTTGAGTGCATGAACAGCATTAACATTGTCTTCAAACATGATGTATGGATATCCAGATTCAAATCTTAATGCAGCCATCTTCTCAAGTAGTTTACGTGGGTTAATTTTATCTTTTCTCACATTTGGATTCTGAGCTAATTCATCGTACATTTTGCCCATGTCCATATCATCAAGATGTTGACCATATTCCTTATAAACTGTATAGGGATAGAAAATATAAGCATCTTTATCTTCTCTTGCTAATTCGATAAATTTATCTGGAATAACTACGCCGATGGATAGAGTTTTAACACGAACATCTTCATCTGCGCTAATTTTTTTAGTATCGATAAAATCATTAATATCTGCATGAAACACATTTAGGTATGTTGCTCCAGATCCTTGTCTTTGCCCCATCTGATCCGCATAACGAAAGGCGTTATCCAAGAGCTTCATTACACCCACAACACCCTTAGTGGCATTCTCAATTCCTTTGATGGCTTCTCCTTTTGCTCTAATTTTAGAGAGATTTAGTGAAACTCCACCACCAACTTTACTAAGCTGCATAGACATATCCACTGCTTTGGAGATATCATTTAGTGAATCATTAACCTCCATCAAGAAGCAGCTTACCAGCTCTCCCCTACGCTTACGTCCAGCATTTAAGAATGAAGGTGTACTTGGCTGAATTTCTTGATTAATAAGTGCCTTAACGAGTTTCTGAGCTTTAATATAATCACCATCTGCTAAGTAAAGGGCAACAATTGATACCCGATCCTCATAACGTTCCAGGATCTTCTTTTTATCGTTTGTCTTGAGCGCGTAATCATTATAGAATTTAAATGCGCTCATAAATGATGGGAATCGAAATTTCTTAGAATAGGCAATATCGAATACATATTTAATCTGATCATATGTATATTTACTTAGAAACTCTTCTTCGTAATAATCATTTTCAATAAGATAATCTAACTTTTCCTTTAGATTGTGAAAGAACACTGTATTCTGGTTAATATGATCAATAAAATAACTCTTTACAGCATCCTTATCCTTATCGAATTGATACTGTCCATTTTGTTGAATCATGATCTCATTGTTCAAACTAATATATTTTTTTGTGTTAGACAATATTCAATACCTCCTGTTTTATCTTTTCTATGTCATTTTTATTTCCAGATAGTTCAAACTTATGTAATAGAGGCACATTATATTGTTTCGATATTTTTTCTGCTGCTCCGCAGTAATGCTGGCCCCAGTTGATGTTCCCACTTCCTATTACACCTTTTATGTTTGTGTGATTATAAGCTAGGAAAAGATTAACTGATTTTGGCACTTCTCCAAATCCAGTCGTGTATGTAATTAATACATACGGTTCATTAATAATTAAATCGGGAGTTATTTTTATACTTCTCATTTCTAATTTATCAATAAACCTTTGAACATTCCCTGTTAATGAATCATATACAACAAGCAATTTAACCACCTCCTTTACTCATTTAAGGGTAGAAGAATTTCCTTTCCGCATTTTATACTTTCTTGAATTAAAATCACATTTTGGTTGCTACTGCCCCTGTGGGCTAAATTGAGATTTTTTAATTCCCCAACAAATTTCCCATCAACGAGCACATCACAATATTTTAATATATTCAATTTTGAATCATCAGATATGATTTGTTGATATGTGTAACCACTCCATACCCATATCTGTTTTTCATCTCCATATTCTTTTTTGATTCTAACTAGCAACTTCTCTAACATTGGATCACTAGAACTTTCAATTGGATCTCCACCTAGCAAACAAAAAGAAGAAATATAATCTGGAGATAGTGCTTCGATAATTTCATCAATTGTGTCATCGGTAAACAATTTGCCAAATTTAAAGTTCCATGTTTCTGGGTTAAAACATCCAGGACACATGTGACGGCATCCGCTTATGAATGTCGTCACAGAAAATCCTTTAGAATTAATTACATCATATTTATATATTGCGCTGTAATACATATCATTTTTGTCCTTTATAGTGTTTAACTCTGCTATGTATTTCCTTCATTTTTCCATCAATTGTGGCTCTTTCGGCAAAGGAACCTAGATATCCAGAAACTCTTCGAACAATACTGAGCATAGTTTTCTCGCTATTGCCGCACTGAGGACAAACATAATCATTCTTATTTACTGTCTGTGGTTCAATTTCACCCTTATATCCACATGACAAGCACACATCAGAAGATACGTTTACTCCAAAATAATGTGTTTTGTCATAAGCGTATCGAATGATTGTTTCCAGTGCTTCGACATTGTGAATCATATTGCCAAACTGTACATATTGAATTGCTCCACCGCTTGCAATTTTCGAGAAATTGGCCTCAGTATCAATTTTATCAAATGGAGAAATGTCATATGTTGCTGGTACATGGAATGAGTTTTCATAATATCCAAGGTTTGTTACGCCGTTGATAATGCCAAAATCCTCAGAATCTTTCTTACACGCTTTTGTGGCATACACCTCGGCAGGAGTACTATAAATTGAGAAACCAATTCCTGTTTCAGTTTTCAGTTTATCGGCATAATCTCTCATGTATTGAATTATCTTTACTCCCTTTTGAAGCATCTCATCATTGGATAAAAATGAATCTCCATATAGAGCATTCATACAATTGTACAATCCGAGATATCCAATACTTGCGGTAGAATAACTATTATCAAGCAGATGATCAATTGTTTCTTCGGGTTCCAGTCTAGCCACCGCACCGCTACAATATAGGATAGGAGCCTGTTTTGCTTTGACTCCCTTCAGCAGTCCTCTTCGGAACATCAAAACATCCTTAGTTAATTCAAGATATTTATCCAGGAGTTTATAGAAACCCTTTTCGTCTCCTTCAGATTTCAATGCCAATCTCGTTAAATTGATTGTAACAACACCGAAATTAAATCTTCCAAGTGTTTTGTCATTCCCAAATTCATCAATAAATCGTGGTAAAAATGATCTACAGCTCATTGGGGCCTTATGACTTCCTGTTGTCTCAACCAGCTTATCGTAGTTGATGTAATCAGGATAAAGCCGTTTAGAAGAACATCTTGTTGCTAATTTAAAAATGTCATAATTCTTATCACTAGGATCAAGGTTTAATCCTCTTTTTAAGGTGTATACGATTTTTGGGAATACGGGAGTAACATCACCCTCAAATCCCCGAAGTCTGATATTCAAAAAAGACTTTTGAATTAGTCTACAGAACTCACTCTCGCCCAATCCAAACTCAACAGTGACGAAAGGCACTTCTCCCCGAGAATTGGTCAATGTTTGGATTTCGTATTCGAATGCTTGTGCTGCGTCATAGACTTCTTTTTCGAGGCGTTCCCAAGCATAGTCTCTTGCTGGCTCTTCGGTCTTAAGCCACTTGAGTCCGACTTCATAATGTTTGTTATATGATTTAATTGCGTATGGTTCAAGTCCAGTACACAGAGAAGGTAATGTTACACCGCCATAGCAATTAGAACTTACGTGGGCCACGATCTGGGAAAGTAAAGCGATAGCCGTTGTAATCCCTTTTGGAGTGCTTATTTTAGTGTTTCCCACCTCAAATCCATTCTCTAACATGTCAATCCAATTGATGAGAGTACAATTGAAGAATGGAATTGCCATGTAATTGTAATCGTGAATATAAATGCTTCCCTCTTCGTGAGCATCATTAAAACGTCCAGGAACAATTCTACGCTTTGCATAATCTTTACAAGCAATATCAGCAATCATTGCTCGATATGTTTGAAATTTATCTCCAGCCTTGTTTGCGTTATTGACAACTTCCTCAGAAGTCATATCAAACAATCCTTGGATTTCTCTATCTATATTGTTAACACTATTTCTTTCTTCGTTCCGTTTAAACCGATATCTTATGTATTCTTGTGCTACGTCTTTCCTATTAGACAACATCAGATGCAACTCTACACTGTTCTGGATCATCTCGATGTCGTGTGGCTCTTTTTCTTTGGATAGTTTATGTTCAACTTTATTTGCTACATTCTCAGCAACTTCTTCATCAATGCCCTTTTCAGTCCTTGCCATAGCCTTCAGGATTGCATTTACAATCTTCTGCTTATCAAACTGAACAACGGTTCCATCTCTCTTTGTAACTTGCGTATGCGTCATCTCCTAGTGTCTTAATCAATCCCTAAAATCACAAATCCCTCTTTTACATAATTCGGATCATCGAAAACATAAATTACTTCTCGTTCAAACCAGTCTCCCGCATATATTTCTTCGTCGGGAATCCATTCGTGTAAAACTAAAATGTCGCCAACTTCATAATCTCGATCATTTCTTCTTACTTCAAATGGCTTGAATCGATGCTTTACTTGAGAGAAATAAGGCTGAACTAGTTTGAGATCAATCCGCTTCATTACACCAACTCTGATTTCTTCTTATAATTAACAACGATTTCAACATAGTCGCCATCTTGTAATTGATAGAAATGGTTTCGGTGATACATTGCACCATCAATTCCCTCTAATAAATCCGAAGAGTTCTCCAGATTATTATTTTCGTCTTTAATATACCATCGTTCGCTTTGTTCGACTAAAGTTCCTTTTATGATAATATTATTCAACCTACGCACCCTTTCTTGATAAAATATTATTTTTATTAATTATTTTTTACTCTTGGAATCCTTCATTGTAAAACTGTAAAAACATTTGCGATAAGCTCAACAACGTTTCTTTTTTAATCTCTGCTACTTTCTCTCCATCAATAATGAAAGAAACTGTTTTTGGATCAATGGATTCAAGCATATATTCTGCAAACGAAAGTGGTGTACGACCTTCTGAGTTTAGATTCTCTTTGTCCATAGTGTAGATACAAATTGCTTTCTTCGTGAATGTTGTCATTTATTTATTCTCCTATTTTCATATTTTTATTAATTATTCAATACCTTACATCTGCAACCTCAATCATCTCTCCCACTCTCAGCACATTGCCTTGATCAAAGAATTTATCCATCGCATATTTAACAGCCATCTCTTCCATCTGTCCAATATCAATCTCTTCTTCATCCGAAGAAACCTCCAGACAGTCACTCGCATCAACGAATACATTAAAATTAAATTTACTATCCAACACTCCACTATCTTTATATGTAGCAAGTTCTACAGTAAACAGAATTCCCGTATCCACTCTACTCCTCCTTTCCCATTTGATCATAATAAATTCTCATATCAAATTCTCTCCAGGCTTCATACCAAACTTTTTCATCTAAAGCATCCATCTTTTTAAATTCCTTTGCTCCAATAAAATCTCTGAGCCTCTTCTTCACATAAACATCTTCATGTAATTGAGATTCATTATCTGTTCCAACATCACTTTTGAAACAATCGTATAATGCATCTCCCAAACTTATGTATGTTTTATTCAACTCTTCTTAATAACACCTCCATATTCTCCGACCTCATAACCATCTGGAAGATCAACGATGTCCCACTGAGATAGGATAGCATCTAGTCTGTTACCCAATACTTTACCAAATGCTCCACTTTCATCAAAAAAGTGTACTGATCCGCCGAACATAGAATATTCAAGTGTTCCAAGAGTCCCATCTTCTTTGTGCTTAAGAATTGTCTTCAACTTCTAACCTCCTATATTATCATTATATTTATTATTTAAATATTTGTCAACATGTTTCGTAATCAATTATGTAATTGCCATCTTCGCTAAAATATAATTCACTTGTCGCCACAAACACACATTTACCATCATGTGAAACCGGAGCGATATTATCAAACATTCTAAAGCAATCACCTTGTTTTAGATTATAAAATAGTGTTGGCTCCCATTTACCATTGACCAGTTTTTGAGTTGTTCTGATTACTCTACTCACTTCAAAAACTTCTCAATCTCATTAATTTCAAGCTCAACCTTTTTGTCGTCAGATAATAGTTGATCCAGTTTGACTTCCATTGCTTTTAGCTTTGTTTCTTCTTCTTTCTTACCAAGAATATTAAGTTTTGATTTAAGATCAGCAATCCAATCCATAACATTGTATCCGCTAAGATTATAATCCTCTAACACACCTAGTTCATTTGCCGAAATAGCATAAGAATTAAGTTTAACCATTAACAATAGAATCTGTTCCTTGCTAAGAACATTGATATTATGTCTAATGCCATCAATTTCAATAGAACAATTAGTGACTGGAGTAAACTTCTGCAACTTACCAACTTGCTTCTTTTTGTCTTCAATCTGCTTCTTAAGTTCTAGAATTTTTTGATCATTGTTATTTGCCATCTTAACCAATCCTCCGATATAGTTTTCCATTTTCTAAATACTCGTTCTTGTACATTGGTGAATAAAGTTCATAAACAGTGTGGATATCACCAATATAAATTCTCTCATATTCACGATTGGTAGCAACATAGTTACCATCTTTGTAGAACTGGCTTGTATTTATATCATAGTGAACTCGTTCAGTCTTATCTGGTTCAATATATAGGTCAACAACACTTCCCCAGTGGGTATCTTTGAATTCTTTGTTTTTAATATATTCCTCAAAATCACTCAATGAATAAAGCATCCACTCGTCTTTTGACTTATCTCTATGAGAATATTCAGTCTGTCTTTCTACCCAATCAAACCATTCAGCATAATCCTCTGCACATTCGCTTGAAACAACTTCGATGAATCTATCTCCTAGTGACTTGATTGTTGATAATGTTTTATACTTCTCTCCATGAGTATATTCTGATTCTTTCACAAAGAAATGATGCTTCCCCTTTGAAATGTTGTGATAGACATATGTATACTGCGGAGAACTCCAGTAACCACTCGATTTACCCGTTAAAATCTGTTCAGACTTAGTATCCTTCAGATCGAATCTGCCCATGTAAATCCACTCTTGATTATCTTTAGATTTATAAGTAGCCCCAATAATCAAATCTTTAGCTTTTACAAAATTCTTCTCATGTAGAATTTTATTGAATGAGCTTATCTCTTGGTAGTCTGGAGATTCTACGGGTAGTAAAACCAATTCCTTTCCATCCCAAGCATAAACGAACTCCCCTTCGAGTCCTTTACCTTTAATTGAGTTTGCATTTTCCAGGATATAAAGTAAGTTCTCGATAGTTATCTCAAATTCGAAATTGCGCTCGTCGTATATTCTGACGTAGGCCTGCCGATGATTCCAATCGGACGTATAATCTCCTACCTTTTTATTCATCACAAATCCAGACGTAGGTAGATTTATATATTCTTCTGTTTCTATATCTTTATCTATCCAATTAATCCATGATTTTTCTTTTCGTAGGACTCCTTTATGATCATAATAGATGACATATGCTAACTTGCCTGTGTAAGTATTGTCTCTTTTTTGAAATCCCACCTTTATTTTTTGTGGTATAAAAATAGAACTTTTCATATTTGCCCTCCTAGTCATTCATTTCTACTTCATAATTTAATAATGCTTGATATAATTTATAAGGAATTTTGCTTTTATACTTCTCAACGACCTCTTTAATATGTGATTCCTTGCATAACTTATAACAGTCAAAAGCTTCCACTTCTTCGTTCAGCTCAAAAACGCCAATGCAAATTCTTTTGTTTGTGATTTGGTTTGTGTATTGTACTTTTAATTTATTTGCCCTTGGGTCAAAGTGGACTCCGATAGGATAACTCCCTCTTCTTGTATTGCACTTATTAAGTATTGAATTAATATTGTGTGGTACGAATATACATGTCTCCGGCGAATAAACTTTATTGCCTTTGACAAGTAAATCTTTATCTAATTCGAGTTGTTCATTGTTGATATTGTAATAATTTTCTTCGCACCACTTTGCGAAATTTTGATAGTTGTGCCACTCTTCGCAAACTGTGCAACCTACATAAGATATATTGTTTTTAGTCTGATCTCCATAACATCTATTTAGCATATTAACCCACTTAGAATAAAACAAAGATTTTTGTCCATTGTATCTTGATTTATATGTCCCGCTGCCCATATAACCCACGCCGCATACAAAAGGAAAATATGAATTCTTTATAGAGCCTGATTTTACCTGATTCCATTTCACATTCTTTTCATAACCAAAAATATCTAAAAATTTAATTCTAATATTTCGTGTATTAGTATAACTAATTATTGTAAATTTACTTCCCTGTGTATTTGTATAAATCTTTTTTTCTCTTTCGTTTAACATATGATTATCCTCTATGCCAATTTCTTCGTATATGTATCGTTGCGATCCTGGAAACCAACTTTAATCTTTTGTGGTACAAATATATTTGTTTTAATATTTATTCACCCTTTCAATTTTTTCATTTATAGCACATTTACTTAATAGCTCTCCTTCTCATACGAGGCAATTCCTATTTCTCCATTTTCATCAATAAAGGCAATTGCATAGCAATCAATATCATATCCAGGACTTTCATATCCTCCAACGTAGTCAAAAGTACATTTTGTTTTAAATTTATATCTAACGTCTTCACATAATTGATGTAAATTTAACTCATCTTCGTTTTGTTCATGATTCTCAATTATTTCATTGATATAATCTTTGATATTCATTTTTATATTTCCCTTTCTTTTCTTGATAAAAGTTACATTTTATGAGGTTTTATACACTATATATAGATATACTATTAATGTTAAACACTATATATAGTATATAAAATGTATATTTATAGACTAACCAACTTATTTTCATATTTAAAACCGTCATTGGTCATTATTGGCACTTCTTCCATGAGCACATCTGGCACAAAAGTCAATGCTTCGGCTACAGCGTAGCTTCCATCTGGATTTCGTTGTTGCGTAGATACTTGAACCAGACATCCATTGGGTAAATTGCATACTTTAGTTGATTTCATCCATCCTTGAGTTTCAGAACTTGCTTTGCAAAGTAAGGCAAATGTATCTCCATTTCCCACAACTTTAATATCTGATACTTTTTTCTTTGCGTCCTCAATATTTTCAACTGACAAATTCTTTTCTTCCATTGTTAATCATTCTCCTTATTTTTAATTTGTGAAATGTGCATTTCATCTCACTTACCACCAAATAACTAATTTTATCCAACCATATTCATCGGCTAGTGGATGCAACACGGTATTCCATTTTTCTAGAATCATTCTTTGCCAATCATTTGGCTGTATTTTTAATTTCTTATAATCAATTCCTTCTTCTGTTCCAACGTAAATAGAATTGGCACTATCGTTACGCACATCTCTTCTAAATACCGCTTTTAATTGATAGTGCCAATAATCGCAATATTCGAATTCTTCTTCACGATAATAAGAACTCTTTGAAATATCGAATCCCAGTTTTACAAGATCCTTTTCGCAGCCTCTTGTATCAAACCCTAATGAATGTTCGATTATGTTATTTAGTTCAAAATAATCATATCTATTTTCTTCGTTTGACACACTTTTAAGACTTTTTATATCTATTATTGTCTTTCTTTCATCACCGTAATGTAGATTATATTTATTAAATATACTCATAAGACCTCCTTTAATTTCCTAATGAAATTTGACATTCATACACTTCAAAAATATTTATATTCTTTATGTTCTTGCTCATAGAAATTTGCAATACGTTTTACTGTTTCTGATAGTTCCGATATCTTAATTGGTTCAAACTTAATTTCAGAATTTTTGGTAGGAGAAATAATGGTTGTTGGAGTCAATGATTTTAACCCGTCATATAAAGCCAATAACTCTCCATATGAAAAGCGATAGTTATATGTGATTCTGTTATTATCATTTATGTATCCAAATACTTCGCCACTTTCCTTTAGGACTATTCCAATCAACGCTAGTTTGCGCTTTATGGTTTCTTTAAATGAATATCCTTCCCCGTATTCATCAAACACAATTTTAACTGGCTGTTCATGGAGGATATTCAGAACAACCTCATCTGCATATGTTTCAAAATACAAACCCTTCAAAGTTTTTGGTTGTTTATATTTTCCTTCTTTGAAATCAACTTTTTGAATAACCACTTGATTTGGATTTCTTTCAATTCCAATGATCCAAAGCATAATCAGAACTCCTCCATTTCATTTTTAATCTCAGTAATTTTCTTGTTATAATATTTCAATTTTGATTCTTTTGCTGTTTCAAATTTATCAATAATTCCTTCGCACTGTTTCTTATAGTGTTTTACACATTCTTTCTCATCATTGAAAATATTAAGCGACTCACCAGTATAAGAGCGATACCCAGTATTATCATATGGAGCAATTACTTGTGCCAGTGGTTTGCCGTTCTTGCCAAACGGTCTAAAGTGAAATTCGGAATAATATACAGTTTTATTACTTGGTAATTCTTCATTGCTTACAACCATAACTTTTGTTGGTTTAACATGACGGATGGGCTGATTGTCAATATCATTAAAACGATAATCGCAAATCCAGACTTCTTCACCAATCTTAATTGCCTCTTTGTATTCGGCGTGGTTCAATTAATAAGCCCTCCCCAATTTATAATCATCGGCATGTTCCCATTGTCGATACCACTCAGAAGCATGAGCCATAAATACATCATTATGTTCCTGGTTATTGTTTACCATCCATGTTTTAGATTCAACTGTATAGTCGCCTACATCTAAAGATTCGTATTGTCCATAGTCAACCAGTCTCATTCTGTTTACTTTCCAACGTGTCGTAAAGGGCCAAAACTCTGCTTCAGCTTTTGTTCCCCCTGTTTTCCAGTTCTCAATTTTACCGTCTAGCAATAGAACATTTGCGTGTAGTTCGTGAGGATATGTATCAGACCAGTGCATTAGTTTCCTCCTTCGAGTTTTTTAAGCAGTACATCAATTTCCGATTTACAATATACTCTCCAGTTGGGCATATGATCATCAAGCAGCTCAAAATAATTTAGAAACAATTCGACATATGTAATTGCCAAACTTTTTCTATTGTCGTTTAATCTACCTACCTCATCAATCAATTCGCAGATAAGCAAAGAGTCTCCATCGGACAGAAATTGTCTCTTATGCTTAATCTCTTTGAGTTGTTTGAGCGTAAATTTCAATTACATTCCCTCCTTTTCTTGATCAAATACGCCTTTTATCCACTGTGTCTTTTACTCCACTCTTTATAGATATCTTCCCAACAACCATCCGCTCCTTCGGATGACAGATAGTCTGGAATGAGGTATGAATCTTCAATTCCATATTGACCAAGTTCAACTATATAGTGACCATTAGTTACTTTTTCTTTTACCCATTCTGCATGCTCAATATTTTTCTCTTTATCTGTTAATTTGCTCCACAGGTCATATAGTTCTTGTGCTGTATCAATGTAATTCAATCTAAGTTTTGAATTCATGCTTGAGTCTCCTTCCTTATGAAATATATCTTTCACTGTACTTTTACTCATTCGGCGCATAAGACATATCTGAATCATATCTTTGATTGGCTTTATCCCAGGCTTCATCATAGTCTAATTCATTCACCTGGATAAACAGATCGATTAGTTGAAGAATGTTTGAATACTCTTCAGTCAACTCTTCAAATTTTCGTTGCTTTTCTTCGCTTAATTGGTCAAAAGTAATTTCTTTATTCATAAAATATATTGCCTCCTTTCTTTTTATTTCTCATAAAAGCATTATTTCTTTTAGTTGTCAAAGAAGAATACCAATCGAATATCTTCTTCTCTTGTCTGATACTTGGGAACATCATGATCCTTCAAATACTTTTTCATTTTATCAATTGTTTCATTGTAAAACTCACTGCATAGTTCTTTTATATCGGTTTTATAAAATACCTTATACCCGAAATTAGTATCTTCGTGTCTAAGATATTTCTCGCCATACTTATCCTTTGCTTCTCTTAGTCTCTCTTCATTAAACGCAAAGTCAGTTCCCTCTTCTTCTTTATTCCACCCTGCATACTCTAGGATTTCCTTTAGGGTTAGATAGGAGTGCGAATGTCCGTCACAACCGTAATCATCTGATTGCTGTTTAGTTTCATCGGATACATCTACAGGCAATCCTTTCGGGTTACTGATTGGTTTAATTTCATCCCAGTAATTACGAACATTTGCCAACACTGCGAACAAACAATAATTCCGTCCACTGTAGATTCGATCATCATAGTCAATATGAAATCTATTTGGGTAGTCCTCGGGGTATTGAATATGACTCTCATCTACCGTCCATTTATCTGCGTTTACCCAAATTCCATTTTCTCTCTTATCATCATCATAAGAATATCTCTTAACTTCCAAGTAAGCGTGAATATCACAGCCCATAATTACACCTCTTTATATATATTTTTATTTGAATTGATAAAACCACTATTTCGTTATTCTTTTTCAGAATAAAATCCAATTAATTTATAGTGCTCATGATCGCTGTCAATATACTCCCTTTTGATTTCTTCGCTATAAATATCGAAATCATCTAGTGCTTCAATATACCCCGCAATTCTTCCAGAAATACTATCGTGATATTGATCTCCTTTTACCAAGACTTCTTTTGTGTCAAGATCGAACAATGCCTTCTCGTCTTCAAATTCATCATTTACATAAACTACTAACTTCATTTTTAAAACTCCTTTTATTTTTATTTTGATAAAAACTCAATTTCATCAGATTATTACCTTCAAAAAACTCAATGTTTTCGCGGTTTTTCTAAATCGAATTCCTTCAGTGTGTCGGCAATTTCATCGCTTGACGCAAAGCTTGGCTTCTTTAAATCAACTTTTCCACTCAGTAATTTTATGTATTCAACATTTTTATTTGTGATTGACTCTGGTGCTACATAAACTGTCTCATTCTTCAATTCAAGCACTCCTTAAAGGAATAGGCCTTCCATTATAGAAGACCTATTTATATTTACTAATTACCGTTTGTTATTAGATTGCTGACGCTGCTTCGCGTATTTTGTTAACGTTGATCCTCCTTTAGCCGTATTCTTCTCTGGCAATACACTCCCAAAGATCAATCCTTGTTTCTTGCAATAAGCTTTTGCTTCATTTTCTACGCCAATTCGATCTGTTGCTGTGAATTCCTTGATTACTACACTTGCTCCGCTTTGGGTTGTTGCTAGGCCGTAAAATGTCATATGTATTGTTCTCCCTTATTATATAATGTATTTTGGTATTTGTATATATTTATTTATTAAATATTTTCCCGATAATCATCAATGAAAAGTTGCAGTGTTTTGGTGATTTTAAACTTGGGTTTATAAACTTTCCAGATATTAATGTTGAGCGATCCAATAGCTTCAATCTCTGAAAACACCGGGACAGAATTAAAATATTGCTCATCTGTCTTAAACTTCATTAACTGAATCTTATCACAGTCAACCTTCACTGTGTTTGCGGATTTACCCATAAGCTTTTTATCAGAGACGAATAACCCTCTAATGAGAAACTTTCCCTGCTTGAATTTGTTTCCTGTTATCCGGTAAAACTCATTTAGATAATTGACTAAGTTTTCATTAACATCAGACAAGTTAAACTCTAGATCATAATACAGAGAATCATCTGCTTCAAAGTTGGTCAATTTTTTGTTCAGTTCATACTGGAGTTTGCCTAGATTGACTTTGAGCAACTGTACTCCTCCAGCACCTGGATGACCTCCTGTATAAAAAACATTGTCACAGTCAGCAAGTAAATCCAACATTGAGAAATCTTCAAGTCCTCGGAAGCTTCCTGCGTATGCATCTTCGGTGTCGCCTTCACCCAATACAATTGCTGGCCTATTAAATGTTCTAGATAGCTCTTGCGCTACAAGCCCCATCATCCCTTTTCCAAGTGATGGATCAACAACGATAATTGTCTTATTTGATTCGTCTATTGTTGGTTTCAACCGTTGCAAAGCTTCAGCTTGAACCTCCTTACGCTTCTCGTTAGCCTTTACCAACTCTTTAGCCAATCCTTTAATGTCGTCTGAGTCGTCTACGCACATCAGAAAGTCAATTGCTAACTGAATATTATCGGCTCGTGTAGCAGCCGTTACAGCAGGACTCACGCCGTACAAGAAGTCTGTCGCAGATAGGTTTAATAGATCATAATTCATTGCTTGAAACAACGCCTTAAGTCCTGCATGATGTAGATTTTTTAATGACTGCTTTGCGTAATATCTATTCTCTAATTCCAACATAGACATCATATCAGCCATAAGTGCAAATCCGGGCAGATCATCGAGCTTGTTTGAATAATATGTATTCATGTAATCATCAATGACTTGACAAACTTTAAAGACCAACAATCCTCCGCAAGCATTTTTATTAGGGTAGGAGCATCCCTCTTGCTGGGGATTGACTAAAATAGCATACGGATTATCTACTGTAACCGTATGATGGTCGATTATTAAACAGTCAATTCCTTTTGATGATAGTAATTTCATTGTTTCAACGTCATTTGATGAACTGTCTACTGCAATCAGTACCTTTGTCGATTCAGGAATTGTTTCAACTAGTCCATTAATATTATGCCCCTCAGAGCGTTCATTGCACACGTAATATACTTCGTCGGTGAAATTAAGTAGATACTTATACATTGTCACCAACGAAGTTACACCGTCATAGTCTAGCTAATCAGGGTCGCCAGTAATTGTAATAGGCTCACGGTTCCGAATTGCAAGGATGATTCGTGTAGCCAATTCGTTAATATTCTTAAGTAGATAGGAATCACAAATTACATTAGACAGTGGATTCAGGAATTGATCAATGTTTGTGATTCCGTTTAATTTTGCAAGCATAGAATATGTATTATCATATGATTCAAATGGAATGACAGGTGTTTTTTGTTTCCATTTCATTTATAAATACCACTCCCATTATATTTATTTACTCTTCAATCAGCGCTGTCAACACTTCAATTCTTTCGTCTTTGTTAAGATTAACCCAAAGTTCAGTAACATCATTGAAGATTTCTTTTACGTCACGAGATTCACCATTATCATCCTTAAGATTGATACCAAAATCACTAAGCATATCTACTACGACATTATTTTTATTCATTAATATCACCTCCTTGATTTGATAAAAGATAAGTTTTATCAACTTTTTTACTCATTGATTAGATGGTCGGCAACTCGTACTTTTGGAAGCCTCATAACTACAAAGGCACCAAAATCAGACAATGCATTTTCTCCTTTAATAGCATCTTCAGGGATTAAAATTTCAGTATTAATGCGGAAGTAACCCTTATATTTACCTGATTTTGCTGGAGCGTAAGTTTTTAGTTGTCCAGAAAATGGAGCAAGCACTAAAATACTATCGTTATATTTATCCTTAATCTGTCCCGCTAACTCGGAAACCGTTTCTTTGTTGACGTCAAATATTACATCTCTGCTCATTGATCAATTCTCCCTCAAATTTAATTTTAAATCACTACCAATTATTTAAAGAAATTATTCAGCTCTCCGCTATGATCACTAATTCGTTCAATCAAATTAATGATGTCTTCTTTTGTTGATTCGCCATCAGGGACATGCTCAAAAATTTCATCCCAACTATACAATTCCAAATTTCTAACTGCATCCACCAGTTTACTCGCTTCACTTGCTGCATCATTAATTGACATTTTATATCAATCCTCCTAATATTCTTTTACTTCTAAGCCATTCTCTCGACTAAACATTTTTCCATCTTTCGCAAACCATCCGTCTTTTCCAGTGCCAACACAATCAGGGCAAGTGTAGCCAGTATCATATTCATGCTCTCGATAATATCCTCCACCATTACACCACTTACAATCAGGTAATCGGAACCAACGTTCTTCTTCTGCTGTTGGCATATCGCCTAATTTAATTGCTTTCTGAAGGTGCTTCTTGGTTTTACGCGATACACCTTCAATGTGAAACCTGTTCTTGTTGTAATATTTCCAGTGCCTACTCATCCATAATGGTTTCATATGTATTAACTCTCCATAATCATATTTGCTTCATCAATCAGATCGTCCAGAATATCACGAATCTGGTTCGCTTGCTTATTCCAGCTCTCAATTTGATCATCTGTGAATACCGTGTTGGGATTCTGAAAAATTGAGAATAGCAGTGATACATCCATTGGGAATAGTTTTGTTCTAAAGATAAAATTGTTTTCTTCTTGGCTCATATATTTTTGTCTCCTCTCTTTAGAACTGCTCAACATATGTACTTTCTGGTCTTACACTCCACCATCTTGGTTCATCGACAGTTACGATCTGGCATTCTCCATCATACATTTCTGCCAAAAAGCCGTTATCATTCCATACAGTCAGAAACCAATCGTCTTTATCGACATAATCAAGATTTGTTTCAACCGCATACTCTTTGCCTTTAGTAAGACCCCAACTTAGGTGATGTTCGGCAGTATATTTAACTACTGTAAATTCTTTTTGTAACATTATTTATTCATTCTCCCTTTTTGTTTTCTTCAATTCTTCAAGATACTTTTCTTGATATTCAATGTCTGTGATAGGAATAACCAATCCCTTTGATCGTTCTTCTAAGTTGAAATTTGTCTCATAATAAATATCGTGTTCGCTTGATTTAAAACTCTTCATTGTTTCTCCTTGAAACCTCATAACACCGTAACAAAAATTGATATGTCCTAAGCTTTCAAATCCATTTAGTCCACATTCTTCAATGATGTTCTTGTAAGCAGTCAATACTTCTTTTGCTTTTTTTGAGTTGGCTCTTAGTGAACCATCTTTTTTGAATATTTTTTTATTTTCTTCTTTCGTGATTTCCGAAAGGTCGATCTGTAAGTAACTAGAAGCGTGAACCAACAGTGTGATTTTCTCATCTAGCAATTCACTTAGTTTTCCGTAAACCTGTTTCCAATTTGGCAACATATTCAAATGCTTCTTAACTGCCAAATCGAAATCCGTACCATTCTTAATCTTAAAATATTGCAAGGTCATTTTTATTTCTCCTCTTAATATATTTTTTATAAAACCCTTTTCTTCAAAAAATATGTTCTATCCTAACTACGCCACCAATCTTGCTGATCATCTGCATACTCTTCCATGTGATAATACTTTTTGTAATTGTTCCAATCATCTAAATCTAGTCCTTGTTGTTTTGCGTCTTCATAATCTTCATCTGAGTATGGTTTAGATGCCTCACTACATAATTCAATGCCTTCTTGAGACATATATTCATCAGATATTTTTGTTTTTACCCATTGATCATAAATTCTATTAAGGCATTTTCTCATTCTTTCCAAACTTTCAAGATCATCAAAAACAATTGTCATATCATGGCCCGGAATATCTGCGTTACAAGGATGTTTTTCAACGATGTCTTGCGCCCATTCTTCTGTTCCAGTCGCAAAAACAACACTATCTGTGTGTCCAGTCTCTTCATTAATTCCTGAAAAGATCGCTGTTCTTGATTCATTTGTAGTGCTTTTAATATGATATGTATTCATAATTCGCTCCTTTGTTTATATTTATTTCTTCATGAAAGTATGTATTTATCATCAATTACAATCCTAGCTTATACCGACCGAACAAACTTTTCTTTGCCATAACTGGCTCATCATCTTTAGTGAGAAAAATAACATCAACAATAATGCTTTTAAATTTTCCTCTCTTTTCGGGATCAATCGTGTACATAATGTTGCGTGTTTTTGTTTTAATGTATAGAACTTCATCATAATCTTCTTTTACGACTCCATACTCCCACCAAGTAGCAAGTTCTTCGTTTTCGCCTTTATAACTTATTTGAACTAATTGCCCTTTTAGCATGTTATTTTTCTCTCCTCTTGTTTCAATAAAACTATTCTTTCGTGTGGTCTTAGTTAAGTGAATCAATAATGACTTGAACAAATTCATCCAGCTCGTGTGCAGTTTCAATATCATTGGTTCGTTCAGCAATTTGGTTCAATTTATCAGCTACTGCTATAAGAAATTCATTGTCAGCTTTCATTTACTATCCCCCCTGTTCCTCAATTTCAATGGCCTTGTATGAACAACCCAATCTTTCAGCATAAAAACTAGCCTCTGACTTGCTAAAATGTTCAGCATTTTTTGGATCATCGATGACACTACATTCTCTGCTGCTTAAGTCAAGACTATCAACATATTAACTCTCATTAAAATACAAAACGTAAACTGTAACTGCCATTATTTAACCTCCATTCATGATCAAACTCTTATTTTACAAAGACTATTCTTCGTACTTCTTCCATGAAATCATATCTCCGCAATCATTTGCAGTTATCTCTATAATGAATTCGCCCTTATATAACATTTTAATTTGATCTCTAGTTTCCCACACCAAGCCCTCTTCAGCCTCTTCTGTCCAACAATCAGGATCGCTGTCACTGTTTAAAAATAAAGTTCTACCGTCTGTTATTTTTGTTGCGATACCATAGTAAGTACTCATATATTATTCCTCCCTTTCGTATTATCTCGAAATTCTAATTTCATTAGCCTGTGATTACCGACTCATCTTCTGTCATATGATAAACTGATGAGACATTAACCTTTTCAGGCTTATCGCTCTTACTAATTGTTATTTTCATATCCTCAACTAGCATTCTTCCAACTTCTCTGGCAATGATTCCGCGCACGTTAGCTTCAAAGTCGCTTCCAAACCCTCTTCCATAAGTTTTACCAACACGATGACTTATGTCTGCTTCAACCAGATGATCAATATAGTTTGAATTAATAAGCTTTTTAAATTCATCTTGTACTAACTCTTTGATAATTTCTTGAACATATTCTTTTGTAATTCCCAGCTCATTATGTAAGTGATTTTTAACTTCTTGATAATTACTCCGATAAACTCCTGGCTCTTTTTTCATTTTTATTTAATCCTCCTTCAAGATATTCCTTAGTCCAATCTACGTATGTCTCATGGCTTGATACGTGATCCTTGAAAAATATTTTCAGCGCTGAAATAGATTTACCATCACCTTCGATATTATCCAATAGTTTATCCGCTTGTAGAATGTGCTCGTATGCTTTTTGAATGTGCGTTGCAATTTCATTCATACTTTTCTACTCCTTATAAAACACAAATTTCATTAGCTATTTACTCTTAAACTGCCTTGCCATTATCCGATCTAGTTAATGTATCAATTAAGAGTAAACGTTGTTCTTCGCTTAATTTTCTTGATACGAAAGTTTCACCCTTATCGTTAACCATTTCAACATGTACGCCATCTTTTGCATTTCCGTAAAAATCAACTCTGCGATTACTGCCCATTGGGATTTGCATTTTTAGTCTCCTTTGGCCCATATTCGACTATAATAAATTCGTTTTTCTCTTCTTCAATCGTTCTGTTTCTATACTCACTATCAAGTTCATACCAATAAGGTCTTCCAGGAAACTTTGGCGACATCCAATCATAGTTACGTTCTGCCTCACGTTTTGCCTCTTTGGTAATCACTCCATTTGCGGCGCTTATGGATGTATATACGAGCTTTCGTCCATCCCCATCATAAGGAATACCGTTTTTGTAAATCACATAAACCGTTTCATTTTCAATTTTTAGTGACATTTATGGCCTCCTTTTCTTTACGAACTCCAACTTTTATCAAATCATATGTATTATGCATTTTTAAGATATGCAACGGTTAATCCTTTTTTCTTTAGTTTGGTAATCGTTCTAATATCATCTGCCCTACTCACAAATTTCTCGTTACTCTTTCGCTTGCCCTCTTCTTCAAGTGGGAATGTATTGGTTATACCTGAAACAATATCTTTCGCCAACTTGATAACCAAGGATAGCCTCGTATTTTGCAAAACAAAATGTTCCATAAATCCACCTACGTTTACAACTCCGCAAAGTGAGTAATCACCGACTTCGATCAAATCCTTACCGACACCAGCTCCAGGCTTGAGACTCCCCTTAATTAATGAAATGTTTCCAACATCCGTAGAACTTCCAAGAGAGGCATCAATGGCTATAACAACCTTATTATTCGGTAGATTATTCATCGTTTCATTTAGGTTAACTGCGTGTATTGGATTATCGACTGTCCCATATACATTTGTATATCCCAGTCCTTCTAGATAACTACCAACTAACGGTCCCAACGAATCCCCGGTAGATCTATCCGTTCCGATACAAACGAACACGATGTCGTTAACTTTTAGTGCATTTGGTATCATGGCTCTCATTGCCATTATAAGTTCGTTCTTGTTTGCGATACCTCTTACCTTAAATCCTCTAAAGGCCGATTCGTTCGTTAATGCCTTGTTGTTCTTTTTCATTTCTTACTTCCCTTCATATGTATTTTATTTTTACTTGGAGTCACATCATCACAATGTAACTCCGCTTTATTACCAGCATAACAATCCACACTTTCTAGTCCGATCACTGGTGTAATTTATCTATATATATTTATGTATTATTCATAGTAGTTCGCATGATACAGCTGAAGTCCGTATAGGTCTTTTCCTTCTTCGTCTATAACGTACATCTCTCCATCATCTCCATATATTTGTGGACTTCCATATGATCTCTTTATCTCATATATTCCCCCAATTGTTAATTTGCTCCCGAATTTATTACTCAATATTTCAACGTACCTTGCTGCATTTTCATCTTCGGTAAGCTTTAAATCAGATGTATTAAGTTGAACAGTTGACAAGATAATCATCCCTCTCTCATGTCATAATCTTATTATATTTATTTATTAAATGAATGTCAATGGGTTTTGAATATATATTTATTTATTAAATGTTCCCGGTTATTATTCGAACATTGCCTCTAGTTTGTACAGATCTCTTTCATCTATTGCAATTATCGATGTTATTTTATCATTGATACGAAAATCAAAAATACATTCGTTGATATACTGGCAAATTGGTGTAAACGACAGTTTGATTTTCAATTCCATTGTTTAAATCACCTACTTTACGTAAAATCTTTATTTTATGAAGAAACGATGTGCAAAAAACCCTTATTTATCAAGGGTTTTGTCTTTCTCTAAAATAATAATCGCAGACTTAATAACAGAGTATGGAGCCGACTTATATAAAACTAATTGAGATTCTTCTGCTGTCCTCCAATTCCAAAAGTTCACAGCATACCAACCTTCTCCTGTCATTTCGATTTTAGGCCACCAACCACGACCGACCATTTCGTCTACGACAAGCCTCATACCGTCCCATGTAGTTGAGTACTGAGGAATAGATCCAAATGATCCATCCGTATTTAGATGTGTTGTAAGAGAAATGTAGTTGATCAAGTCAGCAAACTTTCTATCCAGCTCTTTTCCTGGTTCCATTAATTATACCTCCTTAAATAAAATTCACGTAGCAACTGGGCGCCTCTAGCGCAGGTATAACTATTTTATTTCTGAGCAACACTTTATAGTAAGGACATAAAACAAGGAGGTGAAAAGCACATGTACCCATTCGAGTATTTTGTTGAAGACGCAAGCAAAGGAAATAATCAAGATAACCAATGGAAGATTTTTCGTAGCAGAGACCTTCATCCCTCAGTAGAAACATTTGAGACTCAGATTAAAGCTCAGAACGCACGGATACTGGGTGAGTTTACGATTCTGGAATACTAAATATGGGAGGCTTATGCCTCCTTTTTTTCTTTCCATACCAAATGATTTGTTTCCCGGTTGTCTTTCTTTTGTTTCAAACCTAGTTTGTCGATCACATAAGTATAATATGGCTTGTAACCGTAATTATCAGTTCTAACGCCCTTCTCCATATAAGCATATTGATCTGCTGGGTGCTTATAGTATGTAGCGCCTAAAAAATATCTTTCTCCATATTTATCCCCACCAAGAATATGTATATTTAATTTTACATATTTATTTTCTTTTTGAGGAATCCATGCATAACAGTTAATATTAAATGATCCGTCTTCACTTTTCTTGAGTTTCTCATAAACGTAAAGCACACCATCTTTGACTTCAAGGTCATATCTTTCTTCTTTATACCAATTAAATGCTGCTGGTAGGTCGAAATTCTCTCCATCAATCTTCACAATTCTTAGTTTAGAATTAATACGATGCTCTTCATCTTCAATGTTTTTACGAAGCTTTCTTAGCTCTTCAGAAATTCCTGCTCTAGCTGTCTGGGAATTTACTAGAGAATAATCTGCTTTCGCCTGATCATATTCGATTTTCATTTGTTCAAGATTCAATTTCATGCCTCCTTTTTTAATACAATTTATGTTGTTGTTGTTGTAATGAATATTGATGTAACTCAAAGAAATCAACACAGAATTTTATATAAGTTTCTTTCTCCTTATTCGATACAATAAGTTTTTCTGGATCAAATGAATACCTACCGTACCTGGTGTTGATTTCCTTCAACTTATCTTTCTCTTGCTCCATTTTGTTTTTAATTTTATCAACCAAACTCTTGTTGAACAGAAGTTGTATAGAATCATCAATAAATTGAAAAATAGATTTAGCTCTAAGTTTTTTATTTTTGAGGTAAAAATTGTACACGTATCTGTATGGGTGATCCAATATCGACTCCCATTTTTGAATGCGTTCATTTACTAAGGCTATTTCTTTATTTTTCTCATCTGACAGTCTTTGATGTTCCTCAAATATATCATCATCTAAACTTGGTATGTCTCTGATTCCATACCATTGTTCGAAGATATTAAACTGTGCAATCTCAACATCTTCATGGTAAATTGCAAAAATTGATGTTTGTGATTTTGAACGTGGTCTGATGGTTAAATTAAATGGACAGTTTTTTGAAAAATATGAATTCATTAAATTAGCCATAAATTCACGAAACTTGCCATTATCATAACCAAGAGCAATGAAGAGTGATGCTCTGTCATTCTTGAGTACTTTATCGGTTGATGTAAATAACAGTACTGGAGACTTGGTTGCAGCCTCTATAAAATTAATCTGAGTAGTTAGTTCATCAATTGAGTTTTGTACTTTTCCCTTAAATTGATTAAATATATTTCTCACCTCTTTCTTTTGATGAAACCTATAATTTATCTTAATTATGTATCTTAAATTTGCATTCACTGTAATGCTTTTTGAAAACTTCTTCCCCCAAATCTGTAGGGCTTTCTTTGTTCTTAAACAGTCCAACATTATCCCATAAGGCATACACATTTCTTGTCTTACCAAATTTAGCACCTTGCTTTTTCACCGCATCAATTGATTTATCTTTATCTAAAGCTATAACCGTACTTATTTCATTGCCAAGTCCTTTAATCATATTCACTTGCCACTCACTCAAATCATCGCCACTTATAGCTACACAATTCAGAAAACCATATTGACTACTCAGCCAGCATGTTTTTTCCGCTTCGTATATAATCACCTCCTTGGATTCTAGGATGTAAAATAATGCACGATGCCAATTATATAGTTCAATCATTTTGTTGAAATTGATGAGATATAGGAACTTATAAATATCTAACTCTTCGTAATTCTCAAATATCGTTCTACCCTTTATAGAAACAATCTCCCCGAAACTATTATGAATCGGGAAGATAATTCTTTGGCTCTTGATGTCATAACCTATTTGGAATTCTACTTGTGTTTGATATTCGATGCCCTCATCAATATATGACTTGTGTGGTAGCATAATAAATTGATTCAATATCTCATCTTCGTAAATTTGATTCTCTACATTTTCAAGATTGCGCTTCTTTTTTCTCTGTTTTTTTACCTCTCTAAGCCATTTAAGATGATCATTGGTGGGCAATGGGGTATACGATCCATTCAAGAACTCCGTATAAGCCAATTTTTCACATATCCATCGTTTAGCTTTAGGAAGGTCGTTGCGTCTTTCTTCGTCTGAGTACTTGTCAAATACTATGTATGATACTAATCCATAAATGTCTATATCTGATTCGCCTAGCGTTCTAATACGACTTGATAGAGACTCATTAAGATAAACTTGAACAGATCGTTTATTTGGAGACTCAAACTTAGATGGTAATTGCGCTTCATATCGGTTATTCTTCTTATCGACATGTTCACAACCCATTAGTTCAAGAAGCTCTCCTACTTTACCATCCTCCAGAATCTTATCTTTGATTAATTTTAAATCATTATTACTCATTTAAGCTCCCCCATAGGAGTTATCAACGTCCATTATTTGGTACTACGACCAGAGCAACTTCTTTCCAAATATTAAAATCATAATTAACTTCAAATATGATTTGTTCATCCTCGCTGCCTTCGCGATTTTTTGGCAGAAATAATATTAAGTATTTTTTATCGGGGTTTAACGTGTAATCAGCCTTTTCCCACTCACCATTAAATGAACTTTTAATCCAGTTATATGGTTTAAGGGCATTCTTTCCATTTGGAAATTCGTCATCGAAAAGCAGCCTCCCTGCCATAACAACTGCTGCAACTTCAACAATCTCGGCAGATTTCCCGATGCAATCCAAGTCTATGTATCTGAATTCTTTACCTATTTTCAACTGAACCGTAGCAACAGTAGAGCAGTTATTAACCTCTTCTTTAATACAGTCATATAATTCTTGTGCTGAGTTAGAGAAAGCTAACCATCTTTCGATATTTTGTGAAAGATCCGGTTTAAAAGTATCAAAAAAAACATGCTTATAGCCAAGCGGACGAAACAATTCAATATTGCTAATTACATCTTCAATGCGATACTTTTTTAGCAGAACAAATTTGATAAGATCAGGTCTATGCTCTTCTAGCCAGTCTGCGGCTTCGTTAAGCGTAGCTTCGATGCTATCATTAAATCCACCACGATTAACCGTATCTCTCGCTATAGGCTTTTTTAGAATGCGTGACGCTACAGTAACCAGCAAACGAGACCTCCAACGTTTGATCCCTTCTTCATTTGCGAATATGATACCTTTTTCGTTTGCATCAATAAGCCCCAGAACTGCCTTCTCTGTCAAAATACTTGACTTGCCGACTCCCGATGGGAGCACTAGATAAATAAGGTTCCCTAATTTTTGACCATTAATCTTTCTATTTAATCTAGGAGAATCATATAATGGAACTCCCACAGCTTCTCCTTCTTTTAGGTCTTTAATAGTGTCTCTCAAATTTTCAATCAGATTATAGACAACAACATCCCCACTATTGACATGTGAGAAGGACTCTTTGTTCTTGAACTGAAAGAAACTTTGCATTTGTTTCATTGTCATATTTATTAATTTAGATATTAAGTTTGAGTTTGCAACATCAATTAGTCCTTCATTCTGAAGGTTTCTCAATGACTCATATTTTTGAATTTCGCTGAAGTGATATTCATCGTTTCCTTTTTCGCTATCACATTCAGAAATCACCTCTTCAATTGTTGCATACCCTCCGTACTGATTATAATAATCAAAATATGATTTCTTCCCTGTCTCTGGAGGTTTTGATGTTAAATATGAATAAGTAGTTACATCGTCAAATACTCTGATTCCGTTCTCATACATCTCTTTCCCAATATAGTAGTAATACCACCAGATCGGTTCTGTAAATGTATCCTTTGTAACTTTATTGGACTTGTACTTTTCATAAAGTCTTGGTGTATTCCACAAATAACCTATAAAAATGGACTCATGCACTTTCGAAGGATCAATGAATTCTTTGATGTTGTTAATAATCGTTCCTCCTTATAGAAAATCAGAAATATCTAACTCGTCTTCTTTATTACTATATGTATTTTTACTCTTTAAACTCTGGTCTTTATGAGATTCTTGGGTCTCTACTCTTGCAGCAGCTTGTTTTTGCTTTTGAGCATACTGTCTTCGTGACCATGCATCATTCAAATATCCCACCATTGTCGATATGGTATAGTTGACTTTATTTACATCTGACCAGTCAGCAGTTTTTCCGGTGATGCTTTGATGGTTTACTGCTTCAGCCAATTTATAAGCCTCTAGCATCAGTAAAAAATCGGGACCTGTACGCCATTTACGCTCTCGCTTACCATTCTTAGTATCAAACCCTGCCCTCAGATCCTTAAGTCTTGTTATGTTCCCCTTGGGCAGAACGATAATATCGTGCAGTTTGATTATGTATTGGTATAAGTCATCCCATTGTTGATTTTCAATCCTAGTTGCTTCCTTATCCCGTTTCCATCGATCATGACAATATTCAACGTGGTAATATCGCTTATCTTCCTGGACCATATTTTCTTTGTGTCCACGCTGCTCACAGATAGGACATTTGACTAGTGCCAATTTATCACCTCCTTACATCTGACTCTCCACAACTCTTTTCATCTTCTTCATAACATTAGTTATTGATTCACTTATCTCCAATCTTTCTGCCTCATTCAATAGAAAGTCAATATGATCATCGAGCACATCAAAAGCAAATTGATTATCTTCAAGTCTCTCCTCATAATCTTCTTCTGCTCTGATTACTTCGCATAACTCTTCCACAGACTGAGCAATTTCATAACCCATATGCTGTTTGATGAGTTTGACTAGATCATGGTTGTCATTAATGATCTCAAGTGAATTGTCAGGTAAATGAACTATCGGCATAATCATACCTCTATGTATTTTTATTTTTATTATTCAGGCCAATTAAACGTCTGCGTTTTCTGAATCTCAGCAAAACCAACCTCGACTGCAACTTTGTGCTTTTTGTAATGTTCTACCGCATCGTCATAGGCTTTTTTTACTTCCTCATAGTCACCGTAGTATCCAAACACTTTCGTTCCATCTTCATAGTTATAAAATAGAATGTAATCCATTTTTATTTGTTCCTTTCTTCGTATGAAATAATTTTCAATAATTCATCAAATGTCTCATTCTCTTGTTCATAAAGCGTAAATTCTCTAATAAATGTCTCTTCGACATGATCAAGAACTTGTTTGAAAGAATCGGTCATATCTTGAATGTCAAAATTATCATCAACTACTTCAACATCAAGCACCAATACAATCTTTTTATTCATATGTCCACTCCTATATCATATTTTGATGAAATACCTCATTCGTTGGAATTACTTTGTAATCATGTAAAAAACGTGGACTTTATCTGATTCAATAACATTATCATCTGTATCTAGAACACCGATTAGTGACTCATCTTCTGGAATATGTATGTCCTCGGTCTCTCTTAAGTGTTTAATGATAATCTCCTTTATTTCTTCTATGGTAAAAGTATATCCAATGGTCATATAAACCTCCCATCCCTTTCCTAATAAAATATAATATCTTATACTTGCTCAATGCTGGTTATATGCATTTCTTTTAACTAAATGCATAATATTGTTTGATTCTGCTGCCTCTTTGGTCATAATGACACGCTTATGTCCTGTGGCTTTTAGAAACAATATGATGTCTTCTGTGGTCTTGATTTTATCCCAGTCAATCTCATAATTAAAATCTTGATCGCTGCCTTTTGAGGTTTTGAACACTTATTCTCTCTCCTTCTTTAAATCTGATTATGACTCAACTTCATAACCAACAATCAGACATCTAGCAAAGTCCAACGGCTGCAATTCATTAAGGACCTTGAATTCATCTTTATAATTAGTATTCATACAAATACCATTTCCAGAAAATCCTTTACAATGAGATATCGAATTAAATTGCTTATTCCAATTGTCTTTCGGCATCTTATCTAGTACTTCTGCAATTTCTTTAGATACTTTTACTTTGTTCAATGCTACTTACCTCCTTATTCAATTTCTCCCCCATGCTCAACAGCGAATCTCTAAAATGATTGAAGTCTCCATTATTTGAATACCCACTTGAATATGTATAAGTTCTTGGATTAGTTAGATTATGTCCTTGATATTTTATGTATCGTTTTGCTTCGTCCAAGATAAAGAAGAATGCGACTGGTTCGTAATTGTCTTGCAGCCAAGTTGCAGCATACCAGTTGATACCATAGACTTTAAAATAATCTTCATAGTTCGTTACAAATATCTCATCCTCTTCTCCGTCTGCATTCGTGACAACGATATCTTTGCAATCCAATTCTTTAAACGGCACAATATTAATTGGTGGTTCTTCTTTGCGATACTTATACCATTCCTCAACAGCCTCAACTTCTGAATCATGCCATGTTTCATAGCTTTCATCTGTTGTAAAAATCAAATTTTCTCCATCAAAATAATCCGTCAAATCCTCATGATAAGGGTGATAAATAGGTCGATATGTTTCTACTGCATGAATCGGATTATTGGTGTATACATTATCATCTGCTCCTGGATATTGTTTCTCTGCAAATAATTTTAGGAATTGTTCTTGTTGTTCGGTTAGTTCGATTTCAATTTTCTTCATATTTACTCCTTTATTCTTATTTATTGAAATTAAAATTAATCCCAAAAAGTAATCTTTGTACGCACTTCAGCTTTCCGATCTTCTTTAAAAATCTCTGCTGAAATTCTTTCCGCCTCTTCATACAACTCTTTCAGTGTTCCCTTAATTCCCATTCCATTATAGGTAACACCATTTTTATAAACAAACATCATATACAACATCTTATCCCTCCTCTTTTGATAAAACAGAACTTTTATGCTATTTAAAGATTCCCATATTCTTGTCGAATCCTATCTGCGAACTCTTTTACTGCCATGCCAATTGCGGCACCAGAAGAGGATGTTTGCTTACTAATATTGCTCAAAGCTAATTTCATTTTATTTGTTAGAAATTCTGAATATTTATCCTCTCTAATCTCATAAATCTCAGGCCGACCACCAAAATAACGACCACCAACCTTGTTCTTTTGTTCAATATCTTTTTCTTCGTAAACTAGCGTACAATCTGCAACTGTTACTGATTTATATGTATACCCACCATTTTCACTCAAGTACTTAAGATAATCTGTATATTCTTCTTTCTCAACTCTAATGAAATTTCCCATCATCATATGTCTCCCCTACTCGATAATTTTATAAGCATCTAAGATTGTATTCATAACATCATTCTTATCTTTAATTACGGACTTAATGAATTTATTATGATGAACACTCCTAAAGCAGCTCATCAATGTACTTGATCTATTATACTGATTTGTTTCAACATATTGAAATTGCGCAACCTTGTTCAAAATGTCATAAAGATAATTTTCTGTTCTTCTGTTGTCCGAAGTTAGATTATCACCATCAGTTATATGGATTACATAAATATCTTTGTTCTTATAGTCTTTTGAATTAATTAATTCAAGACAACGAACATATGCCGAGGATGCAATTGTTCCTCCACTCACCGAATCCTCAAAAAAGGTAGTTTCGTTGACGCTCTTTGCTTCAGTGCTATATGCAACATATTCCAATTCAACTTTCACATACTTACTTTCAAGTAGCATCTTGTTCCAAATTGCAATTGCTTTGCCCATATACCTTTCAAAAAAGCCCATTGATCCTGAGTTATCCATCATAGCAATAAGTACCGCGTTGGAGTGATTACTTGTGTTAACAGGTGAATAGTGTTGAGATTCAAGGTATTTGTTTAATTTATCAAATACTTCGTTAATTTTATATTTATTTACCACAACATCCTCAAGTGTAAGTAGTTCAGAAAGTTCCATACTATCTACAATAGAATAAGAATTCATCCGTTCCAAGATAATCTTTTTAAGACCTTCGTAATCATTTTTTAGTCCGCTATTATCTGGATCAAACTTAAGCTTACCATATGTATCACACAACCCCTGAATAAACTCTTCATGTTTTACGCCTTCAATTTTAATCATTAATATATACATCTCCTCATATGTATTATCTCACAAGTTCATCATATCACACTATATTATTATTGTACATATATTTATTTATTAAATATTTTCTGCCAACATCCACAGTCACAATTCAAGTCATGCTCGATTGGCTTTGCTCCAGGAATAGGCAATCTCGCTGTTGGAAAGCTATACGGCCTATTGGCATATTGCAATCTGCCTTCTTGATACTCAATTTCGTCAAGGATCTCATTTAACTCTTTCTTTAATTTACGTTTTGGTTTAATTTCAATCTCATCTCTGAGTTCAAGTGCTCTTGTTTTTAGAGTCTTTGTGCTGACTCGGTATAACATTTCTCCCCACGCGCCCATAAAACTCCTCCTTATCCAAACCTCATTACCAATTCACAATATCTTTGACTTTTCTGAGATATTTCCATTCCAGATGCATAGTCTTCTGATGTTTCGTATATATCAAAACCACCATATTTTGTTTTCACGATAATGCAATCTGGAATTTCTACTCCATGTTGATCGACAACCATAAATTTCATTATGATTAACTCCTCCTCTTTTCATGAAATCGGGCTTTTATGTGCTTTTTAGTGATGAAAAAACCAATGTTTATAAGGGTTTTCAATCCAACCCAACTCATTACATAGCCGCACTTGTCGTATAATTTACTCGCCATTGTTTCGGCTCTGACTTTACTCTTATATCTTTTGGTTCTGAATGTCACTTCACGATCCCAAAAGGGAATGTTTCATCCCCATGTTTATAAGTCTTACCTGCCCAATAACCATAATCATTACCTGAGCTTCCTTCCGGAACTGTTGATAGGTTTATGACATACTCCAACATCATTTCCTCCTTCACAGTTTGTGTTCGCATTATATCAACTATTATTGTCCGCGCAAGACTTTGATCAGATTAGAGGCTGCAATTTTATCTTCTTTTGCACGTTCAGAAAGAACTTTAATCGACTCCTCTATCTCCTTTTTGCGAAACTTCATTCCTCCCACAGTAAACCAGCCGTGTGAATATGATATTTCTGGAGGTTCAATCTTGCCACTTAAACGAAACGCTTCTTCCCATGATTTCATAACATCTTCCAATCGTAAAAACTCCTCTCTATTATTTTTTCACTATAAAACTTAATCAAATCAAGCTTTATTAAACTTGCAAAGGATTATCTGTATCTACCCTAATACAATTTGGCTTATAGAAACCCTTCTTCCTGATCAAGAATTCCTCAAGTTCAGCAATACTTGAATTATAATTTGATTCTTTAATCATTTCGGCTAATTCTTCCCTGGAGAACACCTTTTCATGAGCCAAAGGTTCTCCTGTTTCTCCCTCATATGCTCCGTACCACCAAAATTGATATAGCTGCATCTTTATCTCTTCTCCTTTGTCTGTAAAAGTAAACTCTTATCAGGTTTTCTCACTCTTCTTTCCTAATTGAGTATTCTTTAATCCAATCAAACAGCATTCTCGTATCCTTGAATGTACATGTCTCAAGAAACTGTTCAGCTTCCATCTTAGGTAGCTTACTATCTAAGTAATCCTGGATCTGTTTACGCTCAACATAAAAATGAAATTCCCCAAATTGGTTATATGTAGTCAGTTGAATCTTGGCTGTCTTATCATTCATGATAAATCTCTCCAATCAATTTGGTTTATTTTACCTCACCATAATACTTTATTTAGTGCAAAGTATCTTGCGGTAAAATATTCCTGATGAAAGAAAGATTTCATAAGCTCATCAAAATATCTTGCCCTCTTTTATTTAACATTTCATGATCAAAAATCAGAAGTTTTCTTTCCAGGTCACTATTATCAGCATCCCAATTTCTTCTTTCGTTGAAATGTATGAATTTTTCTTGTGGTAATTTAGGTAAATCGGAATCATACACCCTGCTTTTTAATACATAATGAACGTCTCTATTGGGATGTTTAATTAGAATTACATCAGGCGACCACATTATTGTTTTACTTGGAAGCGAGTTTTTAATTTCAATCAACTTTTCTCTGTCTTCAATAAATTCAATTTTCATTATCGTTACCCCCATATCTTAATAAAAGGAAAATTTGATCAAGAAACTAATCTTCAAACCTTAAAATGTTCAACGGAACAAGATGTAAACCCATCCCTGTATCTTCAACAAGAGCAAGCCCTTCGTTTTCATAGATGTAATAAACACTCAAGTTAGAATATGAAGACAGTTGCTCATAAGTTTTAGTGTTGACTGCTGTTTTATTAAGTAGTTTATCTGTGGCGTACATACTTAATTGTAAGAGTTTGCTGTGCAACATATCCAGTTCATCAATAAATTTCTTGTTAAGAATCTCTGCTTGTTCATTATTGCTAATATCTTCATTCTCGTATTTAGTAGAGAGTGCGGCAATTTCTTGAGCAATCTTAAAAGTGTTTTTGATATCCATTTTTATCAATCTCCTATTCATTATGAAATGTATGATTTATCAAATATGTCTAATGATTCTATTTACATCATTTACTTCTATGAATTCTTTAGATAAGAAATCAACGGTTGCATCTCTACGAACAAGCCAATACCTCTCCATTCTGTCTATCACCATATTACAGCCATGAACAACATTAACCCCATTCTCGTTTACATGAGGCAGTTTTACTTTTGTTTCTTTTGCCTTTTTCCACATTTCATGGCTATACAAATATTCTTTCTCCATTAATGATAGATGCTCTTTGCAAAAATTGAGCATATTATTAGTCATTTTATCTTTAAATGATATATCCATTCAATTACCCGCTCCTCTTGAAATATTTGATTCATCAAAATATTACTCATATTCTCCACTTTCAACATCTTTGATGAACTGTTTAACACTTAATAAATCCGGTTCTTCATATACCACTTCATGTAGTGTCATTTTAATGTTATCAAATTCATTCTTTGATAGTTTGGACCTCTCAAGATACAATCTCACTTCTAAATTAAGTTCCCTTAATTCTTTACTTAATTTAGCCATTCTTCTCATTTTGGTTTTTATGTCCTTGTCTATCTTCATCAACAACCCCCTCCTTATGAAATGCCACTTTCATCATGATTTATGTATCAAAAAACCCTTATTCTATGCGGTTATTTTGATTGTCAATTACTTCAAAAGTTGCTTCTTGCTGATTACAGATGTGAAATTCATCTCCGTCATCATCAACGACAATTACAACCTCGCATTTGTACCCATCATCAGAAATATCTTTTTCACCAATAACAATGTACTCTTTTCCGACTGTAAAATATTTAATGTTGTCTGTATTTATGATTCTAATTTTCTTCATAAATGGATCACAACCCTCTCTTACCATTAGTTCGGCATGGCCCACAGAGAGAGATTATTTTTGAATCATTAATTATTTGCCCTTTCTCAACCAATTCCTCTTCTGTGTATTCATCTTCCATATCCACTTCTTCTTGTTCTTCACAGGCAGGACATACAACAATCCACTTTCTCTTTTTCATTATCATTCGCTCCTTAAAATCCTGATAGAATTCACATTTGATCAACTTTTGTCCACTCACCAAAATTATACCCACCAGCGCTACTATAAATATTCTTCTTAAAAATGACTCCTGGATTATTCCAGATGACAAGCATATCATCTTTTTGCTCATTTAAAACCACGCCGTAACTGTTAAAAGAATAAGGACTTACTTTTAAAATTTGAATGGCTTCTTTCTTAGTTTTGCATACTACTGCTCTTTTAACCTTGCCGTCATGAACACTATAAAGTTTCAATAAATTTAACACCTCGTTTTCTTAATAAAAGATTATTTTTATTAAAACTCAATAAATCTTAATGCAAGTACCCTTTGATACAAATCGTTCTTTATAATCTCCATCAACATACATATCTTCTAAATAGTTTTCATCCAGGTCTTCTGTTTGTCTTGAAATAATACTGTTGTGATCACTATTTGTCATTATGTATTTCTGCACAATCACATCCATTAAATCATGATCGTAACCATCCACAACTTCTAAATTTCCGTATTCACCCTTCAGCTTCTGTAACGTATTGATTAATTGCTCTATTCTCATTAATACTCCTCCTTGTTGTGGAACATCATAAAAGGCTAATTTAATCATCTTAATTAATCATATTCTCGAATCGTCTTATTGCTTCTTCAGGATTAAAGTTTTGTTGTACACAATCAATATATGTATCTCTGAAACCATCGTCCTCTGAGGCTCCTATTTTATCAAACCAACCTTCAATAATATCCTCATAGGTAGAAGCTTTTGCTCGATATTCTGCCGCCTTTCGAATCGCATCCTTTATTTCATTTGGAACTTTTCTTACTTCGTCCGAATTATTAATAATCCCTCGTATTTCACTGATTGCTTCATCAAAAGTAATACTACCTGCCTTATTGCTTGGCCTCTTCCTCTTGTTTGAGTTTAATAAGTAGTCAACATCGCAATACATTTCAGTATTTACGATGTGCGGCTTATTGCTGAATCTTGAAATATATTCGCTAATTGAAAAATCACCTTCACCATACCAAAACTTTCTTCTGCCATCCCATTTTATAACATGAGCTATTTTGTCTAGATCAAATTCTGAAACAGTTCGCGCTTCATCTTCATCATTAGCTACGACAAGCAACTGTCTTTCTGAATTCCTTGGACGTTTTTCTTCAACGACTAGCCATCCACTCAGCAAACAAATTCACACCTTTCTGTGTAAAAGACTAAGACTCATTTCGTTTGGTTTATGTTCTTATCTTGTTCCTTTTTCTTTAGACGTTTAGGGTCAAAATATATCCATACGGCGACAGCTACTAAGCCCAATAGAAAATATAAAAACATATCATAGTCCCACGCTATCTTTCCTACAAATAATAGGAAGCCGATAATGGCGGTTACTACTACTGTGCCAACTAATCTAACGACAAAAGGTTTCATTTGTTTGCTCCTTTATTTATAATGAAAGAATTGTTTTACTTAATTACTCGCCCACAACAACTAGTCTTCCATCTGTATAAACCACAATCACCTTCATCACACCATTACTCCAATATTGATACACATATCCATCAGCCATTACACCTTCACGACCAAAGAATTTTAATTCTCCTGACTTCTCTAGATTTTGAATGGCTTCATCGAAACTGGAATACTTTTTTGATTTTAACAACCCTTATTCACCGACTCTTTTCAAACAATTTGCCGTAACGCACAGAATTTTATCCCATCCTTCAGGTTGCACATCAAAATCAATATAGATATCGTCCTCATAAATCCGATCGTATGAGAATACGGTTCCTTTGCCGTGACTACTGTGAATGACATCTTCACCAATTTTAAAATCTCTGGCTTTCTTCCATGTTGTTGTCATTGTTATCATCTCCTCCACCATTATAATATTCCACAAACCATATGTATTTTCCTGCTGATTACCGCCAATCACATCTTCTTTACACTTATTATTTTAATATATTTATTCATTAAATGCAAGCACTTTATATTTATTACTCAAAATGACCGCCTATAATTAGACGGTCTAAGTTGATCTTGATGTTTATGTATCTATTCTGTTTTGTCATACGTAAATGCGTCACGAGTTGCAGTAAGTAATTTATTTTTGCCTTGATATTCTTCGTCAAGATAGAACTCAAACTCTTGACCCTCATAAGGAATTAGTAAATTATGTGAGGGAATATCCCCATAATTACGTACATGCTGTTCTCCGTTTGGCAACTCAAAACATACGACAATTTTATTACCCTGAGTGTTTGTTTTCATATGTATACGGAATATTGAGTCTGTTTTGGGCGGTAAGTTGTAAACATTATCCTGCGATTGTTTCTTTGATTTACTTATCTTTTTCATTATATTTACTCCTTTTAATATTTTTGATTTTTATCACTATTTATTTTCATCAACGCCCTTTATGAATCCTCCATATGAAGTAAACAACGTTTCAACCGATATTTGTAAATCATATGCCTTATTTTTTGAAACCTTAAATGAATCACTCGGATCTAAGATATAACCGTATTTAAACCCATCTTCGTTTTTGAAGATCATAATGTCTCCTTTTTGCGTACTAACCGTTTCTATGTATGTTTGATTATAAACAGTTTTAACATCATTTTTACATCCACTTAATGTTAGTGCGCTAACCACAATAAATCCGATTGCCAATAGTCTATTAGTCATTTTTATTTAATTCCCTCCATGCTTTCTCGTATTTTTTTACTCGCTTGTAATCTGCCTCTGTTGGGCTTTGAATCCGACTCAAATCCATATTGTCCTCAATATCTGCAATTTTAACTTTGAGGGCCAGTTTATTTTGTTTACAGCGTCTAATGAAGTCCATATAGGACTCATCCTTCTTCCTTGAAATGGCTTTCAGTGCCTCAATAACCATCTTACTAAACTCACTTTCTTCAGCATCGTGTACAGAAAATGGTGTATCTTCAAGCACATCATGCAGCACAGCAACAATTCTAGAGGTATTGTCGTTCATTTTTAACATGACTCTAAGTGGGTGTAGAATATAAGGATTACTTCCTTTGTCTAATTGACCAGAATGTAACTCGGCGGCGACTTTGATTGCTTTAGATAATTCATTACTGTGTTCTGCTTTTTGGATATAATCGCCTAATTCCATTTTTACCCCATCCTATCAATAAAATTCTTACTAGGCTTAATTAATTCTGTGCTTAACAACTGATAAAACTCTTTTTCAATTACAACTGTTTCTTTCTTTTTTATGTTTAATAACTTATATGCCAACAAATATTCTTTTGATACTTTATATCCGCTCCAAGTAGGCAGTTCTCCATATTCCAATTCTTTTGTTATATACCTCATTGCTATTTTTCTCATGTTTTTATAAAATATTTTTTCTTTGTCTACCGAATCTGAAGGTAAGTTCTTTAGATGGTTAAAGTATTTAATAAATATTTGCGCTGTGTTTTCGGCATCATAAAAGGCATTATGACTTTTACCATAGCGAGCAATACCTTCTTTTGATAACGTATTTTTTAAAGATCCAGTATAAAAAAATGTCAGGTCAACAAAATTTGTTATCCACTTAGTATTTACCTTATTTAACCTACAATCAAAAAACAGCCTTGTCTGTTCTTCTTTTCCCCAAGTATAGAATCTATACTCTTTGCCAATGAATTTTTTGAATTTTACTATTACATCAACAAACGGTTCTCCTATTCTGTAAATATCTTCTGGATTAATATCACAAAAATCTATTACAAACTTTGTTAATGAGTTGTTTATTCTTATATAGTGGTTAAATCTTTCTACTATTTCCCCTTGATCATTTACCTTTATGGCTCCAATTTGGAAAGTTTCCATTGGATTAACTGAAAAATATTTTCTACCATTAAATTCTGTATCTAGAACAATATGATTCATAAACCTCCCTCCCTTAATTATTTATAATATTTTTTTATTTCTGATGATGCTCTAAATATTCCAAATACTTTTATAGAAATAATATTGTTTTTCAAATCCTCAAGAGAGATCTCGTCTATGATTGTCAAGCTCCCAAAGACAACCAGTTTAATTTTCAGGTCTTCTTTGTTCTCAATTTTTGCCACTGTCCCACTAAACTCGACCAACTCAAAAAATTCTTCTTTGTCAATTACATGCGGTCCAACCCAAAGAGCAAACTTTTTACTTCTCGTTTTTTCTTCTTCAAATCCCTTCATTGCACTTTCGATAATATAACTATGCTTATCTGCTTGATTTCGGATAGCAGTTCTAAAAAAATCTGTTCTGTCCTTGTATAATGTCTTTTCAACTAATAAATCAATATTGGCTAAATCCATTGCACTCACATTGATTGACACCTTTTCTGTATCGTCTGCCATATCATATCCACTCCTTAGTGTTATATGATCCAAATATACTCCACATGGAGCATAAAGTCAAACGAATATGGATATGAATATTAATAAAAGCCCAATTTTATCATCTTTTTCTAATTAGAAAAGTCAAATGATTCAGCGCAACTCCCACATAATTCATGTGCTAATGCGTCTGGATTTTGGCAATTATGCTCAATATCTAATTCATCACTATATGAACTCCCATTGATGTCATAATAGCAAACTTCATCAAGGATACTACTTTCGAAACTACAGACTTTACATTTAAGCATATTCAAAACACCCCTTATTTTTTCGTTTTATTTTACTTTAAACAAATCCATTAATTCTTGATACTCATCGACCAGAGATTGTCTTCCTTGCTTTATGTATTGTCTTACTACGTCAGCCTGACAGTTCAAACTTTTACCTTTAAAAATATCATTGAAATCATCAAATCCTTTAGCATACTCAACCAGATCAGGATTATTATCCAGATAATTGACCCACAACATTTGATACCATTGGGACAAGAATCTCAACTCGTATTGTCTGCCGTTCAACTCAATATGAGTAGGCTGCTTACCTTTAGCATCTTTCCATGATGCTGGGTTAAAATCACCAAACCGCTTTGCAAGTTGATAATGGTTTTCTATGCTGTCGTATTTACCCCATGCTCTAACTTTTGCGTAAAATGCCGAGAAACGCTTATCTCCTTTTGATGAACACTCAAGAATTTTCAAGTTTTAATCCTCCTTATTTAGCGCATGTCATCTCGCTGCTCAATATATCCTTTGAAATACTCCCAGTTTCGATCAAGTACACCAATGTTCCTAGTGATATATCCTTCGGCAACTTCTTCGTCAATCATTCCTTGCTCTGATAACTGAAACATGAATTCAATTTTATTAATGGTTTCTAAAAAACCTTGTGCGCATCCCTTAGCATAGTTTAATCGGTATTGACTAAGACCATGTTTATATTCCATTTTCATCTCCTCTTTCCAATGAAATGTTCATTCTATCAGATATTATCTCTAACTATTTTTACCAGCCATTGCCCTGAACTGCGATCACAGAAAGCATCGTCTTGGGCCAAATATTCTTTAGATTCTGATTCTGTTTCGCCAACAGTACGAAACCTGTCATCCTTTTTGATGTTTTGACACTGAACAGTTACCCATTTATCATCTTTTAACACTTCTAATTTCATTTTCCTTCCTCATTTCTTTGTAAAATATGTATTTACTTAAACTTCTAAATGCTCCAAATGATCTTCCACACCATGTATCGCTACGTCAAAATAGTCAGCAGCCATACTGATTGTCTCTTCATCGACTTTCCATGATTTTAAATATCCGATCATTTGTTTCTTTTGAAACTCTATTTCTCCCACGACTGCATCAACCGCAACAAAATTCCCTGTTGGTTGTGTCACTATTATCCACCTCTATTTTTTTATTTTCTTAAAGAAACACGCATTTCATCATGACTACTGCCACTAAAGCCCCTTATCTATCTAGCCGAAATGGCAGTTGTTTTTGTGATTATTAAACCTTAAATTTGCAATCCCTATGATAACTCATGTACTTCTGATGCTCATATGACAAAGCAACATATATGTCCTCATTAATATCCATAATATCTATTGTTTTTGCATCTAGAAGTTTAGAAATCATAATTTTCCCTTGTATGTCAAAGCTAATATATCCCTTGTCAAATAGTAAATCTAAGTTTGGAATTAGTAACAAGCCATTATAAACATCTAAGCGCTCGTAATCATTACTATCAGTCCAAGGCTTAATATGAGATGCACGAAGCAGGTCGATCTTTTTACAACCTGTTACCGAGCACTCTCCCCACTTAGAGATTAGCGACGATCTAAATTTAATTTGTCCTATTCTTGTGTTAACGTTTCTTTCTTTTTCTGTTGGTGTTTGAGTTTCCATGTCAGATTGTTCAAAAGACTTATAATCCGATGCATCCATATCTATGTAGCAGTATTCTCTTTTCATGGTATGTTTAAAGTTCTTTTCTTTATTTTTCAGATAAATAAAAATCTGTTCGTCCAGGAAATTGTTTCCTTTAAACTTTTGGTTAAGTATTCCAGAAATAATATTCTCCGATTCCTCATGATCTAACTCTAAGTACATGAAGTTATTGCCTTGATAACCAGTAAAAGCAACGTATAAGGCGGGTGCAAAAAAGTATAAGTCATTTACCCTCAAAGCTACAATTTTTTCTGCTTTAAAAATTATATTTCTATAATAATCTGTCATTTTTGAGTCAAGGCCATTGTGTACCATAGTAATGTTTTTTATGATGTCTGAAAATTTAGTGATTGCCTTAATATTCGAGGGATAGAAAAAATCCAATATATCATTAATATATCTGTTGTTCTCAACTATCATGGGCCAATATTTACGTTTTTTATTGTTTGGTGTAATATCATATTTTTCACAATAGCGTAAATACTCCTCTTCAAGAAGTACATCTTCTCTATCTTTCCCTATCAATTTTGATATTTTTTGATTAGTGTCCCTTCCATCTATTTCAATTTCGTTTTCTATAATCTGCATATGCTTCTCAATTGAATTATCTGCATACCCAACAAATCTACTTGGAGCAAATATAAGCTCATCATTAACTTGAACAACAATGAAAGTTGCTCCTCTACTGATTAAATTCTCATAAAACTCTCGATATGCACCATTGCGATAACCATGTAATCTTTTAGTGTTCTCTACCAACTGACTTTCCTTGTTAACAATTTCTAATTCCAAAATGAATACCTCCTTGCCAATATATGTATTCATACTAGCACATGCGATATCAAACAAAAACCTAATAAAACGTGCCGTTTATGTGGTTTTACCCCTCTATAGTTTCTATATATTTCTCCTCCTCATAAAAAAGTGGCATAGCGACTTATCTAATGCCATCATACCAGTTTAATTATGTAATGTATATATATTTATTTATTAAATGTTATGAAAACAACACATCTTTGGTAAAAGCAGATAGACCGCCCTCCCAGCAAAGGTTTGCGGTCTATCCGTCATGTCCTGATTTTTGAGGCCAACCGCCCTTAAAAGCGGCTATTACATCGGGAGTCGTGTTAGCGCACGATTCTCTTCATATCGGAGACAATCAAGCACTGTCTCTGATGTTCATGTTCGGTAATGATATTATATCGTACTATTAAGTCAATTTCCAATCGTATTTATGAAATCTGAATATGCTTCTTATCACTTACAAGCACAGCGCCCTCAATTGTTTCGCCCTCTTTTAGTTTTTTCAACGCTGCAAGTAGCGCTCTAGAATCCAGTTTTGCCTCTTGTGGAATCTTATATGCATCAGGGATCTGTTTCTCATCAATAATGCCAACTGATGGATTAGTCTTACGAATACTTACTTTGAATGTTCCAGCATTTACGACCTCAATCTTATTAACCTCTAGAACGCTTTGCATATATGACTTAAGTCCTTTATATTTATTCTCTAGATATTTACGTTTCTTTGCAAGTCGAGCTTCTTCAGACTTAAACGATTCAATATCTCCTTCGATGTTCTTCATAAATTTAGTAATATTCTCAACCTTGCCATTAATCTCATCTTCAATTGCTTCAAGTGTGTCAATATAAGATTGCAAATCATCTTCTGTTAAATCTTCACTATCCCAAGCTGCGTCTACATATTGATTAAAAACTCGATATTGTTCACCTAAAGTATATAATGCTGGCATAAATTCATTTCTCCCTTAATATGTATTTTTTGCTCCGATGAAACCCATCATTTATCAAGACTTAATAATCTGAATCAACATGCTCTTTTACAATTTCATAATCTTTATATAACTGCGGGTCATTATCAGCAGCAATTCCATAGATAACGCTATAATTATATTTACAATCTCTAAATACTCGACCGTCTCCATCCCAATTTTCGTACATATGAGATGTAATATCATTTTCAATTTCTTGATCAAGTTCACTCTCGACTGTAAAGGTGCTTAAGCCACCTTCCGCATAATCAAACCCATCGTTCCAGTCATTTCGATTCTCTTCAAGATAATGAGCCAATCTCAGGTATTTGTTCTTACTAACAATCGCATCAAGCAACTCACTCCATGTATCTTCTAGTTCCATATCGTATTTAGCCAAAAGTAACGCCAATTTTTTGTTATATTCTTTTTCTTTCTGTTCCCTTTCCTTTTTAGTCCGTTCTTCTTTAAGTTTGCCCACTTCTTTTTTCCAAAGATTGCTTAGTTCTTTAAGTTTGTTTTCTTTGAGTGTTAGTAGTTCATTCTGGCTATAGTTTGTTGGAATCTGACCTCTAATTTCTGAAGAGAAGGCATAATAAATTTCACTTTGTTTTTGCGATCTCCCCTTATATCCATAGTGTGATTTCTTTAAACCAATTTGATCAAACAGATTAAATAATGAAGTTTCAACCTGCATATTATGATTTTTTATAGTGATGTTTTCGGCGTGTGTAATTTCGTCTAGTTCTGCAATATTATTTAGCAGATTAACAACTTTTTGATACGCTTCTTCATTATCTTCTCGTATGTATAATTTGTACCTCTTCGTACCATAACTGGCATCTTCAAAACTAACAAGAGATATTCCTTTTAGTACTTCAACACATTTTTCAGGAACCTCAATTTGGATGTATTCCCTATTACTATAGAACTGGTATTCAGATCTTTTATCAATCTTGATTAATTTCATCCATAGTGTTTTTAGTTGTAGTATTTTCCCAACAGTAGAAGCCTCTTCATGTTTCTTAATTTGATTTAATGTATGAGATTTCAGCTTATCTAGTTCTTTACTCATTTCATCAAAATTTCTTTCCACACTATAACTATCTAAAATCATTATTTGCCTCCTCTATAATATAATTTTGTTTAAAACAATATTTCAATTTTCTCTTGAGCAATAACTTCTACCACTGTTCCAATTTCATCAATATACACTCCTCTTTTTACAGGCAATGAGCTTGGGAAAGTTCGTACATATGAAATACCACTCTTAAGTTCTGTAAATACAACTCCGTCAGCACCCTTTTCATCAGGCTGATTGTCATTCTCAGAAAAGAAATAATATTCTGGTTCGTAAGATTTTTCTGATTCGATAATTAGTAAGTCTCCAGCCGTAGCTTCAACATCTGTTTGAGTGCGTTTGAATTTCATTTTCTTATAATCACTCTTTCTTAATAAATTTTAGATTTTGTTTAAATTAAATATATTTACTTTCCTCTCATTTCCATATATAATCTATTTACCAAAAAATGAAAGAGGGTATTCTTGTGAATCAAGGCAATCTTCCTCCAAGTCAGCAAGTCAGAGATATGATCTCTCTGCCAACTCCATGCGGTAACACCGTATACTATCCTGCCAATCTTGCTATACTTGGCACACAGGGTAAGTATTCATTATTTATGACTCTGGCTCACGAAAGTGGTAAGTCTTACTTGTGTATCACCCAACCAGACAGAGTAAGATTCCGTAAGGAAGGTGATCCATTGGCAATTGCAATGATGTATGAAAGTGCTCCATGGAAAGAAGTACAAATGGCAGATGGTAATGGAATATTCTTTTATAAGGTCGCTCCTTCTCTCCAGGAACTAGAAGACTTCGTTAATACCCTATAATTGGTTGTCTGAGACCTCTACGTGAGGTCTTTTTCTTGATATGAATATAATTTATAATCACTTTTTATTGTGCCACTTCTCAACATCTTTTTCAGTTATACACCCAGTTTTTAGATACATCTGCCAAACACCGTTCTGTTCACCATCAGCATAATAATACGGGAATGGGCGGTATCCCAAAATTCTTGCTTTAACTACACTCTTTTTATCAATCAGAGTATGTGCTGGAGATGTGTGGCTTTTCCACTTACCAAAGCCGTTCTCCCATTCAACTATTTTCCCTGCTTCTCCATGGCTACAACAACAACCTAGAGTAATAATGCCTAAATTGTTTAACATCTGTATTTCTGGAGCGATACATGCGTCTACTTTTACCGTTTGTTTGTTCTGTTTATTGATTACGTCAACATCACAATATGTACCATGTTTGCACATTTATATAGTTCCCCTCTCTAATATATAAAATCACAATTCTATGCATTATTCTTCAGTTTCTTTTCCAATGCAATACAGTTTTCGATTGACCTGATTAAAATTTCCAGATAACGTTTTGAGGTTCTTGATGATGCATCACCATTAATCCTTATATCCATATCTCCAACCCCATTTCTTAATAAATTTCTCCTTTTAAAAGGTTTTATAAACAACATTTATCTGTTCATCGCTACTTCGTACTTGAAAGCATGAGCACTCGTAACACTCAGACGAAGGGTTTAACCCGTCTGATCCAACTTCATCCCCGAATGCTCCATATGGGCAATTAGAACCTCTGCTACCATCTTTGTATTCTGTTATATATGTATATTTGCAAACTGGAAATCTTTCCTTGTATGCTTTTATTTGTCTAGGAGAATACATACCGTAATCTTCATATACTTCATCAGGAAGAATCCCTAGTTGCATATCTATCCAATCTTGGCTTTCTATTGTATGTGCACAAGCTCCATATGCACATCTATTCCAGAATAATTCCTGCCCCTCGACTGGAAATGTGTCAACAAATTCAATAATACAATCTTCATATTTATAATCTTCGCACCATCCATCAATTAACTCGGGTTCTTCATCAAACCATTTCTTAATATCTTTAGGTTTGCATTCATCGCATAATTGCATATATGTATAATTATTATCAAAACTGCTGCCGTAATTGCTTCTGTATAGAGAGTATGTTGTTGTTATCTTCTTTACTAGACATTTAAAGCAGATATCTTTAAAGTCTTCAATTGCTTTATGATTATTACTCAATTAATCATCCCCTTTTCTATTTAACAAAATGTCCCGATGTTCCGTCTCACTGTGAAATTATTATTGTTCAACTCTTCAATCAATTGTTCCACACTTACATTACCATTATATTTATTCTTAATACCCTCAATCAAAACATTCAACGCTTTATCTGGTTTGTTCTTCTTCGTTTCAGGCTCTTTTACCAATACATAATTAGTCAAACCGCCAGCCAATTCTTCAACATTGATTTCGTACCCAGCAACATACATCTCCTGGATTCTTGCGCTGTATCGCAGAGCGACCTTGACCAAATCCACATTGGTTACACCGTTATTCCCGGCAGACCGCAGCAGATTAAGGATCTGAAGTCGTTGTGATTCAGTTCTGACTTTAGTCTCAGTATCCATATTAAGCCTCCTCTAATTTCTTCTTCTTATTTGCTCTGCCTTTAGCCAAATTAGCAGCCAATTCAGCTCTGCGTTCATCACTCATTGTTCGTTTCGAATCACTCTTTTTTCGGAATGAAACTTGCTCATAATCAACCAGATATGTTTTATTTCCTTCTGCATCAATTTTCACTGCTTCAAACCCTGCTTTTTCAAGCCGAGTCTGCATCTTTCCCGAAGAACTAAATATCTCCCACTGATTTGTTTCATCGTTGCAAAGACAGATCGTCTCACGTTCAATTGCCAACATATTTATTTCCTCGCCTTCATTATGTATTTTTCTTCATAAAAGTTTTATTTTATGCTTCTATATATTGTTTTGCTTCCTCATATGTATTAAACATGCAACCCGAATCCTGAACTATCTCTTCGCCCTCAGCATCTAAATACTCAAAATCCACATCCCAAACTTGATGCTTCTTCATTAAACTCACCAAATTTAGTCGTCTAATTTTATGCCCTTCTTCGATCAGTTTCCCTTTGTAATATAATCCCTCCCAATCATCCAAACTTACAACAATGAATTTATTTTCCATATGTTTCAATCCGTTTCTGAAGTTTATTTTTTGTGCGCTGCTTCTTAGTTTGTGATTGAATTTTCTGTAAACGTTGAATCTCGTGTTGTTTTTCCACTGTTTCTCCCACAGCTTTTAGTGCGATCCCAATAGTTTTTCCAGAAACCGCAAATATGTTTGATATATTATTAAGACTCTCAACTAATTCATCCATATTTTTATCATTAATAGTGCTTTTTTCTTTCTTGCCAAATAAATTCAGAATATCAATCCTCAATATTATCATCTCCATGATTATGTTTATTTTTAAAATATTCCTTACCGCTCATTTCTCTTGGAGTTGATTTTCCACATCTCAAACACCTACTCAATGTTTCTGAGTTGTAAATTTCTTCTCCACATTTGGAACATACTTCATTACCGAATCCAAAATCCTTATTGTTGTTCATGATTTACCAGCATCCCCCAATTCATGAATTTTGCTGATGACCTGATAATACAAACTGGGCATTTCTTCATCTATAATTAACATATCTAAGTTTTTACAATACCCAATGTACCTATCGAGTTTCACTTCTGTATCCTCTATGTACTTCTTTATTTGCTCTAAAAAATCAACCATTATTAATCCCCCTTTCTGTTTAAAATGCGGATTTCATAAAAACATTGAGCGTTCCTCTAACCTCTTCAATAATTCGGGAACAATTACATTTTTGAGCGACCAATCATAGGTTGATTCGTGTTCTCTCCTACAATTTTTCAGATTGTTTTCTACGCTATACATAAGTGCCTCAAGACAAAGTTTGCTAGTCAACGCTCTGAATCCATCGGAATTGGCTCGAACAGATTTATATTCTTCCAATGATACAGAACTATCACTTAACTTGTTTACATCAACTTCAACACCGTCAATCGTGACATGTGGATCAAATTCTCTGCCATAAATCTTAATCATTATTTATTCTCCCCTCATTCCAACCACGTTAAAGTGTTTATGAATTGTCTCTACATTTGTTCCGACAGCTCCGTCAATTACAAAATGTCCATTTTGCTTCTTATTGGTTATTTCTAGTCTCTGTCCTTTACGGAAATTATTCATGCAGTCATCTTTAGCCTCAATGATCAATCCAACCTCTAATTTTGGCAAAAGTTTGCTTAACTCATCTACGAATTGTTGCACTTTTATTCCATATTCTTTTCTGCTTTCAAGACTTGAGGCAATGACATGATTAACGTCCATATTTTTATTCTTGATATCGTTAATCATGTCCTCAACGGATGTTTCATATATGTATTTGATGGTTTTAAGTCTATTCATTGTTTAACTTCTTCTACAAATTCAATCGAATCTCGATCAAATGCATAATCATTTCCAACATTAAATCTAGCTGCAAGCAGAATGTTCATTGCTTCTCGAAATGTTTCGTAACTTCCCACACACAATTCTTTTGTGAGTCCCGATTTAAAATAAACCTTTACTTTAATGTCTCGCTTCATTTACTATTTTCTCCTCTATATTTTGATGTTTTAAGTCTATTTTAATCTTTTGGAATAGTTTCGAATGTATTTACTGATTCATCAATTATGACTGGCACACCATCATAGAATCCAATATAACCTTCGTTTGCATTTTCATCATTGATCAAAATGCTTTGATCTTTTAACTTATTCCAAAAACGACTACTCATTTTAATTTCTTTTAGCAACACTGATATCTTCTCCTTTTCCATTCTTAATCAAATAACAGTTTTATGAGCATTTACTCTTCATCTAACAACCGTTCTACATAGTCAAGAATGTCTTTTGTCTTATCTCTAAGTTCCAACAAGTCACTATATGTATAATCTCCACTTGCAACATCATCCAGGACTTCTTTATAGATTTCTAAATTAATCGGGAACATAACATCACTTCCTTTTAATTTAATGGTTGTTCGTTTTCCACCTCAATAATATTCTTGATAATTTTTACCGCCTTATCGAATTCATAGTTGATAACCTGATAGTCGTACCGCTTCTTAGCAAACTTGATTCCGTCAGTAGTCACACGACTAAGAATCTTATCAACTGTGTCACCACGTTCATGCATACGTCTCATGCGTGTCTTCTTATCTACTTTGATATAAATTGTGATAAACTCAATGTCTGTAATTTTTTCCTTTAAATCTCTGATTCCGTCTGGATCACAAACATATAAAAGGCGGTTATTACTATTGCGAATTTGATCAACGGTGCTGAAGTAATGATTGCCCTCAATCAAGCTGTAGGCAGCCACTTCGCCGTTTTTCTCAAACTGCTTATATTCCTCTACAGAGCAGAACATATGCCCGTATTCGTCTTCGTAGCGCGGCTGTCTCGTTGTATAAGACTGCAAAACATCGTAACCGTGTTTTTCTAATTCTTTAGCAATCTCTGTCTTCCCTGAACCGCTATAACCCATTAAGACGTAAACTTTAGGCTTCATTAATCCAACTCTCCCATTTTAATAATTTTGACTTTTAACTTCTGCCGCCCAAATTCCATACAATCATCATATGATTCCATAAACACATCAATGTGTTTATTTTTTACCTTAGACCCTGAATCATAGATTGTTCTATATCCCAGAGTTTCGATATATACAATTGTTCCAAGTGGTAGTTTGCTTAAGTCTCCAGCCGCTGTAACGCCTTGCACGGTCTTTTTTCCTGATCTGGTAATCGAGTACCCCTTGTCTCCTGGGCGCTTGCCTGTAGAACTTACACCGTTCTCATAGGCGGTAATAACATATGTATCCCATGTATCATCTGGAGTTAATTCTTGTTCAAATTCTCTATACTCTTCCGCAATTGTCGAAATTGTTTTTGGTTCAACCTTTGCAACTTCTTTCTGTTTCTCTACCTTAACCGTCTGGACAACTTTCTTTTCAAATGGCATGGTCTTATTTGATTCTCTAGCTTCACTTGCGTTCTGAATATTTGAATGACTCAACGCAATCGTGAATATCAGAGACAGAATTATCTCTAGCATCGTTACCTCCACATTTTAGATATAGCCCCACATTTTACTGTGAGGCTATTTATTTTCATTTATTTAATATTATTCTTAACTCTCATAATGCTTGATTGAACATATTGAATAGCTGCATCTAATTTGTTTTTTGCTTCTGTGATTTTTTCAAAGGAAAGCAGCACTTCTCTGTAATTTCTAACATCTTTTTTATTAATAAATTCATTCATTTGTTTTTTAAGTTCTTTTAATTCTACTTCCAAAAATGGATTAGTTGTTTCTGAAAAAACAATATGTCTATCAATCTCTTGATAACTTTTATGTACCTCTTTAGAGTACATATTATTCAGAATGTATAACGAGTCTGCCGTTGTTCTATAGTCTTTTATGCTTCCCGACAATCTAAATTCTTCAAGCAAGCCTATAATATTTCTGATTGACATCTGCAATTCAAGTGTTTTTGTTTCCATAAACTATCTTCCTCCTGATGTTCGGTCATTACCCTTAAATTTTGTCTATATGTAGTTCTATGTTTAAAATTAGATACCACATATAGACAATAGATCTTCATGAAAACTGTCTTTTATCAGATGTTATTATGTATTAGTTTGGCAGTTCATAGTTTGTAATAAATTCAACTGCTTTGGTCAGTGCTTCAATGTCTGTAGCATTATTGTAGTTCGCCATTCCAAGCAACTTCTTAAATTCGGGAACAATATGTTCAGCTAATTGATTATTAGTGAATCGGGCTTTTTGTATATTGATCTTTTCAATCAATTCTTCAGAAGTTGCTTTGGTTTCTTCTGCTTCTGCAAATTCTTTAGCCTCATCGTTTCGCTCTTGTTCTTGCTCTTGTTTAAGTTCCGCAATACTTTTATTGGTCTTTTTCAATTGTCCTTTGACGGCATCTTCAAATACCTTTAAGAAATTCTTTGCACTATATTCCACTGGTTCTTCAGGAAGATCGGTATAACGACCACCAGCAATCGAAATATATTCAGTAGGACGGAATACCATAACAGTACGGGTTTCGTGGAAGTTACTTCCTTTTTCTCTACCCTTCTTGTCTTTGATATTGTCAGACATTTCATCACCATCTTTATTTACGACCACAACCTCATTAAACAAGCAGCAAATCAGACTGGCTTGAGATTCAAAGATTTTACGCGCTGTTGCATGCATCATTAATTCAATGGAGTTAAATTTCATACCGTTATAAAGAGTAGTTTCCTTTTCCTTGGTCCATGCCAGTCCAGCAATTCCATAACCAGCGTTTCGCAAAGCATCAAAAGGTTTCTTCATCTCTTCATAAAGAGCCGTATAACCATTTTCGGCATTTCCAGATGCGGTGTTCAAGTCTTGCAGAGAGATAATTGACTGTTTACCATAACGCTTTGCACGATCCTTTAGGAGCCAAGATGTAGCAGCATCAACACATCTATCTGCCGTATCTACACCAATGAGTTTAACAATACGCCCTTCCTTTGCTTCTTTCACTAGTCCTGGAACTACATCCTTTTTAAAGAATTCCCATTGTTTCCATGCATCTTCATCCGAACCTTCTTTATGGATCGGAATGATATTCTCAAGTTCCCAAGTTTCATATCCCGGCTCGAAAGCTAACAACAGAGCCTCTTCTGGGTTGGTATAATGCAACTCAGTAACTTCTTTCCAAAGTCGAGTTTTGCCCGTCTTGTATGTTCCGACAATCAGACTCATGATAGAATGAAGCTCAACCTTTGGTGTGTTTTTTTGTACCTTATCTCGAAATCCTGCCATTAATTAAATCTCTCCCTTAATATATTTATTTTATTGATTTATAAAAAGAACAATATGTATCAATGTAGTCCCATCTATCTAAAAACTCATGATACTTTTTACCTCTTGAATTTACTTCTATGGTCTTGACCTTTGCCAACACACTTGGAACTATGTATGATTTTTCTATCTCGTCCAGTTCATTTAGCGCAAATAAGATATATAAATCACATGTAGCATTCTGCTTATTTGTTGCAAAAGTATGCACAAGTGTTTTGTGGAGGTATGACCTTGGGCTTGCATCCTTGATATCGATCTTTACACAACCATTGATCAGTAAGTCATAAGGATGTCTCACTGTCATTTTTTCTACTTCAAAACCAATCTTTCGTATGATATCAATTGCCTTTTCTTCATGATCGTTTCCTAGTTTTGAACATGAATCCTTTATATCAAGCTCTAGTAATTTAGCCCAATCCCTAAATCCAATACTTTTACACACCTTATTGGCAAAAGAATAGTTATTATCTAACTCAACTATTTCATTAAAAGTTGGCATCCTATCTAGATTTAGTTTATTTTTTCTATCAATTATTCCAGTCCTCAGTTCTTCATGCAAGTCTTTGATAACTTCTCACCTCCCCGTAAAGGAAGAGGCGAGAAGTTAAAACTATTCTGTTTACACGCTGAACGGGTCATCATTTTTACTAAATGGGTCATCGGACACATCGTTTGCCTTTGGAAAAGGATCAGATGTAGTATCAAAAGGAGAGTTATTAGTCACTGCCGCAGTTTTCTTAAACTCTTCTTCTGTCAATAGTTCGCGCATCAGGCTACCCTTAACAAATCCAGTAACCTCAAGACCTTTTTTGTCTCCATTAGTAACTCGCTCAGTTCGAATAACCTGTTGATCAGAACTCACATCAGAGAATGGGTCATCTGAAGCCATATGATCTTCAATCTCAACATAAGCAAATGTTGCACGATTATTGTCCTGACCAGTCACTTCGATAAAGTCATATGTATTCAATGTTGCGAATGCATCAGCCATCGGCTTGCTGCCGTCTTCTGGTTGTGAATAATAAACAATCAGTTCAACATCTTTCGGCTCAGAACGTTCTTTCCCGTAATCCAGGAATGTTCCATTTACCTTTGTTTCTTTAGTAGCTTCATCTTGATATGTACTACGAATACCAGTCTGCATACTAAAGTAATTCACTTCGCGGAACAAAGGATCTTTAAAGTCTGTTACATAATCAAATTCTGCTCCAGCATGTTTTACTGTTTGGAAAGTTCCATCTTCTTGTAGAATTTGACCATTAACAATCGGTTTAACAGAGTTAATATTACGCTTCACAAACAATGTTGTGCTTCCATCTTCTTTTGTAAACTCCTCAAAACTGTATTGTCCGCGAACTTCATACCATTCGTCGGCCTTAATCAATTTCCCCAGACGTTCGCATTTATCCCAATCAACTTCGATTGGATGATATGAATTATCAGGAAACTTTTCTTTGTTGTTTCGGTCTGCCCATTCTACTGTTGCCGACTTCTTGTGTGTCTGACTATAAGGATAAGCAAATTTCTGTTCCATACCAGACAATTCAACACGTAGACGGTTACTCAGTGCAGTCTCAATTTCAAATTGAATAAGTCTGCGTTGTTTTCCTGACTGAGTTGTATATTGTTTTGCAATCGGCTGTTTAATCCAACTGTCAGACTCATCTTTTTTACTAACTTGACTAACTTTCCCGATGAAACGGAATGAGTTTTTAAATTCTTTTCCGCCGTGTTTTTTGTTTGTTTTGATTTTATACTCTGCCATATGTATTTTTATCTCCCTTTTATATGTTTATTTTTTAATATGTTATCGTTCATCGTTCTTATGAGATAACCATATTAAAGGGAGGACTTCTTGGTTCATTCTTGATCCAAACCACCACCTTTCAGTATTTAGAATATCTATAACCTCACTTACGTAAAGCTATATATTCAACATGCTTTCGCATGGCGTTTTAAAGTATCAATGAAGCGATATAGAATATGAATACTATCGCTAATCCAATTAATGAATTATAAAATACCTTACGTCCCTTATCGGTTCTTTCGTACTTGGCTGTGAAGTAGACAATTACTAATGCAAGCAGGATTATCAGAACGTCATTCACTTTGTGCCCTCCACACTCTTGATAAAATTATTATTTCGTCTGATCTTATTCCTTCTTGTTTCTCTCTTCTTCTTTAATATACATCGCACATTCGTTTTAGTCAACACATTTTTATTATATTTATTTATTAAATTGTTTAACCGGGATTTTACACCCGGCTTACAATAACGTGCATTATTTCACAAACACTATACTACAAATAGATTACAAAACTCATGAACCACACCGCAAGTGGTAGGCTGCTATGTATAGTGAATATGCGGGTTGGGTCACTGGTAGTTAATTTGGATAGTTTTGAAATATCAATTGGCTCCTGAAACATCCTTTCGAGAGCAGTGATCTTATCAGCATTAAAGCTACTTACGAAATCATTCAAAGACAGAAAGCGATGTTTCTTTATTTTTTCATTCCTTACTTTAGTAATATACTTATCTACTTCTCTTCTAGATTTCCCGGTACACTCATGCAATAATGACCTGACCTCATCATCTGTTTTAAATAGATAACGTACGTTATTCCAGAACCCAGCAGCATCGGAATCAATGTTTAGTGCCATCGAGAGTTCTCTGATCATTGATAATTGCATGTGCGTATCCCCTCTTTTTTTGAAATACTCCCCAGTACTCTTCATTCTGCTACTACCATTTCTTTGTTGAAAAATAGACATCGGCTCCCTCACTCATAAGTGGTAAATATATCATATATCTAATGTGATACTATTTCAATACGATAATTGTGCAACAACTTTAGTGTTGACAATTCCCATATTTTTCTTCGGAGGTTATAATTTGTCGGTTCGTGTCGGATGTTGAAAATAGGAACGTCTGTTCTTATTTATAGATTATACATTCATTGACCGCTTATTGCAATGATTGCATATAATTTTATTTTAATTATATTTATTATTTAATGAGTACTACTTTTTTAGTACCCATTTTTTTATTAGTTTCTTTATGTCAGGAAGCCTAGTTCCTCCAACTGGAGCTACAGTGTTAGGGTAATCTTCAAATACAATGACTCTCTTATCAAGGTCGAGCGAAAGTTCATTATCTAAATTTACGATTACTCCTCTATCTGCTATTTCGAATCCACTTAGTTCAGACATTAATAAAGTAAAGTTATCAGCCATTATATTATAGAAAAACAAACCATCCTTTGAATCAATTATAATTCTATCTCGGCCTTTTATTCTTTCTACTCTTGTATTAAGTATTTTTTTTACCTCTAACCATTGAGCATCACCTTGTATGTATTCTTTCTTTTTTGGTTCAAACTCTACTTTGACAACCATTATTCTATCGCCCAAAATAATAGCCTCCATTTGTGGGCAATTCATCCTCTCACTGTTTTCTGTGAGAGGAGACGATTTGCCCTAAAATTTACTTTCTCAAGCTTTTTGGTGCTGGCTCATAGCCCAACCACAAGATACTAGCTGTACTAGCAGTGGTCAGAACTGCTACGGTTGATAGCATAACTCCCATAATTGGAGCAGCTTTATTCATGATTTTATTCATCCATCTCACCTCCTCTCAAGTGGATTAGAGTCAGACTCTGCACGAAAGTTGAGGTTTGTATTACATCATTTTTTGTAAGATAAGCCACAATAACAATAATGACAGATAGTATTTTAAATATGATATAATATTTTTCTTTTAAAATTGAATGATGCTTTATTTTTGCGGGAGAAAACAATAACACCAACAATAATGTAATAACAAACAATAATGTATTATACTCAGACATTGTATAGGCATAGTTTGATATCAACACAATAATTAAGGTAGATATAATGATGCACATTTCTGAGCTTTTTATATGATATCCTCCAGAAAAACTTCTTAACAAAGAAAATGATATGGCTGCTGCGAAAACATCCTCCAGGTTTCCAAAAGTTAATCCACAAGCAACCATAAGCAAGAGCGTAAATCCATTTGTAAAAATAATCTTAATTGAATACTTCATTACATCAATTTCTGGCATTCTGTCATATGTGGCAAGACTCTTGGCGGCTTTTAAAGAAAATTTATCAATCAAACTTTATATCTCCTCTTTCTCTTCTTAGCCCCATAAACAAGGCAAAGTTGAATAATACTATCAATAAGAATATTCCTATATACATTTTCCCGATTTCAAGAATTGATCCGGTTATAATTAAAGTTGCTCCTAAAAGGTAGAGGATATTTAAGTTGTTCTTTGTTAATTTGAATTTTAGAGAAGGCGCATATGGTACGAATACAAATCCGATGTTTTTTCTCTTTAGCTGTAAACCAATTAAGAAAATTGTTATTGCTGAGATAGTTTGAAATGTATATCTGGTAATGTCGTTACCTTTAATTTCTTTAAAAGTAACACTAGACAATACAATTGGAGTATAAAGAATAATTCCTTGAATGATTAGTGCTATTATGTATCCAATAACTACGACAATCATGGAGTGCTTTAAGGATATTTTAAATACAAAGACAAGGATTAATAAAATTAATATTAGATTTAACATAGGAGTAATATTATTTAGAACCTCTACTTCTTTGAACAGATATGAACTCACAGAAATCACAATAATTCCAAAAATCATTTCTTTTAAATAATCCTTTATTTGCAATCTAGCAATGGCTAAAATAATGTATAAAACGCAAAATGTTTCAAATGCTGAAAACCCCACATAAACTATCGCATCTAACATCTTCCTCTTGTCTCCTTTTATGATGTTGTTTTAATTAATAAATATATGCATTTCTTATGTACTCAATATATCATGCGTAAAATCCAAAGTCAACACTTTTAAACAAAAAAAGAAGAACAAGTTTTTAGGCTTGTTCTTAATCTATTTCTGGATAAAGCGACCTGATTGTATCTACATTTAAAAAGTCTTTCGTTAGTCTTGTTGTAGCAATTTCATTGGCCCCAAAACGCCTACAAATCTTAACTATATCATCTCGGGTTAAAGTCTTATTTACCACATAAAGATCTCTAGCCATCTTAAGCATACCAGAGTTTTTTATACCCGTTGCTGTTAGATGTGGGTATCCATACCATTCCCTAATGCTCTTTATTCTTCTTAGAACCAAATGATTACTGGCTCTTTCATAATTAACAACTCTGAGCTTAACCGATCTAAATACATACTCATTTTCGATTAATTCAATTCTCTGAGCTTTGGAATTGCTCATCCCATTAAACTTCAGGTACTCTTTCTCATTTGCTGCGCTATATAATAAATTTATTAGTTTTGGACTCACTTCTGCCACTCTTCTCTCCATTGGTCCAGATGATGGAGAATTTCTCACCTCTAATTTAGTGCTGTCTCTATCTATATCATCTTTAAGTATGTTTAAAATTTCCGAATACTCATGCCCCATTATCCCTTCAAATAAACATTGTATAATTGCAGCATCTTGAAAACTTTGTAATCCACCAATAATATTGTTTATTTCTTCTTCGGTAAACAATTTCTTGTTTGTTGTGTCAATAAACTTGTTTATAAACTCATCGCTAATTACTGAATCTAATGGATTAATATTATCAACTCTTAAGTCTTGTTGTATCGCCCATCGAATATAATATCTAATTACATTGATGTTGCCGCTGCTTACCGAATAAGACCCAGGAGCCATAAATTTAAGTAGTTGTTCTATCTCAGACACATTAAAGTTATATAGGTCTTTACCTAATTGTTCTTCTACATATCGTGCTCTTTTTAAAACTCTGGCATAGGACGTGTAAGTTTTTTCACTTAGATCTTTAAGATACATTTCTTTGTGAGATTCATTAAAAAATCCATCTTCATATATTTTATTGGACATCTTGATCCACTCCTATTCCTATCAGCCGCTCAAAGTATTTAATTACATCGTTTCTTACTTTTGTGTTATTGATTCCACGCTTATTATTCAAAAGCTCGATTAACTTCTTATCTTGAAAATTTATTTTGCTTTCGATGAAACTCTTTATTTCTTTATACGGAATTTGGTTGTCTTCAAAGTGTTTAGCAATTACAACATATCCCACGAACATAAGAGAATGATTAATGTTCTCATCCCTATATTTGTTAGGATTTGTAATAAACTCATCAACATAACTTCCTGCTAGATAATTAAAAAACTTAGTGAGTGTTTCAGACATTTCCATTGCATCGAGTCTGCTTTTGGGTTTATAGACATTATCAATAGCATAGGATAGGATGTCAAAGGTGGTCAATTGTCCAGCCAATTCACTGATTCTTGATGCAGAAGCAATTTTGCCCTTAAGGTCTGTTTTTTGCTGAAGATCTTTAACGACCAGATCAGAGAACTCTTGTGATTTCAATTCTTTAAGCCGTTCCTTTTTAACAACATTGATTGTATTGATTTGTCCAAAGTATTTCTTTGCCGTATCTGTATCGTAAGACCGTATTGATAGTATCATCATCTGCTCTAATTCTGGATTGATAGCGCAAGCTCTCACACCGCCCTGAAGACGGTGAAAGCCATCAAGTATTGATATGGCTGCCTGCTCGTTGATTGTCAATAGTCGTGACTTAGAGTTGTAATCAACCGCTTCAGCTTCATCAGAGTAGATGTTTAGCGTAATCATATCTTCCAGGTATGTACCGTTTAGCATGTTTTCTGCAATGTCTTTAACACTTTTTAGATTGATGTCTGGAACTGGTACAACTCCATTCTTACCAGTTTTAAATTTTGCGCTTCTTTGAGTATCAAAGTCATAAATAATAAGTTGGGAGTGAAACCACTGAACTAAATCAGACATTTTAATTTTTGTAATATAGTTATCAATATTTACCATTTCAACATTTTCTAATGCTATGGGTAACATTATTCTATTGGTTTCTGTATTGTTCATTAATTCTTTTTTTGCATAGTTTATTTCTTTAGTGGTAAACCATTGGTCAGGTTTAAGATTACCATTGCCAGTTAATTCATACAGAGCGTCGGATAAAACACATAACATTGATGATTCAAGTGTTGATAATTGTTTATCTCCCTTTGATATCTCATCAAATGTTCCTAATGATACTCCTGATTCAGAGAGGAAATTATTAACTTTCAACACTTTTTTCCGATCAACTTTAACTTCTGCAATTGTGTCCGCAATTAATGTTTCAAGCTGATCTCTGTCTTTTTTCAATTGAGTTCATCTCCTTATTTAAATTATATCATAAAATATAAATATAATAAATTCTCATTAATTATTTCGTTTAATTTACATATTGTTAAAAATGTCTAATATTGTCTTTTGTTTGTTTCCTGCATATATTAACTTCTGACAAACATCTTTTAATCGCTGCTGACTCATGTTCCCAATTTCCTTAATAAGCCTTGATCTCAAGTCTTTATAACATTGATCACAATATATTTCATCTTCTAAAGGTGTAAACTGTCTAAAGCAGTCTTTACCTATGCAAACTTTATCTTTAACTTTTACTGGTTTATTATATGTTCGATAACCACATTTTCGCATTGCTTCTACAAAGGTATGTCCATGTTTTCGTAATATTTCTTGCGAAGGTTTTAATCTTAATGATTCGTATTCTTTACTTGTAGGTATATATCCAATAGATTTTATTACTAATTTCAATTCTTTTAGTACATCATCGCTTGAGATGTATTGAGAATTAGCCAATTTAACATTTGCCTCTTTTGCTAATTCATCCCATCCATATTTTTTAGTAATATATTCACTACTGGGCAATAATTTTGCTTTATCGTACAATGTTTTTGATATCTCTCCATGTTCTAGGTGCAATAACTTCATGTTACTTATAGAGATAGGTCTATTCTTATCTATAGTGTAATCTTCTTTGTTCTTAATTTTTAGGCTCTTTAATATTTCAACCAAAGATAGCTTGTATATTTTCTTTATGGATTCGCTAGACGGGTAATCTTTTCCTTTATGTTTATCATATAATTCAACATTTAGATAACCGTGGTTTCTTTCTAATTCCCTAAATCTTTCCTCTAACTTTTTATCAATCAAGTTTAGTTTCCTTTCTCAATTTTGATTTTTAACATCTCTAATTTATTCGACATTAGAAATGCCTTTCCTTTATTTGTATTATGTAGAGTATCGCCAATAATATATACTTCTTCTTTGCACTTACTACATAACCACATTTTTCTTTTAGTTGACTCTACAACGTAAGTTGTTCCACATTTACAATCAACCTTTATTAATACTTCTGCTCTTTCATAGGCATTCTTTAATTCATTAGGAATTACATCTTTAACAATACATTCGATTTGTTTTCTGTGTTCTGAATATTTATTATGTACTCTCCAATCCGCCACTAAAGACGGATTCAAGCCAAATGTTTCTGTTCCAACATTTACTATAAACTTTTTATTGTTTTGATAACATTCTTTCCATTCTTCAATCTGTATGGCCGATTAAAGGCATTGTTGATTTTATTCCACTGTTTAGAGTGTATGTCATAATACTTAGAGTATTATTCTTATCTTCATTATTATAACCCAATTAAACACCCCCAAACCTAATTTACCATTGTGATTAAAAATTGCAATACTATTTTAATAAATAACAATAAAAAGTCCTATTCTACACAAATAAACAACTTTAAAGTCATTTATTTGCATATGTATAGAACTTTTTATGGTACACTATTTAGTTTTACCATTGGTTAGATATAGGATGTTATCACTACATCAATTAGTGCAATCCCTCTTCCTCCAAACAACTTTTTCCCTTTGATTGCATGTATTTTATAGTAAGTTCCCTCAATTAAGTCTGCCTTAGTTGGATTGTTGATCTGCCACACATACCGCTCTCTATTGGTTTCAAAGGTGTAAGTACTAACGTCTTTTGGTCTCAAGTATCTATCATAAAAATCGTTCCCATGATCCACCTGTACCAATTTGACAATCAATTCAACTTGGTCGTCCATCTACTTATATCCTTTCAATAAGTCTGGTTTGATATAGTAAGCATTAATTAGTTCAACCGACAATAGTCTAAATATCCTATAATAGTCTTGTTTAAAATTTTTATTAAATATTGCTAAAGTTTCTTTAGTCAGATCTTCGCTGTTCAACATTTCCTTTTTAAGAATATTGATTCCCTCAACAATTCTTTCCCCTTGATCAACTTCAATTTCATATCTTACTTCATAACAATATCTATTCGCTCCACCATTCATTTGAACTAAAAACTTTTTATGTTTGGGAAGATGCTTGTATGTAATATTCATTTATATCCCACCCTTCTTATATGGTATATATTTATTTAACATCACATATTTATTCTTTATAAAAAAATAACTATTATTCTAAGTTGTTTTTAATTTCTATAAATGGAATAACTTTGTTTTCTAATGTATCAAATATTCTGTACAATTCGGTATTGAAATTACTAAAAGCATGAACGCTATCGCTTTTTAAATTTGTTATCTTCCAGGTTTCAAGTCTACTTTCAGGATCAAAATAAACCAAACGTTGTAAACAGTATCTTCCTGTTTTAGGCATAATTGCGACTGCACCTCGATGTAATATTTTGCCTATGAATTCATATCTAACTCTGTTATGATTGCCTAACAAGTGTCTCTCCATTTATATGGGGAGATTTTTCTATGCTTAAATTTTGAGACGATTATCGTTCCACCCTTAATATACTAGATTACCATTAATAAGTCAATACTCAATTATTCTCAGGAGGATGCATCATGTCATGGGTTGAGATAAAATTACAATACATACTCGATAGCAAAGGCTTAACCAGAAGAGATCTTTCTAGACGTACTAAAATTAGGCCAGGAACAATTAATGAGATGTGTAATAATACCGCCAAGCAAATACCGCTGAATAATATTGTCTTAGTTTGTGACGAATTAGATATTGATATCATTGATTTATTTAAATATCATAAAGATGACTCTAAAAAAGAAGAGGAATAAAACCCTCTTCTTTTATTTTTATTAGTAAACTTTAATTTCTGCAAATGCAACTCTAATTGCTTCAGCAATTTTGCTTTGATACTCAAACGGGAGATCGATTAATTTTTTAATGAGTCTATGTTTATTAATAGATGTAGTTTGTTCGCAAAGCAATACACTATCCTTTACAAATCCAATCTCTGATGCAATCAATTCTACATGTGTTGGAAGAGGTCTTTTTGTTTTACTTCCGGTTGTTGGAGCTACCATTACTGTTGGAGAGAATTTGTTTTGAAGATTATTAGACAGAATAACAACTGGTCTTCTACCACCCTGTACTGATCCATCTGCTTGTAGATCTGCCAACCAAACTTCATATTGAGTTGTATAAACATTAATATTTTTATTCATTTCCACTCGTTCCATAACCATGTTCATATGTAGCACGCTCCTGATTATTATTATTATTCTTGCTTCACTCTATTTTTTCTATCACTATGTACTTTTATTATTAACTATTTATATATTTATTATACCTAGTGATAGTAATTTTCACAAGCGAACGTTTGTTCTAAACGTCAATAAATTCAAATGTTTTTGTTTTTGTCAATACAAATGTTGTTGCACAAAATTTCCTTACATAAATTAGGATAATAGCGTGTTTTGGTGTTGACATTCTCTGAAAATTGAAAAGTACTGCATTGCTACCAGGAATACGAATATATGTGACAAATATCCCTCTTATTTTGTATTAACCACATATCTTTACTGTTAAACATAAAAACACTTCGAATACTCAAAAATTACAAAAAGACATAATAAAAAACCCTTTGTTTATAAGGGTTTTTTATTCGCACTTCTTGATGAAATTCGTATTTTATGAAACTACAACAACTGTCAGCGGTATTGCATTTAACAAAAGAACTGCTGCGGCCATCCCGAGATTCATCTTTGTTGTTTTATACTTTCCAATTAACCCGGGTACTGCCAAGCTTAATGACACAACGAAAACGATAATCGCAAGTGTATGCATTGCTATTCCTCCTTGTTCATTTATGAATTTATTTTACCTCAATTCATTGATGAACACAAAGAGGAATCAATTTCTTTTAAGAATATTGCCAACAACCTTAAAACTCTCATCTTGTTCAAGATAGTCCTCAAGTCCACACCATTCTCTCTGTTGTCCAATTTCAACCCCATATGCTCTATTAACATCATCCCATAAGACAACGGCCTTAATCATGCTATCGCCCATTAAAACGTCTCCTATCCTAACATAATCACCATTAAGCACTGATCCAGTGTTATGATTCATTGTTCGTTCTCCTTTGGTTTTGATAAAAGATGCCTTTCATTCTCCTAACCCTCGAATTGTGTAACAAACATTTATTTTGATCCTTGGTAAACTGGCAATTCTAATCCCATTAGTTCCATCTTGCTCCAATAAGATTCCGTAACTGTCGCACGTAATAATTCCTCTATACTAACGCTTCCACCAGATGCTTCAATATCATGTTTAAGTGCCTTCCATACAGACTCATGCAAAGATAGGTCGATGGGCATAGTAATCATTTATACATCACTCCTTATTTTAATACTTCGCAATATACACCTATCATTTAACTTTATAAAACATTCCATTATCAGAAGTTAAAACATAACGCCGTAATTTCTGATAACCATAATATTAAAACTAGACATCCAGCGGTTAAACAAAATCCAATTAACGAAAATACGATTTTCAAGTATTTCCGCTCACTCATTTCTTTAAACGTTAAGATAAACTCACTTTCACTATGATATGACATTATCCCTCTATATAAATATTTACAGAGCATTACAGTCGCATAAGAGTAAATTAGAAAAAATACAAGCATTGTTCGTACTCTCCTTTTAAATTAGCCAATTGATTAAGATTCAACAGCCAATAGACCGCGAACACGTTCAATTTCATCATCGCTGTGAACTGTCCCACCAGTATTAAAGTCAATATACCATTGAAGAACTTCTTTGCGGCTTTTTAAATCATTAATATTGATTTTAACACCTTGGGTCATTCTTGGGCTGTCTTCATATTCTCTAAAGTAACTACCAAATACCCTTATTTCATTATGTATAAATCTCTTGATTGCTGTTGCTCTTTGTAGTCCATCTACACAGACAAAATCATTTAAATAATCACCCGATGTCCATCCAGCACAATTCAAATAAATTACCCTTGCTGTCTTGCCGCCCTTAAGAAGATATTCAATATATGCAATTTGCTGTTCCTCACTCCAAACATGTCCACGTTGGAAATCTGGATTCATTTGTAATCCTTCTTTTTCAAACTCCTCGATTGCCTTAACGAAGCGTTCTAAATCATAATCACACTCCCAATTTCCAACACGGGTGAATTGAGGAATATCTCTAAATTTCATACTATTCACTTCCTTTATTTTTTGATGAAACAGTCATTTCAAGATATTTTTGGGTCAACTTTACAAACATCTGAAGGCAACGATTCCTTCCCCGCTAACGCACGAGCAAAAGATCCATCCTTAAATCCTGCTCGAATCGCCTCTCTAAAGCCTTTTTCATATTCTTCTTTGGCTTCCTGTTTCTGCTCATTATTGTTCATCTTGATCTCTCCTTTTTCTGATAAGTTTAGCCATTTTATTGTGAGAGGAGAAATTAATTGTTTTAAACGTCTCAAAATCTCCGCTTAAGCCCCGAACTTGCACTGACTTGTCTTCAGGGTGAACCTCATATCCCATACCCTCAACTTCTTTGTCGAAATCGAAGATAATCTTAAACCCTTGTGACTCATATACTAACAATCTCTCTTGAATATCTAAATGAAAATTTTTATTTTCCATGATAATCCTCCCCTTTTTATTATTATAAAATAGTTATATTATTAAGATTCAAAATGTCTTTTCCAGCCCATAACAGATACATTAAAAATATTATCAACACCTTCTAGCCTAACAGTTCTTTCGCTCTTGTCTTTTTCTGCAACTTTGTTTAAATTAACTGCAACTCCCAGATCAACATTAACAAGATTACTGTTGCTAGAAGCCAAAACCAGACATACTTCTTCAAAAGTTTGAGGATAATTCAAATCTCCATAAACAGTAGTAATTACAACTTCTTTCCGATTGACCACTCTAACACTTCTTACTGCCAAAATCTCATCATCATTAACCCATACGACTTCATTAGCATTATTTTCGTTCTTTTTAATTAGTCCAATCATCTCAAGACCTCCGTAGTCATTTTATCTAAAATTAAGCTATATTGACAATTCTAACAAACTGCTGTTTGCTCACATACCATCCTTTTGGGTTATCAATATTGTACCGTTCACTCTCTTGATCTGTAACCCAGAAACTCGCTCCACCATAATTATTATTAGTGACATATAATTGACCATGTTTTTCAAACTCAACAAGATCACCTTTGCCAACTTTAGCAATTTTAGCACCAAAATCCATTTTTGATCATCTCCTCTTATTTTAAAACCCTTATAAATATTGACTTTTTTCGACCCAATATCCTCATGAAATCAACCTTTTATAAATACAATCTACAAACTTTGTGGTTTCATTCTGGTTTTAACATACTCAGATCCGCTTCCACATCACGTCCAAAAGTTACGCGCAACTTATGCATAATCTCTGATTCACGACACGATAATTTAAGTTTCACTCTTTCATCATCATCTAGTTCAAACTCATGTGTGTATGGTAAACTCCTAACCAAAATCCACTTCATGGCTTCATCCTCCGTCCTCGATGCACTATATGTGTATGCCATACACTTTAATTGATCATTTTTCATAAATATTTTACTTAAGCATACTTCGCCATCCTAACATGCAATCCCTTAATCTCAGCCTCAACCATCATTAACCGTTGTGGCGATGACTTAGAAACCGCAGAATCCTTCAGTGCTTCCAGATCGCGAATTTGTACAGCAATGATTGATCTCATTTTAGCATTATCACTATTCAATTTACCATTCTCCTTCATATGTATAATATCCTTCTTGACTCCTTTATTTTACCACACACTTAATTATTGTTCAACATATATTTATTTATTAAACGAAAATGGCGAACACATATTTATGTCCGCCACATCAGTTATTTATGATTTTGACTATATTTCTTAGCAGCATCAAGTAATCCAATTTCTACCCCTTCTACAGACACTACAACGCATTTTCCGCCCTTAACTCGTCCATTCTTATACATAACTGTATTCCTTTCCAGAACGGTTGTAGACGGCTACAGAAGACCCGTAGCGCTGTGTAAGTGAATAAACTTTGTCCAATACAATCCAGTAAAATGATTCTTTATTTTGCTGCTGATCAATAGTTTCAACTACTTGATTATTAACAATAAAGTCCCATGTTTTCATATATATATCATCCTTTGTATATTTATTTTTATAATTTTAATAAAATTTCTCTTTCACAACCTTCTAAATTCCAGTTCCATAATTTCATCTGAATACCTGAACGATTTATTCAAGAATCCAATGTTATGAATTCCTTTACTCACTCCGGCATCATATTTATACAGGTTGTATCTGAGCAATATTCGTTTCCATTCTATTTTAAGATATAAAATCACTTTCAACCTCCCATTTATATATTTACGTGAAAGACTTATTTCATCTGCTCGTAAAAGAATATCCAATATGGATAGCCATTTGAAACATTGCAGCCCTCCATAATTGCAGTAAGCTTGATTGTCCTGCCAAGGTATAGACCAAGAAATTTTTCAGTATCTTGCGGTTCTCTATTATTAAAGTATTGTCCTTGATTCGACCATATCTCCAAACAATATTTATTATATTTATCATAATCCCATTGTAAAAGTCTATCTGAGTAAACACAGGCATTATTCTCTGAATAATCTTGCTTCCAAATGACATATGGGTCATAGCTATATGGATGCGTTTCTCTTGTTCGTTTAACTTCTTCACCCTTTAAGTCGCGATACATTGAGTGAGCTTTCCATTTCAAATAATCATCATTCATTCTTAATTTTCCCCTTCATTGCTGTGAAATACTTCTTTTATCATCTTAGATCGGATCTTTGAATAACAGTTTCTCCTTCATTTACAAGCTTTGCTACAAGTTCAATATATGGGCTGTCATATTTCTTTCTGGATATAACCGTTCTGTAACCGCCAATTCTCAAAATTTCACCAGTTGCAATTATCCCATCATAATGAAAATAAAAATCTGAATTGCTATTCAAAATAGTTAAATGATAATTTGTTCTATTGCTCATACATGCCCAACCCCTTGTAAAAGAATCCATTTATCGGCTTATTGGTTTGCTGCATACTTCCATGCCTTTGTATATCCTGAATCATTCCCATCTCGTTTGACTAACTCGTCATAACAAACATCTACTTGCCAATGATAATCAGATCTTGGATTGTTATTGGCGTAAGCCGAAAGCCAAATTTTTTGTTTAGTTTCATCCATCAACTTTTCATAATCCATCTCAGTAATTTTATCAACATATTCAATCTTTGGTACTCCATAATTATCTTTACCTGTATACTTTTCCATTTCGATTTTGCCTCCTATGGTTTCTTGATAAATTAATCATTTGCTCATAACTTTAAATTCATCTCTTTCAAATACCGGAGTAATCTCACCATATTTGCCAGATATAGAGCCGCCGCCGATATGAAACCATCTTCCATCCCATTGTTTTATAAACCCCCAATGCCCTATGTATTGAGATTCTTTGTTGATGATTGATACTTTTTTACCAATCATGTTCTCAGGTTTCAATTTTCCCAACTCCTTCTGAAAGGATCATATTACTGCAATTCAATCTCATATACGTCTTCAATCCATTGTCTAATTGTATCAGACCATTGGCTATAACCTAGATTCCATGCAACCAAATTATCAAACACATCTTCTTTGGACATTTTATCAACTTCTTCTGGTGTCACTTCCAATCTTTCACTCATCGTCTTGTATATGTATGACGGATACTTTTTCATGTTAATTCTCCTTTTTGATAAAAATATATAACTTCATTACAACTGTTCTAGTACTTCATCATAGAACTTTTCTGGCAACATCCTTGATGTTTCTCTTCCAGCAACAAATGGATATGACCACTCTTCAAAGTTTAATCGGATTCTGAATTCTCCATTAATTCCTGATTTCTCTGCACCAGCATATTGATATGTATTTGGTATTAGTTCATCTTTTCTCATTTCTCCAAGGATTTTAAGCAGTGACTGTCTGTTAATTTCAATTGTGTTTGTGCTCACTATGATCATCTCCTCATGAAAATCTAGAGTTACTCTTTCAGTGCTTCATCCATCATTTTTTGAATACGTTTTACATCATCAATTCTTTCATCGTCCCTATTGCCTCTAGCCCATTTCCATAAGATATTATCAATCAGTTCAAGATCGTCTTTATCAATTTCTAGATTAAATAATTCCTTTTTTATGATTTTCACTAAACACTACCACCCTTCTTATTATGCGGCCTTCACTTTATGGATCAAGATAATCCCTTTATCATCCTTACACATTTCTACAAACTGTTTCATTTCTCCTTCATCATCAAAACTGTACACATTCACTGCTAACTTGTCACAAATCTTTTCAATGATTTTTACTTGATGCATTAATCCGTTTCACCTCATGTATGTATGTTTCTTATCTGTAATTATCTTATCACATAATTATTATATAATCAATATATATTTATTAATTAAAATTAATATTCCCTAAATTTCTATATGTACTCTCCCCTGGTTAGTGCACTTCATCAACCTAACATTGCTAACCCATGGATCACTCTGCCAACATTTATACACCTTGTTAGCCACCGCAAAAGACGATATAAAACCAGTTTCAAATGGATGAGATGAATGTTCTGCTTCAATTAGATAACGGTCATATGATGACATATGGGGCCTTCAGCTCCTTTTAATTTTGTATTAGTACAACGAATAACAAAAAATACACACCGATTATATTCTAGATGTGTATTTTCATAATTGTGATATGTATTTGTATATTTATTTATAACAACGCTGCTACAGCAACTACAACAACTATGAAGACTACACTGACAATGATTATTGCTTTCTCAATATCTGCTACTACATCGGGAAACGTTTTAATTTTTTCTTCGCGCATACTCATGATAATATTACCCTGATCGTCACGACAGCGGATTGCTGTTTGCATTGAAAATTCCTCCTTTTATTTAATCTATCAACCAACAACTTTTACAATCCAAAATCCCCATACCACAATAGCAGCAACTAACATCCAATTGTCAAACCAAAAATCCTTAACTTTCACCCTCAACATATTCATTCATATTCCTCCTCATCGTTAATATTCATCGTCACAGCCTCCTCATTGCCTTTCTGCCGCATTCTCTGGTGAATACTATATATACTTATTCCTTTAACATATTGACACTTGTAGCAAGTCACAGGAAGCCCGTTAGATATACAGTAATAGTACGCTGCTTGTGTAACGGGCTTGTTGCAGTAAGTGCAAGTGTGATTATCGCTCATAGTGAAGAAATATATTTGTCATACAGTTCTTGCAGTCCCTTTGTGCGTCCTTCGATTGCACTCTTCTTTGTTCCTCCAGCTCCACAATGTTTACGATATGCATCTGATTTGTTCCATGTTTTTGAATAGTCATGTAAGAATGGAATTAGATTATGATTAAATTCATTGTTTACAATTAGATTCACAAACGACACAAGATTAATTTTAGTAACAAATTTATTGTATTCGGGAAAAGCCTGATTGATCATGTTAAATGCTTGAGTAACTTTATCAACAACATCTTCCGTAATTTCATTTTCGCTCACTGCTTTTTCAACATCTTTATTACCGAACGCTTCCCATTCATAACCACCAACCAACACCAAAGATTGAAGAACAGATATTTGACGTTCAGACTTCTTTACTGAGCCATCAGGAAAGTGCGCAGTAGTTGTGTATAAAGTGTTATTAGTCACTGTATCATGAACATACTGCTGAACTTTAGATGAGGCTGAAACAAGCGCCAGATGTTCCTTGGACATTGGAACAGAGGAATTAAGGCGATAGAAAATTTGAGAAACTACTGTTTCTTCGTCATCGTCATCTTCAAGTTCAATTACGCGAATGGTTAGTGAATATCCGTTTAAAGCATTTTGCACTTCTTCGTCCAGTTCTGAATATTTCTTTCCTGCTATCTCATGCATTTCACCTGTTGATTCAATATATACGGGTGGCAGGTCATCAGTAAGCGCAAATTTGTCGTTTCTGTAATCATAGATAGTGTTTAATCTTTGAAGCCCATCCAAAACATCATACACATTTACCATCTTCCCATTAACTTCTCTTTGATGTTTGATTGCATACACATCTGGAATAAATAAACGTAAAGCTGAATCAATCAAGAGTGATCTATTTACTGGCTTCCACTGGCCTCCAGGACGTTGCAGAGGATTATCAAAGACAATAGTTCCACGATTAATGCCCGTTACAATCTCATTAATATTTCTTTGCCATGCTGATCTTTTCATTTATAAAACCTCCGTCAATTGTTATTGTATTTTTCTTTCAATTCATTTAGATCAATGTTTAAAATTATAGATAAATTCATTAGTTCATCTGCGGATAAGTTATTGCGGATCAACTTGCCACTAAAGGTTTTTTCATTCATTCCCATTCGTTCAGCAACCATAAATATTTTTAATTTTCTATCGTACTTTATTATCTTCTTGATGTAGTCTCCCATGTTGAAATCAGTTATTGTAATCACCTTCTTACTTCATTTCTCCTGCTTTCTTAATTCAATCTTACCATAATAATTCTTCAATATAAAGTCTTTTCTTCATATTGAAGAATTATTACCAGATAAAATTGACATTTCATTTGGTCTATCACTTAGTTAAAGTACCGTTCACCATTTCCAAACTATCCACCAAAGCATTCAACAACCTAATTTCAGAAATAGGATAATCAGAAATCTTGCCCACTCTATTACCTTCAGAATCTTTATGCATTACTTTTATGTATCTTACTCCAGCTTCGTTATATTCTGTCACCCATATCTGAAGACCATTTTCTGTATCACCTGTATACAACCATGATTCCATTTTATTTGCTCCTTTTATATAAAATTAAAAGTTCATCAAATTATTTCTCGTCCAAGACAATGCTCCAGAAGTTTTCATTCTGTTGTGCAATCATCAAATCCGTTAAGATGTTCTCATTTTCGTAACCTGTAAGATTTACAAATACCAGTTGTCTAAATTCGGTATCTGGAGCATGATATTTAGATCCGTCAATAACTTTATCTCTCCAAACAATTTTACATCCATTTGGTTTTACAGCTTTCATATTACCATTCTTTGCGAGTATTTGAACAGCTTCGAATAGATTTAGATTCTCCATTAATTACCGCCTCCACACTATTGTATTTGTTTCTCTTCTTATCTATAAGAATACACTATACACAATTTATTGTCAACTATATATTTATTCATTAAATGAAAAATGCCTAGTGATTAATTCACCAAGCACTCACTTTTTATTTAAAATTAACCAACTCATACTTTCCTCTTTCCAATCTCCTGTAATCATTAAACACTTCAACGTGATTTTGTTTAGCATTAATGCAGCACTTAGATACGATATGTGTTCTAATCGTTCTTGTATTATAATTTGAACCGTTCTGTACCATCAATGTTATGGCTTCAATAGGTGTAAATTCATTTTTACCCTTATCCTTTACTAACGTTCTGACCGTCTTCAACAACTCATCTCTACACGTTGTATAAGCCATTTTAACGCCTCCCATAGCTCTTTCTGCCATAGTAACACATCTAAATAAATCGCGTAAGTAATGACCTGTTGTGACTCTGTGTTGTGATTATAGGCGATGAAAGACGGGTTTTATCAAATGACAGTTACGAATTTTTCAACATCGCTCACATTCATTGTCATAATTTCTTTTGAATCTTCATGTCTCAATACTAATTCAAATCTGCTCCCTGCAACAATCATAAAAACTTCCCCGTTTTGACTGATTGCGTTGTAACCACTTCTAATTACATCATTTGCTGTTTTCAAGGTTATCACTCCTTATATTTTAATAAATTCACTCTTTTATCTGCTTGTGTAATTATTGAACATATCGGTATGATTCAAAGTCGTTAAGACATTCTTCACATACTCTGCCATTAAAAAGAACTTTTTTTTCTTTAATGAAATCGAATCTTCTTCCAATTACTTTTGAAACTGATACGTGTCTTCCGCAGCAACGGCAATATTCTTTGTATGCACACACCTCTTCAAGCTTGGCATTGGTTACGCCCTGCTCCATTACCTCGTAGGCATATTCAATGCTTTCAAAAGTATTATCAATAACCTGCTCCCATCCATTATCAATTAAAGAAAAAAGTTTCTTGTTACTGGTCTTTTCTGCATCCAGCACTAGAGCTACAGCACCACTTTCAGATTCTTTAATAAAACCATAGATGTGCATTGTTATTCCTCCAAAAAAGATATTTGATCTTAGTATAACATGAAGTTATTAGAGCTTATGAAATGAGTAATTTATTAAATGTCTGCCAATTCTTCAATAGTAACGTGTCCATCTTTGATGAACGTATCACTTACACCAAATTCACCGTTTCTGTCAAAAAATATATTCACTCCAGCATTTGAACAAAGATAAGTTCCCACTTTGGATTTATTTAAGTTCTTGTACGTTATTTCGTATGGTACTCCACGTTCGAATTTCATGTTCATTACCTCCTATAGATATTAAACAGTCATTAATTCCTTTAATTCCTCATTTATCATTTCAACTTCTTTTCTGAATTTTTCTTCTGACATTTCCCAAATAACATCACGAGGTTTATCAAATAATGAGATAACATCCTCTGCCGCTTCTCCATTGCAATCCAGTATCACTCTGATTCTCTTCTTAATCTCTGTACGTTGCTCATGTGCTGTCTGCATAACTTTCTCGTCTCTATCTTTAACCCACTGAGGGATCAACTTGAATTTATTGCGGCTGCTATATAATGTATGTCCGTCCGAAACCTCGCCTTTACCATTACATTCGTAACAAGTACCGCCATCAATTGCAATATAGTTGAGTATTACTTTTCTGCCGTGATATTTCGGGCATTTCTTCATGTTGGCCGCCTCCTATGTATTAATCTTATGAATACATCATATCACACTTTTATGTGTTTGTATATATTTATTTATTAAATTATTCTCACTAATATTTATACAATATTGTGTATTTTCTCATGAAAAATACGACACTCATAAACTAAGTATCGTATGAATATTCATATAAAATTTGATGAAATCTTGTTTTTATCAGGTTTATTTACTTTGATAATTTAAATTGATCGCGAGACATAAAATTAATATTTCTTCTTATATAAAAATAAGAGGGGAAGAAATCCCCCCCTGCTATCTTGTCATTTCCCAAAGTTTTAAATTTTCTTTCATGATGATGTTCATTTCATCTACATATTGTTTTTGCTCACTTTTCGATAATCCTGCTTGATTGAACGTTTCCAACAATTGATTTGCGTAGTTATTCTTTTGAATTCTACCTTCGCTTGCATCCCATTTTGCCATTAGAACATTAGCTTTTCTAAGAAATCCCGTTGCCGCTTCTACGCCCATTTTCTTATCAAGTATTCCGCTAATTGTCATTCTAATTCGCTCCTTTAGAATATGTATTATCTTCTTCTTGTTTTAATTATACTCACTTCAGAAATAATTGCAATACTTTTATTATATTTATTTTTATAAACATATCATGAAATATGGTATTTATCAAGATACTTTGTCTAATTCAACTGCAATTTCTTGCTTCCAGTTAATAAGTGCAACAATATTACGTTGCAATTCTTTATTGCTGAGATAAGTCTCACTATTATTCATGCTGTCGCTCATCGATTCAATCTCATTGCTCACTGCTTCCTTAATATCATGAAGATATCTACTTGCATAATTTAATGGGAAATTACCATTCCAATCTCGAAGAGAATAAAAACAGGTTCCATCCGAGTAACTTTGTTTATGTAAAGAAAGCACTTCGCCATTTTTAGAGTTTGATTTAAATAAAATTTCATTGTTTACAATCTTCTTCTGCCCCTTTATTTCTTCCCCGGCCATATAACAGGCTCCGCAAGATTCACTATCAAAATCTGAATTTAATTTAATTAATGTATTATCAATTAAACAATATATATTTGAATCTACAATATAATAGGACTTTCCGCTGTTAAATCGTTTATCTTCTACCCACTCTTCGTTAATATTTTTGTTGTATACAATAACTTCAAATTCATATTTAAGATTGCCGAATTTATCTTCAAATTGATTTTTATCAAAATTCATTCTTTTCAAGAAAACCACTCCCCTATAATTTTTTCTTGTTAAAGTTTCTTATTCGGGCTGGATACCTATTTAAAAAATCTGCTATTTCATTCATCTTTTCTATAACCCGATGTTCGTTTCCCCCAATAATGTAATAGTTTTTTTCAATTTCCTTTGATTCTTCAAGTAACGCTTGAGCTTCTATTCCTCTATTAATAACATCGCCTAGAAGTTTTTTGTGCTTATCAAGTTCTTTTAGTGCATCCATTTTCTGTGTCTCCATTATCACTATCTCCTTATAAAATTATCATTTCGTGAGTATATTTTCTAATTGAACCTTTGTTAATTCACTCATTTTAATATTGTTATTCTTGGCAAGCTCTAATGTGTCACGAATGAACTCTTTCTTTGCTCCTTCGGGCCAGCATCTCCGACAGCTAATGACTCTAATCATATATTTATATTTTTCTTCCGCCTCAGTATTTACCATGCTTCAGTATCTCCGTATTGACTTTTGCCTGTAGCATATTCATAAGCTTTAAGGAAGATTTCCATTGTGTTTTCATCGATCATTTTTGATGTCCAATTGTCTTCAACATCACCATCAACATAAAAGTCATCAGATCCAAACCGCGAATTCGTATTAATAAGAGCAAAGGAGTTAGGGGCAATTACTGTATCTGTATCAAAGTTAGTAACTACGATAGTTGTAAAGTTTTCACGGTTAATTACTTTTAGTTGGTTCATATGTATCACGCTCCGCTTCATTTGATATTTACATCATAACACATTTATTTATTTCTGTCTACATATATTTATTAATTAAAGCTATTCGCATTCATATTCCCGTATCAACTTCTTTGCAATCCATCGGTCAGACATTTCAGCTATGTGCATTTCGTTAAAGTCATCTTCAAACATTCCATTACCTTTATATGCTGCCCATGCTCCATCTTCAGCAAGTTCCAGGAACACTCTGCGAAGCTCTGGAACCGTGTATTCATTACACTTGATATCTCCACCAGTTGCAGCGGAAACGGCCTTAGACACTCTCTTGATCAGCGTTTCAATCGGAGTTACCTTTTTGACTTGTGCTAATGTTGTTGTTGTCATATATATCACCTCTTCATTAGGAATAACTAAATTATAGCATGTATAAATTCATAGTTCAACATATATTTATTAATTAAAAAAGACCCGTTAAGGTCTGTTTTAAAAAGCCGTTTACACACTTATTTCACATTCTAAAACTAAATCGATTAATTTTATAGTTGGCTCCCATGGTCTTTTTTCAATAGATCCGGTTAATACCGTTGTAGTCATATTATTAATAAAAAAATTATCAGTAGAACAAATCCCATGTGACTTTAAAGCTTCTAAATAATCCTTTTCTTTTTTCAAGCCTTTAGAGTGACAGTACCATCTTGTGAGCATGCCTACTAGTAAATCATCTACACAAAAGCAAAAATCTGGATTCGCAAGAGCCATTTTAAATCTAATTGTTGGTGTTTCGTAATAAGTAATCTCCGCTAAGACTTTTTGACCCTTGGAGAATTCAACATTCCCAGTGAAATTAATCCCCCATATTTTATTAGCAAAAAAATTAGCTTTTCGTTTTAGTTCTGCACCGTACTGTTCATAATTTATGGGGGATTTTTTCATTAGAAATTCGCTCCTCTATTCTTCTTCAATAAAATTCCCTTCGTTGTCGAACTGTTCACTATCTTTACTGTCAATAAAAACTTCTTTAAAGAATTTAATATCATTCTGATCATCAACAACCATTAAGGCTTCATCACGAGTATTAACATAAATTTTTGCATTTTTAGGTGAGAAGTCATATCCCGCAATACCCTCTAGATAACTCATTGTTTCGGTTGGAGCAAACAGGATTACCTCTTCCTCAGAAAATACATACGTAAACAGTTCAAGGCTGTCTACTGTTAGTTCGTAATATTCTGCTATGTATCCCATTTGTTTTGGAGTTAACTGCGCACCTTCGTTAGCAATCTTGTTGTACTTTTCCGAAATAATATTAATCATCTAATCATTCTCCTTTTAATATAATATATTATGCGGTACTTGACCACGTAATTATTGTAACATGTTGTTTATAATTAGTCAACTATTTATTTATTTTTATTTATTAAACTATTTGAAATAAGTGTTTTATCATGACTTGGTTCAATGAGGGCCAACATCTGATTGACCACTATACAATTTCTTGTTGACCCCAGTTCAACCTAGTGTATCCGTCTTGATCCTTTTCTTTCGTCATCAGCATGTTTAGAATATCGAAATCAACCCCGAAACGCTCAAATAATTCTTCATCATCTATGTTGTCATCTTTCATGAATAAATTAAGCTTTTCTTTGCTCAATATCAATTTAAGCAAATTACTTTCGATACTATTTTCATATGTTACGTAATGAATTTCTTTATTATCGGCCTCAGAATCAAAACGAATAAATCTCGCTGTAAACTGGTGTAAGCTGGCCCCGTTCCAGGATAATTCCGTTACAATGATTTTATTTACATAATTTATGCTTACACTACTAGACAATGATTGCTGAGTGCAAACCATAATAGGGTTGGTATGTTTTTTCATTTCTAAAATCATTTCTTTACGCTGCTTAAGGCTCATATCTTCACCTGTAACAATAAATAATTTGCGTTCTGGGAAAAGCTCTCTAATATATCTCGCATAACTATAAACTGTCTTCTTAAAACGACACCCGATAACTACAGGTTCATTATTCCATTCCTTTATCATAGCAAATACTTTTTTAAATTTAGATGAGTATCCTTTACCGCTATATTCATTAAATAAGTGTGCAGCGCTGCAACTTCTAATTAACATATTGAGTTGCTGAATGATTTCTAACATCCTATCTTTTCGACTGTTTCCAGTTCTCTGTACGTTTCTAGCCATTTCATAAAATTCATCAACAATCTTTTTATATAGTACATATTCATGGTTATTAAATGTGCAAGTATCTTGAAATCTACTTGCAATGGATCTTCCCGTAATTTCTTCAAACGTTCTAGTAATAATTGTAGAGTCAATAATATTTTTAAGAATATCTGAATTATAAATATGTTGCGTAGACTGCGACACGCCGAATACAGTTATTTTTTCTGGGATGTGGCTTTCCTGGAATAACTTTTGCCCTTTATGATATTGCGGATAAGGCTTTAAATAGTGTGAATTTCGTTCTGTTTTCAGCTCTTTAGTTTTTTTATCTTGTACATAAATTTCTTCACAGCGATTAATAAAATTCACCGATGAATTAAAGAGCAATTGAAATTGCGGAAATGCTTCCCCTATTGAATTTCTAACACTTGTACCCGTAGTCAAAAGTTTATGTTTTGCATTCCTAAATACATTCAAAGTCGCTTTTGTTCTTTTGCTTGTCATTGTTGCTATACTGTCGGATTCATCCAGTACTAGGCCAATTTTATGCTCGTTTAAGCGTATGAATTTCTTAATATGTCTTTGGTACTTGGTTAACATATTAAACGTCACTAGAACGATGTCAGAAGGCTTAATTCTTGCAATACTTTTTAATGAATCAATCTTAACAAATGGGATTCCGTAACTATCTAAAGCAGATTCAAAAGTGCCAGTAATTGCAATCGCTGGAGCAATAATAAACACGTTTTTAACATTGCTGTGTTGTAAATGATATTGAGCATAAGCAATTGCTGCCAATGATTTACCGCCTCCACAATCCCACTGTAACAGGCCGTAACGCTTCTGTAGCATCTTTCCTATATCTTCCTTTTGAATTCTGTTCAACTCAATTACACGGTCATTTAGAGAGTCATTAAGCCTATATGAATTTAACCATTCAGAAATATAACCGTTCTGCTGCATTTCTTTAAATGGCTTACTTTGCTGTTTGTATGCTTTCATTTTTCTATTCAATAATTTTCTATAGGTTTGATCTTCAAATGGATATTCTCCCTTTATAATCATGTCAATAAAACTAATCTCTTTGACTCCCGTAAACTTAGACAGATATACTTTATTCTTATGAGAGTATCCCTTTAATTTTAATCCGCTATTGGTCTTAATCAGTTTAATACAATCTTGCTCATTTTTATGTTGATTCTTTAAGACTCGCTTAAGATATGACAATACTTTATTAGGCGTTAAACGGACTTTTTCCCATTCTTCGAACTTCATTCCTTCGGGTTTTTCTTGATCGTAATATTTATTGACTTGTTCCATACATGCGGCATATTTGTTGTTAATATTTTTTGATCGTTTGATATCAAATAGGTATTTTTTAACTTTTGACTGAAATTCTAAATTATTTTTACTTTCCTTTTGGTTATTCTGTACTTGCTCAAAGAATAATTTATGCTTTATTTTTTCCTTTTGTTCAATTACTGGTGCAATATATGTATTATAAATTGATTCGCTGTTTAAGTCTGAAATTTCGCTTAACATTGATAGTCTTGTAATATACAAATTATCATTTGTTACATGTTCACTCTTTTTAGAAAAGAACATAATTTTTGTACGGAATTTATCGACTCCGCTAGAATTAAAAGAATCAGACGGTAACTCCGCTTGATGGATAAAATTGTACATATCATTCATTTGTTTGATCATTCCACCGTCTGAGAAATCATCTGATAAAAAGGAAACCGGAACAATTAAGGCAAGTATCCCGCACGGTTTCAAAAGTTCATAGGCTTTAATGCAATAGTATAGTTGACTCAGATATTCCGTTCTATTTATATAAAGTTTTAAATTAAAAGGTGGATTACCTAAAACATAATCGAAGGTTGTCCTTGGGCTATATTCGCGTACATCTCCGCATGTTGCGTCAATATCAGGATAGAGATATTTCATAACTTTATAATTATTTATATTTAGTTCATTTGCATATACGTTTTGATGGTTCGGCAACCAATTAATAAAGTTTCCACTACCCGCCGTTAAATCTGCAACTAACTGGAATTGATCAATTTTTAAGCAATTAATAAGAAATTTAGATAATGAATGAGGTGTAAAGAATTCTCCTACTTCACGCAATTTTTTAGCCTCAGTGAATGAGTAAAAGGAATCGAAGTCTTTAAATTCTAAACCATGCAAACCACCCGAACCGCTGTACATGTCGTATATATTCTGCTTAGTAATCCCATGTTTTGAACATGAATCATTCTGAATCATAAATTGAATTTTTTCGTTTATTTCTTTGCGCTTGTTTTGTGGAACTACTATATTTGAAATTTGATACACTTGTTTATCCTCCATCAAAAGAGAATCAGCACTTTATATAACTGATTCCCCGTATATTATTTTATTCTTATGCGGTTTGTTGGTTGTGACCACAATATTCATTTGCAAACTTGGCTGCAATTGTATGAGAGATAAACTCAATTTCCACTTTACCGTTTTTCAATATTTTTATTGATTTAACTTTGGAGAAGTTCAATTCATGTACTCCGAAAACTTCTTCATTTTTTCCATTCATGATCTTCCGTGACATAGTATCTAGTTCATTATTAAGTACCGTAAAGCCTGTTTCAAAGTGGTATATAGCGTTAAATATCATTTCAACTTTATTATTGCTATTATAGTGTATTTTCTCGGTTCCCCATTTGGACCACGATGTATCGATATATAGATAATCCTTTATCGAAATTTTATTTCCTTTTGGAGTTATATCTTTGTGACTTACTGAATCGCGTAACTTTTGTTTAATTTCCGCTTCTGCTTTTTCAGTAAAATTGTACCCGTCTAATTGAATCGTTATCTCATCTATAATATTATTATACGTTACATTTGAATCAAACTTCTTTTGAATTTTATCTTCGTTGATTGTAACATTATATTTATTTTTAAAATAATAACAAACAATTGAAATGAATCTATCTTTAATTTTGACAATGTTTTTTTCTAAGTCATATGAAGCAAATCCAGCGTCAAAACTTGTGCTTTTAGGGTATTTTGTTCCAAGCACTCCTACTTCTGAGTATTTAATTCCGTGTGCGGTGACTTGCGGTTTAATTGCCTGCAATTGTTCATTTAGATTGTTATAGGCCGCTATTGTCTGTTTGTAGATTGATTCTTGATCTTTGCAGAAATCCAAATCTTCACTGGAAACTTTTTGATCTGCTGTGATTTCAATATTGTCAAATTTATTAAAGATATCATCAAAAGAGTCAAAAGAAATAGGTTCATCTGAGTTGTAATCTGTATTTTCATTAATATATGTATTATCCATTGTATCACCTTCCTGTTTCGTTTCTGCTGTTTCATTTTGGTTAAACTCATAATAGATTATGTTATCGTTATGACTGTCTGTAACTGTTTTAGAGGCCGTTTCTTGCGTGTTCTGTGTTTCTGTGTCGCTATCTCTGTTAACAGTGTTAGAGGGCATTACAAGAGCCTGAGCAAATTCCAAGCGCTCCGGTGTTTGTTTGGCGTACCACTTCCCGCCACGCCGAGACCACTTAAAGCCGTTTGCGTACAAGGTGGATAATTCTTTTTCTGTTAGGGTTTTGGTGAACTTCAATTCAATACCGTTCAATTCTTCATTGATTGTCATTGTAACGCTTTTAGAAGCCTCTACAATTTCGCCTTTTGCTGTTTCTTCATTAACTGTTACAACTTCTTCAGCATCAACAGTAACAGCCTCTTTACTTGCTCTAGGGGCCTTGCCAACCTTAACCCATTTTTCAACTTCTGTTACTTCATCAAAAGTAGTCATTTGATGAACGATTGTTTTTCCTTCTTGAATAGATTTCATCATTCTTTCTTCCAGGTCGTAGTATCTAGTGCAGTTTTTCAATTGTTGATATCCTCTTTTTTCACTGCCCACATTTTCATAGGAAATACGAGTTTTGCCGTTCACTTCATAGATGTTTGTTACCAACCAGAATCCGCCACGATGAGCAAATTTGAAATAATCTCCAACTTCAATATTTTTCTTATCAAATGGTACAGGCCTAGTAACCTTTTTAGTTACCTGTTCAGTCACTAACTGCATTGTTTCAAAATCGGCAGATCCAACTTCTGAACCATCTGTAACAGTAATTGTATTAACAATTTTTTCAATTCTGGAGATGAATTTATTAAAAGCGTTGATTGCTTTTTGTTTGTCTTCGTCTTCGTGATTTGTTGCGCCGTCCCAATTATATGGAAGATCGGAAAATTTACCGATACCTGTACCTTTATCAACTAAAACGCCATCTTTTTCAATGTGCCATTTTGAAGTGGAGGGATTAACATTTTTAAATTCTGGATAGATTGCAACAACCTCTTCAGTCCAGCCTTCGCTCTGTTTTTCAAGCAGTTTTTCGATTGCTGATTTTGCAGATTCCTCTTCTTGTTGGCTTGCACCTTTTTCAGTAGTCATGTTTTGAAGTTTTGCAATTTTGTTTTGGATATCTTTAGTTGTACTATTGAATGATCTTTTTGTAACTGTGCGGCCACTATCACTAAGAGAAGAAACATCAACCAGCAACACATAACCATTTTTAGAAGCAATACCACGACTCCAGGAAGCTGGGCAGTAATAATCTGTCATGCTGTCAGATTGATCAGGAGAATAACCAAAAACTTCCCATCCTTTAGCCATAAGAGCATGAGCGATGTTTACCCTTGCTTCTCTGAAATCGTAATAGTTATATGTTCTAGCCATTTGTAAAACCTCCATGTGAATAATATGTATTAACTTCTTATCTATATATTAAACCATTGTTAGCTTAAAGTCAACATATATTTATTCTTTAAACAAAAAAGAAGCCTTTTGGCCTCTTAGTTTTTCATCATCCAAGACAAGGCCTTAGATGGATATCCTTTTGTGAAAACAACTTTCCATTGTCCGTTATCTTCAAGTACGCTCAATGTCCCTGCTCCATATTTACCCTGTTCTGATATACCATATTGAATACCTTCAAACATAACTTTTTTACCTGATTTAGCGTAACCCGTTTTTGTCATGTTTGATCCAGTAAGAGATACTTCTGTAAATTTGGCGCATTTTGCTTGCTCTTTGTGTTCTTGCATTGCCGCTTTGATTCGTGCCGCTCTATCATAGTCCCATTCCATAGAAATCGCCTCCGATATGTATTACTTCTTATCTATAATAATAAACCATTCGTTTGTTGTTGTCAATCATATATTTATTCATAAAATAAAAAGAGAGAATTCGCATTCTCCCCTTAATGAAATCAACTGTATTATATTTATACATTATTATGTATATTATTCATCAATTATACACCTTTATAGATCTTATAATGAATACTTATGCATTAAAAACTTCATAAAACAAGTATTTCATGAGAAGTTGAGTAGGTTACAACACATCTGAGCATCTTTTTCATTTTTAAATGAAACATAGTCATTATCACCAATAAATCCACTACTTTCTGCATATCCACCACATTCTTTTACAATTTTGATTTGATTTTTGTTTAGTAGGCTAAATTTCAATTCAAAATCAAAATCATTCTTATCATAAACGAAAAATGTATCTGTGTTATCAATAGTTTTATTGACATTCAATTCCCGAACTTTTTCCATATGAATTCATCTCCTAATATATATCATTAACTTAAGTACATCTTATCACAATATTATGTAAATTGCAATATTTTTATTCATTAAGTCCATTCAATTCATAAGCATTATGTACCTTATTCCTCTTCTCCGCTCATCAACCCAATCAAATTAAAAGCATACTCATTCATAAACACTTTAACCTGTTCCCGCATTTCCTCTTCCGTCATTACTCCATGCTTATAAGCTTCAGCAACTCCGGTCAAATCTTCATGAGATAGATTATAGAAGTGTTTGAATTGATCCAGTCTATTATTGTTTTCAAATGTATTTAGAATCATATCGGTTATGTACTGGTTATTGGTCATTGTAGACACTCCTATGTAAATTATATTGGTAACTATGTATTAGAATCAATTATAACGCTCTGTGAGGCTCCAGGAAAGGCCAGAGCATAGTAAGAGGATTAATAGACGGTGATAATAACCATTGCTGTGTTAGCAGCGTTCAGAGTGACTACAACATGACGTTTATTGAAACCTTTCACACAATAACGATACTCATTATATTTACTATCATAGACAGGCTCAGAGACCGCTTTAGGAAACTTGAGTATAAATAGCATACGCTCCTCAGTAAAGCATCTGTTAGGCTGATTAAGGCGTTCTAGAGCGTGTGAGGAGTAAGTGAAGGCTGATTGTTTGGTGAGTGATGGAATGATAGATAGTGCTTCCTGCTGAGTTAATGGGATTGGTTGTGATTGGCTGTATACTGCTGCTAAGTTTGGCAATGGATTCACCTCCTATTGATAGTTATAATTTTATCATGGATTAATTAATAAGTAAATATATATTATTTGTGAATGGTCATTCTATCTAATTCGACATCCAAAGAACCACATTCAACATCTTCGATTCTATATTTTTTACCTAATAAATCTCTAGGTGACCAGTTTGAATAAATGTTTACGACTTGCCCATCAACCAAAGAAAACATCTTCCAGCTATACCGTTCCATTTTGGACTGAGATCCGAAATGAAATCAACAATTGCAGGGAATACATCGATATCAGTATTTTCTTTTATCTTCTTTGCTAAACGGTAAGAGTCTTTTGTAATCAATGCTTTTTTACTTGTTGTCATGTTCATATGCACCAATATTTCCATGATCGGCTTCCATTGTTCAGTGTCATAAATTCTTTGTATTTCGCTGTAAAGTCTATTATCGGAATCATCAAACCAATCCCAATTGCTCCCCTTAAGTTTCTTAAATAAATGGTAATGTTCCATTGTTTCACCCTCCATAATTTAAAGTAGTTTATAAATAAGGAAAAGGAGGCTTTTCAGCCTCTCTCTTGTTTAGTATATGCATAAGCTTTCGTTTCCGCTGTTGTCTAATGAATACTGAGCGAATCCTGTAGTTGAATCAAATTCTGCATCAAGTTCCTCGTTTATTGAGTTAACAATTATTGATTGTAGCCACTCGTTTAGTTTCTTATCTACTGGATATTTTGAAGTAATTTTATCAATTTCATTCTGTACTTTTTCTATTGAAATTTCAAATCCTTTTGGTTGTTTAGCATATTCTTTTCCTAGCTGTCTGAGTTCTTCTTCTACTCTCTTTTCATTTACAGTCTTGATTCGTTTTCCATCTGCAACCGTCATATTTTTAATTTTATTAAAACATGTGTAAATTTTAGTCATTTCTTCTTCTGTATAAAATTCTTTCCCATAATCAATTTCTGATTTTAGAGCGCTTATATATTTTGCTTCTCCGCATCTTACATCATAGAATAATTGTTTGATTCTTATAGATAGTATATATTTATTCTCTTCAGGTGTTCTATTATTCTTCTCATCCTCTTCTTGCTTTCTTATTTCGCGTCCTGCTTCCTGTTCCTCTTTAGTAATTACGTTATAAGCGTTTAAGCCGTATTCTTGTTGGTGTTTATGACACATTACCGGATATTGTTTTTTAGTGCAATATTGAAAAGCTGATGGAGTTACGGACTTTCCACAAACTGAGCATATGTATGACATTTGTGTTGCCTCCTTGTTTCATCTCTTGAATACATTATATCACATGAGACAACACAAATACAACATATATTTATTCTTTAAATCTAATTTAGAAATTCAATCGAATGTATATTATCCCAGTTCTCGTTATCATAATCCTGAACAGTCCAAGCAATTTCAATTTCATCACCAACAGATAATTTAGTCGGTGCATCTGGAATGGATGATAATTGGGATTGAAGAAGAAAGATCCCTTCACCTGTGTCTGTGATTAGTTCTCCGTAAATTTCACCTTGAGGCGTTACGTCAACAATGCGGAAGTCTTCAAATATGTATTGATGTGATTGAGTTGTGGATGTTGGAACGGATTGGATCTGAGTGGAATTGATTGGAGATAGCGGGATTTGAGTTAGGGAAAGTGAGATGAATAGAGCGAATAGGATTGATTTCATTGTGGTATCCACCTTTATATTTTTATTGTTAAATGTTAAATTATCAAACAGTCATAGACTTCCACCATTTCATTCCTTCAAACGATGTGAACCCACCATCCTCTAGGATGGATTGTAAAGCCTTCTTTCCTCCTATCGGTTGATAAGGCGAGATCCCGTCAGAGAATCCCAGGAAACCAAATACAGGATGATATAAGACGAATCCTTTAGGCATAGTGTAGCTGCTCTTGTTGATAGCAAATTTTTGGCCGGACAGTTTAACTATTTTTAGTTCTGAGTTAATTTGATCAGTTGTAGAGACAGATTGAGCATATTTGATAACAAGTGCAGCAAGAACAGAAGAACATGCTTCACACATTGCGATTAGTTCAGGATCAACCTTGATACCATATGTGACAAGCTCAATATTAAAAGATTCCTGTACAAGAGATTTTTCACCGTCACAAAGATCCGAGTAGTGGGTAGCAGAAAATTCATCGATGATAATTGTAGCAAGAACATCAGATAGAACATCAACTTTGTTGGAAGTGGAAAGTAAAGAGAAATTGGAAAGTGTAGGATAATCATTTGCAACAGATACGATGTAGAATGAGTTAGAAAGTGTTTGAACTGTCATGTAAAGGACTCCTTTCACCTCATCCGATTTATTCGGCCTGTTGGTTTGAAACGGTGAACAGTGGATCATATGTATTGCTTATTGGGTAACATATTTATTAATAAGTCTGAACGCTGCTCGACCTGCATTGATCTTCTCTCCAATTGCAGCAGCAGGACAAGAAGCAAGTCTAAGCAATTTGTTAATGGTTTTGTCATTGAGGCCGATATCATTGATATCATTGTACATAATGCTGATTGCTTCAGATACATCTGGAAACTGTTCAAAGAAATTGTCCATCAACGTTTCAACCGGAATAATTTTGCTCATTATATATCGTCTCCCTTTAGGAATATGTATTTGATTTGGTAAGTTCATTATAACACGATATCGTAGTTTATTTCAATATATTTATTTATTAAATTGATGAATTAATTATTCTCAAGAATAAACGAGGCTACTACTTCAATTGCAAACAGAACCGTAAATACTGAGGATTCTAACGCCCATTTATATTGTTTCTTCCGTATTTCCTTAATCATTCGACTAATAGAATATATACACATTGCGAAATAAATGTAAATCATATCTTCACCTCCCCCTTTTATAAACCTTTTTTTCAGGCGACAACACTCTTCAATTTAGCAATTGCAATATCATTGTTCCAGTCTGTTTTCTTGAGATCATAGCCCAAGGAATTAAGTTTTGACTCAAGTTTATCAATTTTACGTGAATTGCTTGATGTTGCTAAGGCTGTACGCTTACCAGAAATTTTACTGCGGTCATCCCATGTCTTGAGCAATTCAATAGCAACCTTATTTGCTTCGGTGTCATTTTCATCGATCTTTTTAAGTTCTTCAATTTCATTTGCAAACTGTTCTTCCCATCTGAGGACCGCATTATATTTATTCTGCATCATTTGAATTTCGTTGCGACCAGTAGTTTCTGTAATCATTGTTATCGGCTCCTTTTATGTATCTCGTTTTTGGTTATACCTAATTATAACACGGTTATACATGCAATGCAATAGGTTTTTATATATTTATTTATTAAATGGGCATACTATTCCCCTCTTCAATATCACGGTTAACACGCTGCAAATATTGAAGTGACGTTTCAATGATACATGTTTCAGGATTGAACTTTTCAACGTTAGAACGCTCATAGAATTCACCAATGATAGATCCGTCTTTACTACTTACAACCCATGAACCGGAGTAGTGGTCTAGTTCTGGAATGTGATTAGATATAATTACATTTTTACTCAGGTGTTCACCTGTGAGATCAATAAAGATACCAGGATTAAGAATGTCGGTGTTGTCATCAATAATTGTGATATTGTTAACATCTGTTTGAGTTGTGTTTCCGTTTTCCCATTTAATAACAATATCTTTGCCAAATGAATCGGAGTATTCATTGATGATAATACCATACGTTTCACCTGTCACTATGAGGCCGATGAGATTAGTTGTAATGAGTTGGTTGATATTGTTGGTAACAGTGAGTTGCGAAGGCCAGAGACGGTTACAGGAGTGTTAGAATGGTTATGAGTAATAATACCCTTTGCTCTATATTGATCAACAACACCGCTGAAACCATCGAAGGATACAAAGATAGATTTAGCAACATTGATTGCAAAGTCAACATGAGGAATGATTTCTACTTTACTGTCTGTTAATCGAACATAACCAACGTGAACACCGTCAATGTGTAACTCGTGCAGATTAAACATGCTGGAGTCTTTAGCGGTAACACCTTGGATAGTGTTGATCTGGTTAATAGTTGTCATATGTATGACCTCCTGTTATTTAACTTTATAATTCATTATAGCATGGATTAAATATTATTACAATGTTTTTGTATATATTTATTTATTAAAATGGATTGGTATTCTGGGCTGTGGTCAGTAAGGAATGAGTGTGGTATAGTTGGGATGTTGTGATAGTGGATGAGATGAACGTTAATGTCGTTGTGATATATACATAGAGATAATAATAATGTGAGATAGTTACTGAGTATACATAGCAATGAGTATATCTTATTGATATATATCGTATTGATATATAAAATAATTGGAACACAAACATCATATTGCATTATGCTATATATCATGTTGATACATGTGATGTATAATGACTAATATCAACCAGTGAGTGACCATTAAGATAAATTATATTTAGACTTAGTATAAATTCAAAATAGATAATGATGTGATAGATGGTGATGATAATTGGGTAGATAGCCAGTGGCAATCTAATTGAGAATAGAGTGATAATAGATTTAGACTTAGTATAAATATAATGTGATGCCATAATTTAGCGGCCTCGCGTTATCGTTCGATTCTGCGAGTGTGTATAGTGGATATATACAGTGATATCATATGTGATCTGCCTGGGATTGAAAAATTAAAATGAAAATATGGTCAATTTCAGAAAAATTTTAAATAAAATTGAGTGAGATAGGCAGCATATAACTGGTGAGTTGTCAAGGTGGATCATACAAGCTAGATAGCATACAACTATACTTATGTGCTATCTATTAAGGGATACCGGGGGTAGTTTACAACCCAATAAATGGTAAATTTAGAAAATAGTCCGCTATCTGTTCCACTCCTACACTCAACTCAATTTTTACTTTTCATCTCATCTCACATTCATCTCCAGAAATTTTATCTTCTCAAAACTGTACCATCAATTTTTCCATCACCTTCCATTTATCCCCCAATCTAACCTTAATTTCAATCGTAATTTCAATCGTAAACCCCTTATATTCCCTACACTTTTTCCCCTTAATTTCCTCTAAAATCACCTCATTTTCCTCATTTATCACCTATTTCCTCTCAATAACCCTTATATTTCCTCAACTTTTACGATTACTCTATATATCGCAATCCATCTCTTATCATCAACTCACCAACTCAAACACATATCAGCACATCTCAAACACCAATTGATCCTTATTCCATCTACACTTTTCACCTCTCGCTAACCTCAAATTATCACCATTTTTCTAATTCTAATCGACACTCTACTCTCATCATTTATCACTCACGATTAAAATTTATCATCACATCACCATGTCTCCAGGGGAGGGGGTATATTAACATAAAAAAGGTAGCACCCAATATCCTGGATACTACCTACATATAATTATTCAACTTTAATTTTCATTCATCTTCCACATTACACTTTCCATCACAACTCAATTTCAATTTTAAACTCAGATTCCTTTATAATTTATAATAAATACACACCTAAACTATGTATCTGGTCTATTTATTCATCCCAATATATTCTCCACAAAATTATACATAAATTATAATGAATTTAATAATCAATCATCCACAGACAATCAACTATTCAAATATAAAATTTAAACTCAAAAATTTATCCTCTTCTTTTGTTTTTGATCTTTGTTTTTTCATCTTTGTTTTTTCATCTTTCAAAATTTCAAACTCGCAAAGGTTGGGAGCTGCGCGACCCCCTTTAAATACTGAGTATACTATCTATTATTTATATATTATATATAGGTTTTATGTTTATATTTATACATGGTATTTTATGCAGACATGTTTTACCATCCTGACTTGCATTATTTCCAATAGTGACTTGCATAAAATACCATCCTGCCTTGCATAAAATACCATTAGGTTAATATTCCCGTCAAATCAATAAAAAAGAGACTAAAGAATATTCTCTAGTCTCACACTGTAATGGTTATTATATTTACTAAAAATAACCTTATCATTATCATCATATCTGTAATCTGTTCCAAGCTTATGTTTATCGATATGTAGTAACTTTTCCTTCTTCAATATCTCATTGTACTTAACAATTGTCTTACTGTTCAAGCCTGTCTCAGCAGATATTGTTTTAATACTTGTATAGCAGAACTGATTATTTGTGATCTTTCTATTGATATAGCTCTCATAATAAAACAACAATCTAACTCCATTGGCCCCAATAGTACCATAATATTTCATGATGTTCATATATACTTGAGTAAAATTGGACTTCACTTTCAGTAATTCATTATTCAAAGCAACTTTTCCAACAGAGTGTGAATCAATTGATACTGGATTTAATAAATATCCCTCATCGTATATCTTTGTTAATGATTTTTTAATTGTTCTGTTATCATTAATGTCAAAGATATCTTTTAAGTGTGACTTACTATGTATTATAAACTCAGATGAACTATTCTCAAATTCCAATTCTTTAAACTTTGTTATGATCATAAATTCTAAAGATGAAACATTGGGATTACGAATAACTTGATTTGGTATCTGAACATGTCTAATATTACTCATTTTTCACAGCAGCCTTTAAGAGATCGCAAAGATGTGTATTTCTTCTCATATTATCAACCTTACGAATAGCGAAATTCAGCGTTTCAGCCTGAGTCAAGAATATACACTTCTTCTTACTACGTGTAATGGCTGTATATACAAGGTTTGCAGACGCTTGATACTTATTTGATTTATCCAAAATACATAGTGTTGCCTCTGAACCGCTACCCTGGCTTTTGTGAATTGTATAACACCAACTATGTAATAACTGCATTGCCAACCCGAAATCCAATCTTACTACGGAATCATCAAACTGAATAATAATCCCTTTCTTTTCACTTTCTCTAATTTGATCATCATCGTCTACATCGTATTTATTCACAGGTCTTTTCTCATCTTCAAATTTAATATCAATTATAATTCCAGAATCGCCATTCACCACGTCTGTTCCTTCGTCATCAATATTTGGAATGTCGTACATATTAACAGTGTTCATGACAAAATCATTTACTCGAATTATGTTCTCTTTCTCATATCCATATTCGTATTGCTTCTTCGCGCCATCATCTGGATTAACAACCGATTGTATATATTTATTTATTTCAACTGTTCCAAGTTTTCCTTTCTTTGTTGGAGTTAAAACCATAATATCTTCAGGCGGAAACAATTTCATTAATACGTTATAATATCCTTTATAGTGAGATTCCATATTACATTGATCTACACAATGTAAAAGAAAATCTTCTCCAAACAGTATCTTATCATTAACAAAACTGTCTTTGACAAAGTGTTTTCCTTGACGGATCTTCGTTGCAATGTCCAGGATTCCACCTTTATCTTGTCTAAATACAATATCTAGCTTCGTAAGAGGGATTGTTCCGCACTGGATTATATCATGAAGGAAGTTCCCGGCCTGAATACTGAGGAGTTGAAAGTCGTCACCTACAAAAAGTAGTCTTGTTTTAGGATTCTTAATTTTAGCCAGCAACGAAGATAAAATAAATACGTCTGTCATTCCTGATTCATCCATAATCACGAAGTCTTCATAAATCTCATATAGATGTTCTTCGTCTTTTCCACCTCGACCATACCCAATCTTTCTATGTGTGGTTAGTGCATTAAATCCGGTATATTTCTTTGTAACCTTAGCAGCCTTTGCCGAAGGAGATACCATTGTGTAAGTTAAACCCAGCCAATCCAATAATTCAATTAGAAACATTTGCATCTGACTTTTTCCGGTTCCTGCGTACCCCACCAACAAGTTAACCGAATTCTTTTGTATGTTTCTAAAGAAATCCTTTTGTTGATGTGTCAATCCTTTAGGTATAATATCAATATATTTATTCTCTATGTATTTGATAAACTCTTCTGGATCAAAATCTAATGGTTCACCATTCTTCAGTATTTCAGTCAATCTTTTTGCAATGTAAAATTCCGCATTATATGTTTTAATTAAAGACACTTTATCATCAATAAATTTCAATTCATCAGTCTCATCTAACAGATTATGTATTTGATCAATCTCTAACTCCAACTTTTCTGACGCGTTTCTCAGCAGTTCTTCCCGGTACATAAAAGTATGTCCGCTTTGCTGGTTCTCGTCAATAGCAAATCTAATTCCGTATTTGATTCGATTAGGATCATCGTGAGCAACACCCATCAGTTTTGCAATTTTATCTGCTTTCTTGAATCCATATCCGTGAATCCTGGTTAATTCGTATGGATTCTCTTCAATTTTCTGTATAGCTAACTCTTTACTTTTAAACACTTCTTCGAGCTTTAAAATAACATCATACGTAATTCCATACTTTCCAAGTCTGCTTAAAATTTCTTTATATGCTATGTTTTCAATGATTCTATTTTTGACTCGTTGGTATACCACTGGTCCAAAACTCTTCACTTTTTTATAATCAAATTTATCATCAACGAATAGTTTAATAATATCTTCATCTGGATAGGTGGTATAAATTTCCTTCAGTTGTTGTTCAGTTACCATTGTTGCAAGAAAGGACTTTTGACCATCCATTGTTTCTGGAATGTCTTGGTATACAGACAACACATTGTAACTTGCTCCATACTGAGGATCGATTTTCTCTAACTGAATTTGAGCGTCATATTCAACTCCAATTTCAAGTCTCTGCATCACTCCTTTTATCGAAACTCGGTTGTAATCATTGAGAATTACATTTTGACTTTCCGTCTTACATGAATAAATTCTAAAATCACCTTTATTGTCTGCTTCTCTTTTTGGATACATCATTCGATCTGGTGTTAACTTCAACTCAATAATAGGATTCAATTACTCAACACTCTCCTTTTTATTTTCGATTTTATCATTAACAATTTTCTGTGCATCTCTCTTCATCTGATGAATCACTCCTTCGTTTTGTCTCATAAGTAATTGAATTAATTCCTCTTTACTTAATTCCTCAAAAACACCATCCTCAATTTTCTCGCCAATTCTAAGACTCAGGCTATTACTCATGTCATTATCTTTGTGTCTATATTTTTCTGTTACATTGTAACTGCTGTGGTTGTAGTGCTCTTTGGCTTCTTCCAATGTTCCATACATAGATGCAACGTTTCTGAAGCTATGGAATACAACATTTCTTTGTTCGGAGATACCAAGCTTATCCTTTAAATAAGTCATCATATCCTGAATTGCCCCAGTGCTTAAGTGAAATATTTTATTATCATTGTATCTCGCATAATACTTCTGATCCTTGATTTTCAGTAGATACTGATAAAGATCTTCTGAAATTGGAACAGTATGCTTCTTACCACATTTACCGATTACAGTCACTTCGTAATATTTATTACTTGGATGTTTTACAATGTCATTCCATTCTAATTTACGTAGCGAATCCTTACGAAAGCTTGTTGTGTATGCCATTCTAATCAATGCCGATTTTTCTACTCCTTTGACAGTAGCAACAATAATATCTGCCATTTTTTCAGCCTCATGAGTATAGAGCGCCCCACATCTTACCGAGTCATCAGCAAGTGGATTGATTCTGGTGGTAACCGATTTAACATCATAATCATTCTTCTCCAGGAACACGTACAGTGATTGGATGGCAGCAATGACATTGTTGATTGAAGTGTTAGTGTATTGTCTTTCTCCTTCTTCATCAAGAATTTCTTTTAGAAAGTTTCGGTATTTCAAAACATCTGCATTTCGGATGTATAAGTCCTCTCTTGTTAAGAGTTCAAGGTCTTTACCTTTAAACCATTGAAAGAACTTTCTCAAACCACGTTCATAATTTTCAGATGTGTGTTTGCTTTCAAATCCTTTTAGGTGTGTCTGGATATCCTCCCACACACTTCCCGTATGTAATCCCACTACATTATTTGTTACAGTACTCATATTGTTCACCTTCCTTCTTGTAGATATTGTTTTTAATAAATTCATTGTGTCTGCATCCATCTGTCTCATAAACACATCATATCACATTATTATGTTTATGTATATATTTATTCATTAAATTCTTCATCTTTTTTGTTATATATAATGAAGCAACATAGAACCCTCTTCATGTGTTGTCCGGTAAATTTAATAAATAAATATATGTTGACGATGCAATATTATCATGTTATATTATAAACACAGAGAGAGATTGTTAAACACAAGACAAACTCTCCTGAATAAAACATACGAGGGTATAAAAGAAAGGGCAAGGGAATACATAATATGAAAAAAACACAGGAGATTAAAATGAATTATCAAGGGTTTTCAATTAAAGAGATGGAAGATAAGTATTATGATGGAGATGCAGATTATCTAGATGAGAAGTTTGTTTCTAAAGGAATGAAAGAAGGATTGAGCGATTGTACGAAGTATTTAGATTCTAATGTGGTAGACGATGAAGTACTTTGGATGATGAATAATGCTAATAGTGGAGTGTTTTATAGAGAACCGTTTCAAGGACAATTTAGTTTCACAAATACATATGAATAAATATAGTTTAATAAATACATAAGGAGTTGAATTAATGAGAGAATATAAAATTAATAATTTTGAGGAAGCAATGACAGTTTTAAATCAGGCAAAAGAATGTAATAGACAGTTTGAAATTTCGGGAGCTTATGATATCGACGATGAGCACTACTCTTCTTATATACAAGAAAGATATATATTTTGTTTGAGTTATTTTTTCCTTGGTAAAATGTTAATAAACAATGAAAATACATCTAAAGCAATGATATTCGAATTTACTATTTGGGATTATATTGCAGGAAGAATCAGTATGAAAAAGTTAATTAAGTGCTTGAAAAGTGAAAATCTAATATAACCGGAGGAAAATTTATTGGCAAAGCAAAAGACGAGTCTTAAATACATACTAAAAATTAATTCCACTAGAATCCGCAAAGCGAACTGGGACTTGAAAATTTCATTGTCTGAAGCCTTAGATAATGACGAGATTGTTTCTTTAGCAGATAGTTCCGTAATTAGATTCATTAAACAAATACATAGAGAACAATCTGATAATGACTTAGATATTGAAAAAGAAATCAAAAAAGTAAAAAATGAAATTAAAAAGATAAAAAAAGAATCTAATTCGACTGAAAACAGGGCAAAAATCAAGAAACTATACATAAAACTTAATGATTTGAGATATGTCCCAGAATACATATGCGTTATCATTGATAAAATTTCTGATTTTGACAGAATGAATAGAAAAAAAGGATTTTATATTAACGGGAAAAGATTTAACCGCCTATTGGCAACGACTGGTGGCGCAAAAAACAGTACCGTCGTTTATATGAGTGAAGATATACATGAAATAATCAATAATAAAATCGACAATGGGAGAAATAAAAATACTACGTTTGTTCCAGCAAAATTAGAGGCTTATAAAGCTTTGTCTTGTAGCGCAAGTGTACCTGTCTCAGATCCAAAGGGAATTATTGTTGTAAAAGATTGTATTACCTCATTCAAGGAAAATGTAATTAGGATATATGATGAAGAAGACAGTAAATTCCCTAAAATGGAAGAAGTGGATGATTATTTATGTGAAAACAATGCAAGCGATGGGTTCGGTTTGGCGCTACCTTCTCTTCTGGAGAGATGGAATAAGGAGCTTGGAGAAGATTATGTTCCCAGTGGTATGTGTATAAGAGGAAGTTTCATCAAAGGTATGATATTCCCCTTTATGTATACAGATTTTGCTGATACGATAGCAAAAAAAGATACTGTGATAGATATATGGGGAGACGAAAGGAATATCCATGATGCGGAACTAATACTTACCGAATCAATGTTAAAGCTGTGGGGTTCTTATGATAATATGGAACACTACTTGAGATGTTGCAAGGAAAATTCCTATACTCTGAGTGTCACTAAAGTTGCTCCAGAAAAACTAGAGAACCAAAGAAATCTCAACTATCAATTTATACAGTCTCTTGATCTGAGTGATGAACAGATTGATTCGTTAATTTACCCGACAATAAGAATGATTAAAGATTCTTTGGGCGATGACCATATGAAGTCCCTCCTATTTCTTAGAGGAGATCATCTAACAGACGAAAATGTACTAAGCAGCCAATATGATTTTTCAATGGCAATAATGGCAGATCATCGAATGAATAATGACCCATTTATTAAAAATAGAATTTATGACATGATTTCTAAAAGAATAGATGATGCCAAGAAAGGTGACTTGATTGTCGAGGGCAATTTTAGTATTGCATCTGGCGACCCCTACTCTCTTTGTCAAAGCATGTTTGGTATTACATCGACAGGAATTTTAAAAGCAGGAGAGTTTTATAGCAATCACTGGAATGAAAAAGGTATTAGTGAAGTGGTTGCATTTAGAGCGCCAATGACATTACACAATAATATTCGTACATTTAAATTGATTAAATCAGAAGAGACTGAACAATGGTACAAATATATGAAAACTGTAACAATCGTGAATTCATTTGATAGTACAGCAAATGCTCTAAACGGTATGGATTTCGATGCCGACTTAGTATTGACTGTTAACAATGATATTATTAAAGGTGCTGTAAGAAACCTAAAGCCAATTATTTGTACTCAGAAAAGTGCCGACAAGACCATTCCAAACGAACAATCTCTAATTAAGGCCAATAAACTCTCCTTTGGTGATGAGATTGGAGCAGTTACAAATAGGGGTACGGCAATGTATGATGTGCTTGCTACACTGGATAAGAACAGTAATGAATATAAAGAAGTTTTATATCGTATTACATGTGTTCAGCATTATCAGCAAAATGCAATAGACAAAACAAAGGGCATACAGAGTAATCCTATGCCAAAGGAGTGGTATGATAAAAAATCAAATGAAATAAACGAAAAAGATAATGATGAAATCAAAGAACTAAAAAGGCTTAACAATCTTATTGTTGCAGATAAAAAACCATATTTCTTCATATACATATATCCTCATCTAATGAAAAAATATAAAAGGTATGTCGCAAACAACAACACTAACTGCAATTATCGATTTGGTATTTCTCTGAAACAAATGTTAAATAAAAAAAATAAGTCTGAGGAAGAAAAAGAGTTCATTGAATCTTACCTAGAAGACTTCCCAGTATCACTTGCTAACTCTACAATGAACAGAATTTGTTGGAAGATTGAAAACGAATTTAAAACTCCAACAAAAAAGAGCAAGGATATTATATTTGATTATAAAATAATGAAATCTTCTAAATATTACGACAAATCTCTTAAAAAGAGAATCATTGAACTACATAATGAACATAATCAAAAAGTTCAATCTCACATGAGATCAGTTAAAAATTCTAGAGAGGACGATGAAACTAAAACAGAAAAAAGACAAAGATTCACAGAAGAATTTAAAAGAAAGGCCCTTGATGTATGTAGCGATATTGAAGAGTTAACAAATGTTATTATAGATATCTGTTATAAAGAAAAAACAGGCAAGACTAAACAATTTTTGTGGGATGTGTGTGGAGAACGAATCATTAAAAACCTTCTTCGGAACAATGATGAGAAGATTAGATTTCCAACGCAAGATGAAAGCGGTGATATTTATTATGGTGGACTGAGATTTAAAGAAATCGAGAAAAATTACAATGAGGTGGGCTTAGATGAAATTGATTTTGAATGAGAAAGAATACATAGATAAAGTATTAAACAACGAGATCGAAAATGATAATCTTTCAGATACTGTTAGAACATTAGTAAAATATTATGTTGTAAAAGGAAACGATAAAGTAGACATTGCTGATAAAATCGAAGTGTATTTAAAGGATCGATTAAAAGAAAAATATAGGGTAAAAAAATGGGAAAGTTATATATCCAGTGTCATATCTTCTACTTTTAAAACTAAAAGAAACTATGAGCGCTCTGGAAAAACTTTTCAATTAAACGAAATAAACAATGTTTTTGTCTCAGACAACGAACTAGAAAGAATTAAGTTAATTGAAAACTTAAACGCAGAAAAGATAGCATTCGTTTTGTTGGTTTATGGAAAGATCAATCAAATCATCGGCGGAGATGGTAAAGTAGGTACGTATTGCAACAGAGAGTTCTTTAAAGACTGTGGCCTCTCCTTTTCTAATGCAAATAGAAATTTGATTAATCACTTAAAACAATTGGGATATGTAACTCCATCAGATAATCATCAGTCGTCTTTTGTAGAGATTAATATTGCAGATGAAGATAGTGCATATGATGAAGAAGACGGAATAAATATTTGCGAATTCAGAGATTTTGTATTACTTTATGAAAAATGGAGAGGTATTAGAGTTGACTATTGTGAGTGTGGCGTTCCAATTCGTATATCTTCAAATAGAAACAAATATTGCAAGGAGTGTAGCAAGGTTAAGCGAAGAGAAAAACAACGTGAGTGGGATAGGAATAATAGATGATGTAGTAATCCGACATTTAGAAAACACCGAAAAACCATTATAAACACTAGGTTTTTTGACTATTTTTCAAAAACGCTAATAGGGAAGAATAAATATATAATATTCTTCTTCATTTTATTAAACTAAGGGAGATATTTAATTATGAATAAACAGGATTTGATCATTGCGGTTGTGGGTAAAACAGGATTGGATAAGAAAACCGTTACTTTGGCAGTAGAGTCTACTTTTGAAGAAATTGCAAATGCTTTGGCTAACGGCGAAAAGGTATCGCTGCATGGATTTGGAGCATTCGAAGTACGCGAACGTGCTGCTCGTCAAGGAGTTAATCCAAAACTGCTTAAGGAATTGAAGGATCAGGGTATTGACGCAGAAGCCGCAAGACTTCAAGCTGCTATTCAAATTGAGGCAAGTAAAGCTCCTGCTTTTAAAGCCGCAAAATCACTAAAAGACGCTGTTAAATAATAAATATTCATATAAAACAATAGTTTTATCATATATACATATTCAAGAGATGTATTATCTCAACTGAAAGTCGATAAGGTAGAAAAGGTTCTCTACACGCTTGGAACGCACGTTGTGTACGCTCCAAGTCATCAGAGATGCAGGATATGCCGCCCTGCTATCGACTTCGATTAACTTACCCCTGAACAAGGGAACCCGTAAGAAGAAACTGAAAGACTAAGAATGCAATGATATAAGCCGAAATGGCAAGTTTTATTTAATAGTACACAAGGTTCACAAATGAGGGGATTAACCTCCCCTCCATCCTACCCAACGAGGTAACGCCTATGAAAAATAAGGTCGTAGTTGACACTAACGCCCTGCTGCAACATATTGAAGTTCTTGATATTGAAAATTCAATCATTATTCCTGAAATTGTACTTCATGAACTTGATAAATTAAAAGTTGGCATTACCGATACGGCGTTTCGTGCTCGTCAGGCGGTTCGCAAATTAAAATCGAAAACAGATATCTTCTATGATCATGAATTCGGAAAACAGCATCCAGCAGCACAACTCAGTAACGATGATGTCATTGTTGCTTGCGCTGAATTTCACGATGCCTCTCTCATATCTGGCGATTTTCTTGCACAACTTAAAGCAAAATCTCTTGGTGTAGACGTATATGAACCCGACGATGCTTATAGTGAAGATTCCTATTGTGGATATAAAGAAATCACAATGAGCGAATCTGAAATGGCTTACTTTTACGAAAATAGAAATATTAATAAATATAATCTTCTAACTAACGAATACATAATTATCATAGGAGAGTCTGGTCAACCCGTAGATGTTAAGAAGTGGAACGGTAAAGAGTTTGTTGATTGTGCGGAAAAGAATTTATCTACTGTAGCAATGGGAAAATTCAAGCCACTCGACATGCATCAGATTGCCGCTATTGATTCATTGATTACAAATGATATTACACTTCTGCGTGGTAAAGCAGGTTCTGGTAAAAGTTTGCTCGCGTTTGCATATGCAATGCATCAACTCGAAAAGGGCAGAATTAATAAACTCATCTGTCTGGTAAATCCTGTTCCCGTACGGGGAGCGCAAGAAATCGGCTTTTATAAAGGTGATAAGAACGAGAAGTTATTGCAGAGCGGCATTGGAAACTTACTGATTAGCAAATTGGGTAATAAAGAAGAAGTTGAGGCGCTGATTGCCACTGGAAGACTTGTATTGATTCCATTTGTTGATATTCGAGGATATGACACTGGTGATAAATCGTTGGTATGGATTTCTGAAGCACAAAATCTATCTGTTGACTTGATGAAGCTTGGTCTGCAGCGCATTGGTAAGGGTAGCCAGATTATCATTGATGGCGATGACAAAACACAGGTAGATTCAGATTCTTATGCTGGAATTAATAATGGGATAAAGCGCACAAGCACAGTATTCCGTGGTGAACAACTATACGGTGAAGTTGAATTTAAAACAATTTATCGTTCTAAGATTGCAGCGATTGCTGATCGTATGTAATTAATAAAAATACATATTAGGGAGTAATATAAATGAAATCTAATAAAGAAAAACTGATCGGCCTCAATGAAATTCGTGAGGCTGCTTTTGAACTATATCCAAATGCAAGTAAAATTACAATTACTATTGATGGAGATAAGATCAAAGTCTCTCCTATCGAAGACTATGAAATTCCAGTAGGACTAAATACTGAAGAGGAGTGATTGAATGTTAACTCCTTTGAATATCTTAGAAAACGAGTCATATGAGGAATTTCTTATCAGACTCGGCTCTAATAAAGAAGAATTAGAACTATCTTGGGGTAAGATTGCTTCCATTATGAACGAACATCTTAGCGAAGACTTCTCTGAGTCCAAATATAGAAAAGAATATCATCTACTAAGTCGAGGAATTACTATTGGAGTAAAGAAATCGGCTGATAATGAGTATGTTCGTGAGATTGAAGATAAGACTGTTGAATTACAGAAACAGAAATACCAATTCCAGGATCAGAAGCGAGAATATAATAACAAAATAAAGTTGATTGCCAAGTATGAACATTTGAAAGAAGAAATTACTTCTGCAATTAAACAACTTGAAAAGGTTAAACCTCTCCCCTACTCTCCCATCAAGGAGAGTATTTCTGATGTTAGGGCTAATGTCTTGTGGAGCGATTTTCACTACGGCCAAGAATCAAATAATACTCTAAATATATATAATCCAGACGTTTTCAATAAGAGATTTGAACATCTAGTATCCAAAACAATCCACTACTGTAAGAAGCACAATGTCGATGAATTAACAATAGGATCTATTGGTGATCAGATTGCCGGATTCATTCATCTCACCTCTCGCATTGAACAGAGTGAAGATGTTATTTCTCAGATTCAATATATTTCTGAACGACTTGCTGAAGCGATTGCTGAAATCTCAAAATATGTTCGTAAAGTTAGAGTGATTAATATAATCGGCAATCACTCTCGGACATTCCAAAATAAAAATGATTCAATTATGAAAGAAAATTTCGAAAACATCATTCCATGGTATTTGGAAAGTCGTCTACATGGGTTTGATAACGTTGAAGTATTAAAAGGCGAAGATGGCTATTTTGTTGATGACACATTTAGTAAGCCACATTTATATACTCATGGCGATGTAGATCATGTATCTAGTATTGCAAGAACCATTCCTCAATTCCTCGGCATTATCCCCTCTTACTGCTTTCAGGGTCATATTCATCATGATACCGTTAAAGATTATGGTAGAACAACTGTGATCTCGAATGGCAGTCTGTGTGGAGCCGATTCTTATGCGGTATCTAAGCGCATGTATGCAGATGCTATGCAAAAGATGCATATTTTTGACGACAACGGAAGAATCGAATACAAGATTGATATTAATTTGCAGGATGTAAAATAACAAATAAAAGTATAAATATACACAAATTATACATAGTCAAATAGATATCTTACTCAAGGGAGGCGTTTAAAATTACTGAGGATGAATACTGGAATACCAATCCCGATGGAGATCCGCGAGACCTCCCCTCTACTTTTCTGTCTGATGAGGACATTGCCACAGATACAAATGTAATTATTGTTCCGAATATGAAAATTAATCTCAATCTAATTCTTGATAATTATGTTGAAGTATTGTGCAAAGCAAAAACTAAAGATGAGTTGAAATTTGAATTAATGAAGCTTTGGGGTCATGCCTCTAGTCATGGAGCGCTTGCTGAGAGACTAGATAAATTGAATATGGAAGTTGATATGCTACAAATGGATATTGATGCTATGAATGACGGGTACACATTCGAGATCGAACTTGTTGATGGTGACGGAGAAGACGATGATTATGTTTGATTTATTGTTAAAATAAGAAGAACTCCTTGGACGATTGCTAATCTAGAATCGCCCTTTTTATTGTTCTTATTTTTTAAATGAGGATGCCCCTGCTACAAGGGTTTGCATTAAACAGTGGACACTCCCCCGCTATCCTCATTTAAGTTTTACTTTTTGTTGTGAAATGGGAGTTTTATTAAATTAAATTATGGACGGATGCTTTGATCGTCTAGGGGAGGACTATATGGTAATTAAATCAGAAAACCTAGTTAGAAAAAAAAGATCTAAAAATCCTTTATTATATAGAGTTTGTATTTCATGCAAAAAAGAACATAACATTAAAACTGGTTTCTATCATACCAATAGTACACTCTATGATGATGGTAAATATCCAGTCTGTAAAGAATGTCTTACCAAAAACCTGCCCCTGGCAAACCCAAAAGATTTAAATTACATCTCTGCGGTCAATGGATTGCTGGCAGAAATAAATCGACCTTATATTCATGAATTATGGTTAATATCTGCCGAAGAATCCGAAAGACGAGATATGGATTTTCTAGGTGTGTATATGAAAAACATCTCCATGCCTCATACTAAAGAACTTTCTCATAAGGATAGCGATATCATTACGGATAAAGAAAGTATGCTTCATCAAGAACAAGGTCCATCGCCTGAATCCACAAACAAGATGAATATTACTACTTCAAACGTAGCAACCAATAAATACGAAGATGAAGATGTCGTTTTAACTCCTGAAGATATTCAGTCTCAAAGGGACTGTCATAGGCTATTGGGATACGATCCGTTTGATGGCTATCTAGCGTTAGACAGGAAGTTTATGTATGCAGAGATAATTCCATATCTTGACGAAGATACTCTTGAAGATCAACATAAAATTTCAATTATTATTCAATTAATAAATAACAATAGTCAGATAAGAAAAATGGACCTACTGATTAATAAGTTAAGTTCTGACTTTGAGAGTCTATTGAAGAATAGTGCAGAAATAAAGAATCTTACTGCAATTAAAAAACAAATTACAGACAATAACGATAAGTTAGCTAAAGAAAACGCAATAGCTATCAAGCATCGTGGTGATAAAAAGGCAGGTCGCAGTACTCTCGGGTATCTTATGAAAGATCTGCGGGAATTAGGATTTGAAGATGCTGAGGAAGATTATTACGACATGAAAAAAGCCTATGGTATGAAAATGACAGCAGACATTAGTTCTAAAGCAATTATTAGTCAGTTGAATTTTGATGAAAAAGATATCGAAGATATGTTTAAAGACCAAAGGGATTTAATAATCGAACTGCAAAGATCTAAAGAAGAACTCGAAGAGAGATTGCGTTTGGCGAATAAACAAATACTTGATTTAAAGACTAGTGGTGAAGCCAATGCGTAAGCGATCTAAAGAGTTATTATCTCATAGAAAAATTGAGCTTTATGAAAAAAATGCAGAGATAATTAAGTTTTGGAGAAGAAATCCTGTAATTGCTTGCGAACAAATACTAGGAATTAAGTTACTGGACTCTCAAAAATATGTTTTGAATGAATCATGGACTAAACCATATGTAGTATGGTGCTGTTCGCGGAATTTCGGCAAAAGCTTCATCGGTGCAATATTTATGATATTGAAGTTTCTCTTATTTGAGAACCAGCAAATATACATAATTTCAAGTGTTGGTAGTCAATCACAAGAAACATTTTTGAAGATTGAAAAAATAGCAAAACAAAGAATTGAATCAACGAAATCACTAAAAGACATTTTTAGGAATGAAGTTGTAACCAGTCCTGCTAACCAGGATGGATTTACACATAATCCAGCAAGTTTTCACACTCTTTCTTATAATGGCAGCGAAATATTCACTCTTAATGGAAACCCTGATAACAACCGCTCAAAACGTGCCACAGCCGTATTTTTTGATGAAGCAGGATTTTCTAGTGATGAAATTGTTATGATTTCTGAGGCATTTGCTACTCAAGATAGTAACTTTGCAACCTCTACTGACTCTGGTTTCAATCTAGATTCACAAAGAAAAAAGAATCCTACTCAACTAATCTATGCTTCCTCTGCAAGTGATGTCGATACCATCTTCTTCAAAAGATACAGGGAATTTTCCAAAAAGATGATTATGGGTGATGACAGATATTTTGTTGCAGATATCCCCTGTGACATTCCTCTAGATCCTCTGATGGATGGAGAAAAACACCCTCCTCTGCTTAAGAAAGAGCAAGTTGACAATGCAATGAAGACAAATCGAGAAAAAGCGCTTAGAGAGTATTACAACCGCTTTACAACCGATGGTGGCGAGGCCCAGGTAATCAAGAGAGGTATTATTACTCGCAACTCTATTAATCAATTACCCGTTATGTCGAACCCCGATAATGGTGATAAGTTTGTTTTGGCATTTGACCCCGCAAGAAGTTACGATAATTCAATTTGCTCTGTAATGAGGATTGTTGAAGATCCAAACATTGGATACTATGGTGAGATTGTAAATAGTGTAAGCTTTTCTGATTTGTCTAAGAAGAAACGTACCCCAATGATGACTCCAGACCAAATAGCTTATTTTAAGGAAATGCTGTTGAACTATAATGGTAAAGCCCCTGATTATGAGAATATATTAAGTGTTCTTTTTGATAGTGGAGCTGGCGGTGGCGGGATCAATGCATTTGCTGATAATTTATTGGACGAATGGACTGATACCAAAGGAGTTAAGCATAAAGGACTAATTGATTCATCACACGATGAATATAAAAATGTTTCTTCGAGATATCCCACAGCAGTAAATAAACTACGCTTGATTTCTCCTAAAAAATATAAAGTGCAGATGGTTGAACAGTTAAAAGAACTGATGGAATTAGATTTGATTAAGTTTACTAAAGAATATGATGGTAAGGGATATGCCAATCTTATTATCGATGACGACAAAGAAAGAAATATTAAAGAGCGTCATTTAACAATGGAAGAAGAAATAGCTCTTGTCAACATTGATCTTATGAAGGAAGAAACCGTAAGTATTCATAGATTTAAGTCGGGAAATAATAACGTCTCTTATGATTTACCAAAAGATAAAGAGAACAAGATCGGTGACGATAGATTCTATACGCTGTTGCTGCTTGCTCATTTCCTTTATGAATTAAGAAGAGAAAGTATTACAAAAAAGAAACGAACCACATCTAATCCTATGGATTTCTTCTTCATGAAAAAACCAAATGTTTACGGTTAATAGAATTAATCTCATCAACTATCGGCATAAAGGCGGTGATAATACTAAATGCCAGAAGAAAAGCAATTAACAAAAGAAGAAGCACTTGAGCAAAAACATGCTCATTATGCTGAGACTTTTCAAAAGTTACAACTCATTGATCTCTCAACTTATCCATATCGAACCCAAGAAAAACTAATCGGTACGTTTACAAGAGAAGATCTGCGAAGATACATACTTGCTCCTGAGTTAGATGCAAATCAGAAACAGCTCAGACGTATAAGCAAATTCCTCTACAATGCATCTCCTCAATACAATATGTTGGTCAACTACCTCTCTTCTATTCTTACTCTTGATTTTCTCATCAAGCCAGTCAGCCAGAATCCAAAGAAAATTAAGAAGAAAGAATATGAGAATAAATATTATCAATTTGTTAGCTTTGTTGAGAAGATGAACATTCGTCATGAGTTTTCTAAGATATTGGAATCTGTTTATCGAGATGGTGTTTATTGTGGCTATGTCCATCAAGATAATAGTGACTTCTTCTTTCAACAATTAGATCCTGATTATTGCAAGATCACATATTTTGAACGTGGAATGTATTTCATTAGCTTCAATCTTGTGTATTTTTATACATATCCCGAACGTTTAGCAATGTTTCCGCAAGAGTTCAGAGATGCATACAGAGATAATAGTTCAAATATTAAGAATAAACGTTCGACTTATTGGTATCCACTAAAGTCTGAAAATGTAATTTGTATAAAAACGGACGAATCAAACTGGTACTTTCTTCCTCCTAATGTTTCTTCATTTGAGTCTGCTTTGAACATTAATGACTTCAAACAACTTGATAAATCTGAGGCTGAGATGGGGAATTATAAATTACTATTTCAAAAAATTCCCATCAATGAGAAAAGTGGAACTGAAAATGAGTTTTTAATTACGCCTGACTTTGCGCAGACTTTTCACGATAACATTCAAAGTAATGTTCCTATGCAGGTAGGTGTTATTACTTCTCCAATGGAAGTTAAGGACATATCGTTCGATAAAGACTCTGTTGACAGAAATAAGGTTGCTGAAGCCACAAGTCAATATTGGTCTGATACGGGTGTAAGCCAATTACTATTTAGTAGTAATGATAAGACCACATCTGCCTCTCTTGCTAAAGCAATTATGGTTGATGAGGCGAAGTCATTTAAAATACTCTATCAAGTTGAACGATGGCTGAATATATATTTAAGCCGTTTCTTTGGTGATAAAATGTTTAAAGTTGAGATGCCTAAACTCAGTATTTTTAATCGTGATGAATTTATGGCTAGAGCAAAAGAAGCCTCCTCGCTTGGTTTCCCCGAAAAAAGACTCATAAACGCTGCAATGGGTAACGATCCTAGTGCTATGTTTATGGATGCATTTCTTGAAAATGAAATTCTCGATTTGCCAAATAAATTCATTCCACTTTCATCTAGCTATACCGCAAGTGGTTCTGCTTCCGATGGTGGGAGACCGCAGAATAAGAGTGCGTCTGATTCTAAAGAAAAGACCATTGAAAATGATTCGAATGGAGACGGCATGAGAGAATAATTAATTTATTCTTGATTGGAGGTGAGAAATTGAAAAAAGATAAACACTTATCTTTTAATGCAAATTTTGAAGATATTCGTGAGCACGATAGCCAATTTTTAAAAGTAAAAATGAAAGTATTTGCTTTTGGAGAGAATCGAAACAATTCAGATATTTCGGAAGAAGCTTTTGAATTAGCTAAACAGACTATCTTTAATATTCCAGTTGTCGCAAAATACACTGACGATATGGATAAAGATGGAGCTGATGGAGATCTCGAAGGTCACAATCCATATTTGACTACAGATAAATCCGGCAATCTTACTATTAAAAATGATACATATCCAATTGGAGTAATCTCTTCTGATGCAAATGTTTCATATGAAGAAGTAAATGAAGGAACCGAAGATAGCCCAGATATGAAGACTTATGTGGTTGTGGACAATGTGTATCTTTGGAAACGTTATGAAGCAACACAAAAAATTCAGGAATGGATGAGTCAAGGCATTAAACCTAAAGTGTCTATGGAAATTGGTGAAGTTAAAGGAAGTTATTCTAAGGAATCAGGATGTTATAAAATAAACTCTTTTATATTCGAAGCCGTTGCTGCTTTAGGCAGTAATGTAACTCCATGCTTTCCTATGGCACAACTTGAACAATATTCCACATCAACATTTGAAGAATCATTCTTTGAAATGTTAAAAGAACTACAATTCTCTATTAATAACGGGCAACATTTAGCAAGTAATGTTGCACCAGATTCGCAAGAAGGAGGTAACAAAGTGCCTGATAATATTGCTTCTCTGTTGGAAAAATATAATCTAACAGAAGAACAGTTGATTGAAAAAGAGATTGTTTATTCTGAGTTTTCAATTGAAGAATTGGAAGAAAAGATTAAAGAATCTTTTGAACAAACTAAACCCATCGAACCACAACCTGCTGATCCAGTAGCAACAAATAGTTTCTCGCTGACATCGGAGCAACTTGAAGGTGAGCTTCGTAAATGGTTGGCTTGTATCGAAACAATCACTGAAGTTTATTATGGAGAAGTATATACATCTCCTCGTTACTACTATGTAGATGATAAACGTGATGAGAAAGTTGTTATTGCAAGAGATGATAAAGACTGGTCTTTGGTCGGATTTACATATTCAGAAAATGGTGATGCCATTGAAATTGATGTTGAATCAAAACAAAGATATAAGGTTGATTATCAACCTATGCAATTGGCAGAAGGTGATATGCAGTACTCAGTAAATGTAATTGCAGACACAGTTTCTTCTGCAAAGTCAGAATTCATGATCACGGCAAAAGAAAAAGAAGTTTCCACTAAGTTTGAAACTGAAAAAGAAGAGCTGCAAGGCCAGTTAACGAAACTTCAAGAAAGTTATTCCGAACTTGAAGGTAAAGCAACCTTGTTTGAAACTCAGTTGAATGAAAAACTTCAAAGTGAACGCCAGTCAGCAGAGAATGAAGTATTCGAACAGTTCTCTCTTGAATTGACTGATGATGAAATGAAACCCGTTAGAAACATTTCTTCCACTCTTTCTATTGATGATATTACCGAAAAGTTGTTTGCTCTGGCTGGTAAGAAGAAGGTTAAGTTTAATTTCAGCAAACATGATAGACCTCTTGGCTATCAAATTCCTGCTGATAATTCTAAGTCGTCTGGCAAAGCGTATGACGAATTGTTTGAAAAATATAAAAAAAGTGATGAATAAAGGCTCCTACAAAGTAGGTGCTTTTTATTTTACAAAAATTTAGGAGGAAAAAATTATTATGGCATACGGTGCAGTTCGTATTGATAAAGCCCAGGCTACTAAGGCCGGAAATATTAAGAGTGTGCAGTTGGCTTCCACACCACTAGAAAATGGTTTTGTATTCTTTGCAGATGCTTTGGTTACAGGAACGCGTGAAGCATATCAGGTTGTACGTCCAGCCACGGCAGATTTGGCAACTCGCAATCTAGTTATTCATGCAAGTGTTCCCACTACATATCTCGCTGGTCAAACAGTTGTTGATTTTGTTCTGGAAGCTGGTAAAACAGGTCGCGCTTATGTTCCAGAAGTTGGAGACATCTTCACATTCACAGACAATATAATTGATGGAACTTCAGTTCTCAATCAATATCTAATTCCACAAGATGGTTCTTTTAAATTGGTGCCTAGTTCCACTATTGGTTCTACAAAGTTCTCTGCAAAAGTTATTGAGAAAACAACTTTGTACGGCCTTCCTGCCACTGCATTCGAAGTAGTTAAAAACTAAAAATAATCAATCTTAGGAGGATATGAGTTTATATGAAGACAAAAAATACCGTTGCACAACTTGCACTTGATCACTATCAGGGCAAAGTGACTCAATTTAGCAAGGACGAAGCAGAACATACTCTTCGTTGTGCATTTAATGAAATTCTGGATTTGGGAAGTCACAAAAACTTCCGCCGTGCGATGAAGCATAATGGTCGTGCAATGTTTGATGTTATGGAAGATGTATTGGACACACTGATTACAGAAGGTTTGGAAAATCAGTTTGATGGTTTCGTTGACTACAAGACAGTAGCGGTCGGTGACAAACCAGCATTTATGGTTGATGATTATCACCTGTTTAATGTTGCTACACTGGCTGCTGGTACTAACAATATTCGCCGTCAGAAACTAGATCGTTCTGCATTCTATGTTCCTACTGAATATAAGGGTGTAAAGATTTATGCTGAATTCGAAGAGTATCTTGCAGGTAAAGTAGACTTTGCCAAGATGATTGCTAAAGTTCAGCGCTCCATGAATGCTCAAATGGCGGCAGATGTTAATACTGCAATCACTGCCGGATACTCTGCTCTGTCTGCTCCTTATGCGTATAACGGAGTTTGGGATCTGACTCAATTCAACACTCTGATTCAGCATGTTGAAGCAGCCACTGGCGTAAAAGCAATGGTTATGGGTAGCCGTACTGCATTGCAGAAAGCAGCTCCATCTCTGGTAGCATACAACGGCTCAGTTATTGAAAGCCGCAATGATCTCGGATTCTATAAGGTTATTGACGGAACTACTATGTTTGAAATCAAACAATCTCATATTCCCGGAACAGATACTTTTGCTGTTGGAACAGATTACTTACTCGTTGTTCCTCAAGGCGAAGAAAAGATTGTTAAGGGTGTTCTTGAAGGTGATGCCATTATCGAAGAAACAACTAACGGTCTAAATGGTAATCAGGATCAGTCCATGGAATACCTGTTTGAGAAGAAATATGGCTTTGGTGTTGTTACATCGACCAAGTACGGTGTATATACATTCTCGTCTTAATTAATAAATATAATATTGGGGAAGATTTCTTTCTTCCCCTCCATCTTATTGGGGAGGCATGAAAATGGTTACATCAGCAAGAAAAAGAAAACTCACAGAAGATACCTATGTAACAATTATTAGTAACTGTAGAGGATCTTTGGTTTACAAGAATCGTATTGGAGAAGACTGGTTGTTTGGTCAACCAGGAGATGAACAACAGATTTCTATTAAAGAGCTACGTTCTATGAAATCTTCTCATATTAAATTCTTTTCTGAACAATGGATTATTTTTGCAGAAGAAGATGAAGACGTTATCCCTCATCTTAAACTTGAAAAGTATTATCAGAATCTAATTACTCCAGAATATATCATTGAAAAAATGGACGGTGAAGTTGGAGAATTTGAAAGATTCTTGAAATCATCAAACTCTAAAACGGCATCTATGATTTTGTCTCTGGCTAGATCCAGATATCAAACTGGAGAACTTAATAATGCACGAGTTATTAGAATCATCGAGGATATGCTTGACGCTGATATCGATGTAGATAACCCTCGTAGATAATGGGGTGAACTATGACCAACTACACTGAGGTGTATAGTGTTTTTCAGAGTCAAATCAATGACATGGAATTCAACAGTTTATCAGTTGTTGAAGAACTTGAAAAAGTTTATCTAATAAATTCAATCCCCAAATTTCGCAGATGCTTGCAGGATTTAGACGATAGAGACGATGAAAAACTAATTTTCAATATAGACCTCACTATAGATGAAATGCAAATATTGGGGAATTTGATGGTTGTTGAATATTTGAGTTCGCAAATTATAAGTATTAAGAATATCGAACAATCAATGAGCAATGGAGATTTTCGTCTTACTTCTCAAGCTGAACATCTTGGAAGGTTGCTTCAGCTTAGAAAAGATAGACAATCAGAACTATCTAAGACGATTGTTGACTACACTTATAGTTTTAGCGATCTTACAAAACTAAGATAACCACTTTGAGGTGGTGAATAATGTCTTATTTAGACATATTTAATGCAAGAAACACTGCTTATGGATCAACAATTAGAGACTCTAGAATTGCTGATACTAAGCGTAAAATTACTGGTGCATTTTTTGATCATCCATCCTACTATAACATCTCTGTCTACACTCCCTCTACTCCTCTATCCTCCACTCCTACTGATGTCTGGATTACAGACGACTCTGAATTAAAAAGTCAAAAAGTCATCACTGCTATTCCAGGTCAATCCGTAGATGTCGGATATCTCTACCTCTGGAATAATGAATACTGGCTAACAATCCAAAATGATTATCAGCTTGGTGGTATATATGATCGAGGTGTTATTTTACGCTGTTATTCGTCAATTAAATGGCTAGACGAAAATGGTGATATAAGATCATCTTGGTTCTGTATGCAATCAAATAGTACATCTAGTTTTGGCATTGAAGATGGTCGAGTATTAATCCTCCCCAATGAACGTAGAGAATTAACAATTCAAGATACTATTTACACCAGAAAGATCGAAAAGAATAAACGGTTTATTGTCGATGGTCGTGCTTGGCGCGTCATTGGAGTCAATAGATTAATTGATGGAATCATAACTCTAACTCTCGAAGAGAACCTGATCAATAAAGACTTGGATAATGTTGAACTTGGTATCGCTGATTATTATAACAATATCTCCGATTATAGTGTAACTATATTAAATGGCGAAAATGTGACAATCAGTACAGACCAGACTTTGCAACTTAATGTTCAAGCAAAAAACAATGATCGAATCATAGAGTCTCCTGTCTTAGTTTATTCAATTGATTTTGATGATGTATCTACAGTATCAACAACAGGTCTAGTTACCCCTCTGAGATCTGGAATTGTAATAATTGATGTAGTATTTAAAGGTCAAACAGCGTCTATACAGGTCAACATCACTGATGTCGTTACGCAAAATTATACTTGTGAAATTGTCGGTAAGGATGAGATTACTGTTGGTAAGAGTCAATCCTATGTCATTAATTTCTATGACAATGGAGTCGAATATACTGATGAAAGTGTAATTTCATTAAAATCTGATGATGGAGTTAGTGTGACAACTTTGGCTAGTATTAGTGCTCAAGATAGTGTTGCAAATACATTTACTGTATTGGCTGGAAGTAAAGTTGGATATGTACAATTGATTGCTGGAGATGTAGATGGTAAGAGTAGTGTTATGAAGAGAGTTAGGATTAAACCGTTGTATTAAGAGTCGGGAAGTGATATTACAATGTCTTTTTTCTTAGAAATTAGTGAATATAAAAATACGATAATCGGTAGAATTCTAGAGGATCAGGAATTATGTAAGGCATTGTTTTATCAATCTCCTGATTTTTTAGATAAGCCAGATATTGAAGATACAACCGAACTGATATATAAGTGTATATTCCCCCATCGCTTCATTCCAGATATAAACTTAAATACTGGAACATACATTGCGCTTGCATTAGGTGATTATCGATTGGTGAATAACAGTTTTAAGACTGGCATAGTTTCAGTTAATGTATTTACTCATAGAGATACATTCAAAACAGATTACCAATGTACAAGAGTTGACTTTATTGCCAATAAAATTGATGAAATGCTGAATTATAAAGATGGGATAGGCTTAGGAAAACTGGAATTCAAAGCATTGAATGAATATGTGGTCAATGAAAAATTCCAAGGATATGCAATCACTTATAAACCTGTGGATTTTAATAGATGAGTGACATCGATGAAAGTATTAGTCTTAAGCTCTTATTGGGTCAGCCAGTTAATGTTAAAGGTGTGAATATATATTCGCCAATATTAAATGAAATAGTGTCTGTTGGATATGATACATATAATTATGGACTTTCTTCTCTTCTATTCGATAAAAATTTATTTGAAGACTTAAAGGAAATTAAAGAGTCTAATTTTAATTTGATGGTTCATTTTTTTGTCAAAGACGAAAGTTTTAGAAATTCTGTTGAGATTGGATCAAGGTTAATCTTTAAGGAAGAAATAAAAGTCGAAATTATTGATAACCGACCATGTTTTGTTTTGGGTGATTACACTATCAATCAGAGTTCCCTTGATGATATCCAAAGATTAATAAAAATTGCAAATAGGGTCCCCGACAAAAAGCCAGAAGATGAATTCAATCCTGGCAACTCTAAAGCTAGAGAAATCATGGAAAAAATACTAAAAGATAGAGCTAAAAGACCACCAAAAAAACCGTTCACTAATCTACATAGTATTATATCTGGCCTCTCATGGAAGTCAAATTTAGACATTTTGAAGATTGGCAATTTAACAATCTATCAAGTATATGACGGTTTTTACAGGATGGAAAACATAGATCATTATAATGGCATCCTTACAGGTATTTACACTGGAAATATTGATTCCTCAAAAATCAAATTACAAGAAAGTGCCTGGACAAAAATTATAGATTAATAGGAGGAATTTATTAATGGCAACAACAAACCGTTGGGCTATTCGTGATGTCGCTACGGCATCATTTTTTGACCTTGTAACTGGAAAACTTAAGGTAAAGCTGGATAGTCTCAAAACAAGTGGCTTGGAGAACACTTCTGAGATTGTATACGTCCAGGGGGGTAGTGGGAATCCAAAACTTGTTGGATTTTCTGGGTCTCGTGCTGCAAGATTCACACTCCAGGACGCTCTTTTTTCTAATGACATGATCGCTATGATGCTTGGCACTGATGTTGTAACAGGTGCAGTTCCTGTGACTGTTAACGAAGCTCTAACTGTAACAAGCAATGCTGCAACATTGGAATATACACCAACTACTACTGGTGCGCTGAAAAGCGTCAACAAACTCCTGGCAGATGGAACTATCTCTGATCCATTGATTTATACTGCCTCCACTCCAACCACTGGACAATATAAGGTAACTGGAAAATCTATCTCTTTGTTCGCTGGAGATGTTGCTACTGGCGGAAAAATTCTGGCCTATTATGAAACAACTGCTGGAGCAGATACTAAACAACTCAAGGCACAAACTAATAAATTTGCCGGAAGTTACAAATTGATTCTAGATGTGCTAGTTAGAGACTTTTTCACTAAGCAGGATTTCTATGCTCAGATTGTGATTCCATCTGCAAAAATTGAAGACTCTTTTAACTTGACAATGGCTCCTGATGGAGATCCTTCTGTTCTGGATATTCCTATGGAAGCTTTGGCTGTGCCTGGAACAAAAGACCTTTATACCATGTATATCTTTGACGAAAGCGAACTGGCTTAATAAAAAGATAAATATATTAAGCCCATCCTCATTTTTATAGTGGATGGGCTTTTTTATATCTATTTTAAATAAATTAATATTGGGAGAATTTTATGAATAATCAACCAACAATCACCATAGCGGCAGCATGTCGCAACCGAGATTTTGTTATTTATAAATATCTTGATCATATTAATAACATCTCATATCCAAAGAATCTTATCTCACTCTATTTTCTTATTAATGACAGTACGGATAAAACAGAATCAATTTTACGTCAATTCAAACAATTGCATAATAATGAATACAACTCTATTACAATCGAAACAATGAATCGAAAAGTTCCCGAAGATATTCGTAGCACAAAAGTCAGAAATGAATATATATACAATCACTTGAGTATTTTGAAGAATCATATCATGTCTAAAGTCAATACAGATAAACTCCTGTTTATTGATTCTGATATTTTAGTTCCTGATGATATAATTAACAATTTGCTCAATGCAGATAAAAATATTATATCATCACTTATATATAATGGTTATTTGGTATCTCCTGAAGCACCGCATAAATATCCGAACATTATGAAGCTCGAAGAAAACGGACAATACAAGCATATCTCTAATTACTATGTTAAGAATGCCTCCACATTAACCGAACAGAAATTATATAAAGTTGACTTAACAGGTGCAGTTTTTCTATTAGATAAAAATGTTTATAAAAATGTGAAGTTTGGATACCATCCTCAAGGCGAAGACGCTTATTTCTGCAAGATGGCACAGGATCAAGGATTTGAGTTGTGGTGTGATGTTTCTACATTTTCAAGACATGTCATGAGCAAAGATATGTAATTTAAGAATATATAATAAAAATAAATCTATAAATTTTCAGGGAGATCGTTAACATGACTATGAATATTGCTATTATATATAGTCCCAATTGGGCTGAGTGGGCAGCGGTTGAAACATATTCTATATTTAAAACCAATGAAGGAAATATTAAAGTATATCTGATTTCTGATAAAGATGGAATTTTTGATGCCAGTTATATTACAGATTACTTTGGTGATAGATGCAAGATTGAGTTTATTAATGCAGAGGATAAATTTAAAGAGTTGATCCCTAGTACTGTTAATGTGAGTTCTAGATTTACAAGATACGCATTGTATCGATTAATGCTTCCAACTCTTGTTGATGATGATAAATTACTTCATATCGACGCAGACGCTCTGGTCATTGGCGATGTGACTGATTTGTACAATACGAATATTGATGATTATTATATTTCTGGAGCACTAGATATTCACGCTGATCATTATAATCTGAAGAAACCATTAGGATTAACTGATAAAGATGTATATGTAAACGCTGGAGTTCTGCTTATGAATCTGAAGAAGATTAGAGAAGATAAAATTTATGATAAATGGCTATACGACATCAATCATAAAGCATTTCAAACTCACGACCAGTGTGTTATCAATAAGAGCTGCCGAAAGAAGATTTTTCTTATGGATAATAAATATAATGTTTCAATTTCAACTGGATTGAATGTTGAGAGAGATAAAGTCAGAGTTATACACTACGCAGGAACGGAGAAACCCTGGAGTAGTAATAATGTTCCTCATCCCCACTTCTGGTTCAGAACAGTAAAAGATTATCGTAAGACTTTTGGAATTGGTAAATCAGAGGTGCAAAATGGCTAAAAAACTTATTAATAGACGAATTTTTTATTGCTGGTTCGGAGGAGCAGAGAAACCTCCAATGGTTCAAAAGTGTATTGCAAGTTGGAAAGAACATAATCCAACTTGGGAGATTGTTGAGATTAATGAATCAAACTTCCCTGTTGATGAATATCCATTTGTTCAAGAGGCGTTAAACCGTAAAAAGTATGCTTTTGCAACCGACATCGCAAGGCTTTATGTGCTTTATAATTATGGAGGATTATATTGTGACAGCGACTTTTTCTGTGTTAAACCTCTAGATCGTTTCCTTGAAACTCGTGCATTCACTGGGCATGAAACTAAGGATCTAATGGTTACGGCTATTATGGGTAGTGTTAAAGGTCATGAGTGGGTGAAAATGTTGCTCGATTATTATAATGATCGTCCATATAGTGAAAACACTAATACTAACATTATTACTCAATTAAGTAGACCATGGGTTATTCGTGAAAATGAATACGGCTATAGATGGCTTAAGGGTGATGTTACCATTTATCCGATTTCACATTTTTGTAGTTTTAATCATCAAAAACTTGAAGTAATTCCACACAAAGACGCTTACGGGTATCATTTATTCCTTGGTTCCTGGACTGGAAGACAGGTTAGAGATGTTGTGATTCCAAAGGTGTAGTAATTAAACAAATATATTAATGGGAGTGATTAAATAAATGTCAAAAAAACTTACTGCTGCTGAACTAAATAAACTTAGTTCCAAATTTAACGAACTAAAAAAAGTACATATTCTTGATGGTCAATATGAAGTATCTATTCATACCAGTTTCCGCGAGTCACTGATTGAAAATGTAGTTATGACATACATTGGATTACTTGAAGACTTGAAGAAAAGCGAAAATGTAACCAATGAGACAATTAAGAATACAGTTGTACTCCTTGACACATTGATTCTTAGAGAGTTTACTGATCTTCCTATCCCAAAGAAAAATGATATTCCTAACTTGATTAAATTTACACACAACTTGCTAGACAATGGTATTTTAGTTGAAGTATATAATCATATTCCAAAGGATCAAATCGAGAAAGTAAAAACTAAACTTGAACAAGTATCAAAAGGCATTGGTGAAGCAACAGCAGAGCTTGCAATTCAAGCAGCATTACAAGAAGAAAAAACAGAAGTTGATTCTGATGAACTTTAAGAATGTCAATGATTTAGCCAAATACATAAATCAGCAAGTATTGTCCAAAACACTCAAAGAAGACGTTGGTGAAAAACTGGTCAGACCAAAGTTAAAAGAGAATATCCAATCTGAGGTCTATGATGTTTATGAAGAACCTGTTGTATATGAACGTTTAAAAGAACATGGCGGTTTACTTGACGATGCTAATATCCACGTAGATATGGTTAACTCGAACACTGTATCCATTGAGAGCAAACGTATGGATGATGGTAGAGATGTATCTGTCATTGTTGAAACTGGTGTTGGGTACAACGAGGAATGGTCTTTCCCTTATACACATAAGGGGAGGCCCTTTACTGAGGTTACGAGAGATGAATTGTTGAATGATGGTGGCGTTGAACATGCTATTTATAATGGGTTGAAGCGACAGGGATTGAATGTAAAGAAGTAGTGCGTAAGTTTTGATAAAATGGTTATTTAATAAACATTTTGGAGGGCGATTTAATGAATCTGACTTCTCCTATTCCCTATTATACTTTAGAAGGACTTACTGTTTTAGCAAGTCAAGAAGAGATTTTGTCTTATGAAATGCAAAAGAAAATTGGGGATAAATTGCTTAATGAAACTAAGTTAAAAATTATAGAAGATAAAATCGTTAATTTTTCTATATACCATAAAAACACATAAGGATTTGATGCAATGAGCAAGAAAGTAAATAAGCAGAATACGTTGCGAGAACCCGCTAAGAAATTAGAGGAAGTAACTGAAGAAATGTGGCTCAAGGTGAATGATGACTATCGCAACCTTGCAGAAGAATTCGTCTCGGTCCAGGACTTGAGTATTCAATCGAAATCACAGTACAAAAGTGTATTGAGACAATTCGGATGGTACATGTTCAACTCAATGAACAACAAGAAGTTTTATGAAATTACAAAGCGTGACTTTATTAGGTATCTTAGTTATATCCGTGATAACAGAAAGATGTCTTCTTCTGCCATCGGCGTTCGAAAGTCTGTAGTGTCAAGTTTGTGCAACTATATTGAGAATGTTGTAGCAGAAGATGATTCTAACTATAAAATGTTCAGAAACTTTACTCGTGGCCTCCCTTCTATCCCCCGTAATCGTGTTTATGAAAAGGTTAAAGTCACCAAAGAAGAATACGACATGATGATGAGTGTACTAGAAGGTGATAAGAACTGGTTGGGTATGGCATGGCTTGCTACGGCCTTCCTGGTTGGTGCTAGACGAGCAGAGATTATTCAGTTTAAAACTGAAATACTCGAATATTCAGTTGTTGAAGGACAGAACTATGTAATGTCTCATGTTGTTAGGGGAAAAGGAGCTTCGACTGACGGCAAAAAACTAGAATATATGATCAAATTAGAAGTTCTGAAACATTGGAAAAAGTGGATTGATGAAAGAGGATACGAAAGCGAATATGTATTTACTACAAAATATGATCATGAACCCAAAGCAATGTCTTCTGCATGGGCAAATGATTTTTGTATGAACACCCTTTCCGATATTCTTGAACGCCGAATCAATGTACATATTTTTAAGAATTCTTGTATTACATATCTGCTTGAATCTGGAGTTCCTATGCATCTTGTTTCTAAATATGTAGCTCATCATAATGATATCTCTACAACTCAGATCTATGATTTGCGTGACTTTGAAGAAGAAAAGAATAAGATATTTGATGTTAATGCAACATTTGATAAAGATGAGTCGGAACAATCAGAAGGAAGTTCGTCTGGATCGTTCGGTAAAAAGAAAAGATAGGAGATAAGTAATGAAAGCAACAGTTAGAGGAATTGAAGTTGAAGGAACAGTTGAGGAAATAGCTCAACTAATTTTTGAGATTGATAAGAATAAGAAGTTGCCACCTGCCACAACTTTTCCTGTCCATCCTATTTATGAGTATCATCCCCCAGTTTATGTCACTCCTCTTCCCTCCGTACTTAATCCTGACCCAATAGTTAGACCTCAAGTATGGTGCGGTGGATATACGAGTGGTGATAGCACTATGTGTAAACAAGATCCGAATATTCAAATGTATAATTAGGTAACTTGATAAATCTATCATTTTACGAGGAATTCACACTTAAAAAGTCCAATGTTTATGCGGGTTTTTCGATCATTGAAAATTGAATAATTCTCGAAATAGTCAGCATCTATTCGTAGGTGTTGGCAGTTTTGCAAATTATTTAAAATATTACCCAATGTGAAACTTTCGGGTACTCAAGCAAGGAAATTTATGGTATACTTGATACGAAGTAACCCTACTCTCAATTAAGTCATTGACCAATATAAGACTATGAATAATCTCTTCTTCTTAATCATAAACTAACCTATCAAAATTGATAGGAGCTGTGAAAAGAATGAAGAAGAAAAAAGGAGGAAAAAGAATGAGTACATTGGCGAAAGTTATTAATATTAATGATGGTCGTCAAAGCAAAAAGAATATCGCAAAGTATCAACAAGTTAAACCCATCAAAAAACTTTCCGATCGAGATATGAAAGCTTCGCAAGAATTTATAAGAAGAAGTTGGGAGCGAGATTGATGTCTACTTTTAAAGGAAAAGACTTGAAGTTTATTGCTCAAGATAGTTGGGATAAAATTCAGCGTGGATGGATTTATGAATGTGCCGTTCCTTATATAAGCGAACGACCGCTTTCCTTCTTTCAACGGGAAAAAGATGATAGAAACAAGGGTTCTGTGGCTAAAAATAACGGAGATTTTAAGCCCATGACAACTTATGAGATAGTGCTTCCTCTCAAACAAAGGAAAGTGGTCGTTTTATCTAATGACGATATCTGTGGTAATAAACACAAATATAATGTTGTTATTGCTCCTGTAATAAGTATATTACCAAATGAAGTTAAAGAGCCTTGGTATGATCAGGCTGTAGAAGGAACGCATCCATTTTTTGTTTACCTCCCCAAAGAGATTACAGGAAGAGAATGTTTTGTGAATACATCGGACATTATGTCGGTACATAAGAATATGCTCCTGAACGATAAAAAAGACATATCTGGATTTATGCCTCTGGTTGAATCTAAATTAGAATATTGCTTGCAACTTGGTATCTATAGCAAAAACATTGAAAATGAATATGAGGGCAATGCATAAGTTGTATTGTAGATCAAGTCACTCTGATGAGTGGCTTTTTTAATATGTGTCTCTGCCCTCCCCTACTTAAGATAATTGTAGTATAACTTAAATAATTAATTAATAAATATATGTTTACAAATTGAAAATTTAGGTTATAATATAATTAAGTTCAAATAAAATACAATTGAATAATATCCTATATGATTTATGATTGAAAATTATGGCATCTCCGATACATATCCCTTATACTTTAAGTATGAGTGGATAAATTTGGGGGTGTTTTTGTATGTTAGGAATGAGAAAGATAGCTATGCTTTGTATTTGTGGGAGTTTGGTTATGGGGATTTTGAGTGGTTGTAGTTCAAATAATGTTGCTGGTTCTGTCAACACGAATAATCAAAACAGTATCGAAATTAGCAGTGAAATGAGAACAGAATTAGACTCATTAATTAAAGATAAAGACTACGATTCGCTAATTATGAAAACGGAAGAATATAAGGATTCTAATGATGAACTGAATGCAATTTATCACTATGCATCTGCATTAAAATCGATTCATGACGAAGATGACTACATGGTTTATTCAAATACACACGATATCCCATCTCAATACAAAGAGCGTTTCACTGAATCAATTAATGAAGAAAAAGAATCTTATAAAGCTCAAAAAGAAAAATTAGATATCGAAAAATATAAAGATAAGCCACCTGTTATTGGTGAAACCAAGGAGCAACTCAAAACTTCAAGTTGGGGATTGCCTAATGACATCAATAAAACCACTACCGGAGATAACGTCTCAGAACAATGGGTTTACAATGACGGAAAGTATGTATATCTTAATAATGGAATTGTAACTGCAATTCAAGAATAATAACTAGGGGCTAAAAGGCATCTTCTTAAATGAGGATGTCTTTTTAGTGAATAAATTAATCTGGAACATATTCGATAAGATCAGAAACAGAACAGTTGAAGGCTTTGCACAACTGATCTATCCACTCCACTTCTATTCTTTTGATTTTTTCACTATAAAGCAACCCAACCGTGGCTTCTCTGATTCCTGTAATTTCGGACAGATGCTTCCTCGTCATCTTATGTTTTCCAAGCATTTCAGCTACTTTTATTTTAACCATCTGTCTGCCTCCATTAATTAATAAATATATGTAAATACATTATATACACAAAACTGATTTATTGCAAACAAAATTTCTAATAAACACTTTACAGATTACTCCTAGCGTAATATAATTACCTTAGATGAAATTATATTATAGGAGATGATTAAATGAATACAAAAGTTCAACTAGTAACCCCACTGTTCGAACAAGGCAGTGTTTATTATGTTAGGGACGGTTTCGGACGCACCTGGCACACTGTTGCAAGCAGCCATCAAGTCGCAAAATCAAATATTAAGCGCGGAGAAGATACCTTGACATTCAAATTATACACCACATCTAAAATGTGTGAAAGTCTCCCCGAGTATGACTTCAAAGACATGATCCTAGATATGTTAGAAAAGATGGGACTACAGGATACATATGAATATGAAACGGTTATTGGATGGGATGACTATGCGGTGTTTTCGTTCATGAAAAGGTCTTCCATGCACCCGTGTGATCTGTTGATTGAGATAAATAAGTTTTGTGAGGTGAAAGAAAGTCATGTCGTTAGTTACAAATGAATTCTTACTTTCTGAATTACGGAGATATTATGAGATATATAATAAAATACCAGCAGGAAAAGAATTATCCACCAATGAAAATTTCCCATCGCCAGGCATATATCGTTATAGATTTGGTAAATTATCAAATGCCATTGACTTAGCTGGCTTGAAAAGTGATAAAAAGATACAAGTAGATCGAAACTCAAAAGAAGAAATATATAAGATGATAATCGATGATTATAATTCCGGAATCCCTACAAATGAAATAGCAAAGAGGTTTGGATATTCTAGTAATTGTTCTATCTCAAACATCATTAAAAAATTCAATGTAGAAAAAAGGTTGAACAGATGGTCAGATGAAGAAATAAAGTTTTTAACTGACTATTATCCACTAACATCTTCTACGGAAATTGCGGAAAGACTGAACAGAAAAAAAGATGATGTTTTACAAAAAGCTCATAACTTAGGTCTTAAGCGGAATAATTACTATTGGACAGAGCACGAAATAACTGTTCTAAGAAATAATTATAATTTATTAAAACCAAAAGAACTTGCAAAATTGCTGAATAGAACACCAAGGACTATAACGACTAAAGCCATAAAATTAGGACTTACAGAGAATAAAAATTGGACTGTAGAAGAAGACGAACAACTCAAATCTTTACATTCTTCATTGCCAAATGAAGAAATAGCAGAGATTATTGGAAGATCTAGAAATTCCGTAGTTTGTAGATCGAGCATATTAAACCTAAAAAAATCTAAAGAGTATTGGGATTCGTTAAAATGTTTTAGCGAAGATGATTTATTATTAAAACTTATTGAGCTTTACAATATTCTTCAAAGAACACCAACACAATTAGACTTGAAAAATCATAAAGATTATCCTTCATCTGCTACGTATAGACGTTATTTTGGATCATATGCAAAAGCTTGTATAAAAGCCGGATTAGAAGTTAATAATCAATTATTCGGACACTCTCATACATGTCTTTCAAAAAATAACGACCTTTGTTTATCAAAATCAGAAAAAATAATAACGGACATTTTTATTGATAATAATACTAAATACGAAAAAGAAACATTGTATTCAAACGTTATAAGCGATGATAAATGTGGTCTAAGACGAATGGATTGGTTAATAAATAATAATATAATTGTCGAATATTTCGGTATGCCAGACAAAGACCATTATTTGCTTAGAATGAATAATAAAATAGAATTATGCCAAACTCATAATATTACGCTTGTTCAGTTGTATAAGGAAGACATAGTTTCTAAAAATAAAACTGGATTAGTAAATAAATTTAAAGCTGTGGGAATCAAATTGTCCGTATAGCATCATACTTCCCTCTTATCTCTAGAGCCATTCCCTCCACTCTCTGAATGGCTCTTTTTTTGAGTTGTATTCTCATATCAAAAATCTACTAATAATTACAGCACTATTTAATAGTCAAATAATCTCAGTCAAATAGTCAAATATTTTCTATCTCAAATAGTACACAAAAAAGTCGTGGTTTTTCATCCAAATTATTTGGTTAAATATTACTACGTAATATAATCCTATGCTATAATTAAATCACACCAGAACCCCCCACTGCGGTGTTTACGGAACTTAATTGATACTGTGGGTCTAAACCATCGCGCTGAGGGATATCCTTAAACCAAGAGGTATAATACTTGGGAGGTGTGTAACCAATGTGCAATGAGGACAAGGAGGAAAAAACAATGCCAGTAACCGAAATTAAGCCCATTCGTCCAACTACCGCTAACTACAGTAAAGAAGACGTTCAAAAATTCGATAACTATGCTACAGAAAATAAAAAGACTCAAAGTGTGGGGATGAATAAGATGCGTGAAATGATGCGTGAATTTAGGGAGAAGAGAAAGTAGGTTTGCTAGATGCTTTCTCATAGGTATATCTCCGAAGACGACAAGGAAGCGATTGAAAATTTTCAATGTGACAGTGAGCCAACCGTCAAAGAATTCTTGGTTGAACAGGCATACAAAATGCAGCAATTAAAAATGACGAGCACCAAGTTGTTCTTTGACGGTGATAATAAATTAATTGGATATTTTACTTTGTATAACGATATGATGAAAATAGGAAAAGAAAAGAGAGTAAAGCATGGTTTGAGTGATTTACCGTCTGTTAAATATTATCCAGCAGTTAAATTACACTATTTAGGTGTTGACTCCAGATATCAAAAGATAGGATATGGAAAAGAGTTACTTTTCTCGGCGCTCGATACTGTCTCTCGAATTTCCGAAGAATCTGGATGTATTTTTATGAGCGTAGAGTCTTTAAAAAGCTCTGTTGATTTTTATTATAAGTATGAGTTTCAACATCTGAGCGACAATAAGCCCTTTACTAATATGTTCTTTAAAATAGGCGAATTTTAATTACATAATTTTTAAAAATAATTCTAAGTCACTCCCCCTCTCAGAGTGGCTTTTTTGTATGGTTTTTAATAA